ATTTGTGAATGATATCGCCCTTGAACTTTAAACCAATTTTTAATAGCGTCTTTTAACTGACGATTCTCTTTCTCAAGTTTTGCAATTTTATCTGTAAGTTCTTGATTCATTAAAAAGGAAAATATAGGATATATTAATTTAATTTTTTTGTCAAGGGAAAAAGCGTATTCCATGTGTAAGTATATGTAGGAAATAAGAACTATGTACAAATATTATACTAAAGACGAAATAGAATTTATCAAAAATAATTATCCCAGTAAAGGTTCTGATTATTGCGCTTCAAAATTAAATAGAACACCTAATGCAATCATAAAATGGTGCGTAAAAAATAATATTCGAGTTTCTGAAAAAAGATCCCGCGAAAGAATATTACAAAATATAAAAAAGGCACATGAAAAGTCAAGAAATAAATCATATGATAAATTTAATATTAATCCTGAGTATTTTTTAAATCCTAAAACTAAAGAAGCTGCTTATATATTAGGGTTAATATGGGCTGATGGATGGATAAGAAATGAAGGTGTTGGATTAAGTAATTCAATTAATATATCCATGTGTAGTGAAGATTTAGATAATTTATTACCTATTTTTGATAAATCTGGAAAATGGAATAAATATAAAATATCACAACCAAATCGGAAAATTCAAACCAAATTAGAAACGCAAAACCGAGTAATAGTAGAATTTTTAATAAAACATAATTATAATAATAAAAGTGGTGGTTCTCCAAATTCTATAATTAATTGTATTCCCAAAGATTTAATTCATTACTGGTTTCTTGGTTTGGTAGATGGGGACGGATGTTTTTATTATAATCGTGAATGTAACCAATTTTCAATTGTTTCAACTTATGATCAAGATTGGCAATTTATGATAGATTTGTTAGAGAAGCTGGGCGTTAAAAAATATACAATTAAAAGACGCGAACAACTTAAACCAAACGGAGACATTCATCGTTCATCAATTATTCGAATTACTAATATCAATGATATTGTTACTTTTGGAAACTTTATATATCAAAATTATGAATTCGATAACATTGGATTATTAAGAAAATTTAATAAATTCAAATTAATACAATCAAAACGGATTGTTAGTATTTGAAGTATGATGGTCGGTTTTAAATTCACTTTTATTTTTAACCAGATTTATTACTTCACCATAGGTAAGTGGATAAGGAGCCGCTTCTACGGAAACTTCAAGTACGCGACCGCCTTTTTCAAGATACATACGACCAAGTTCACTATTTGAAAGTGAACCATGCACATGTGAAAATAGCATAATTGAATTTTTGCTGGCACCGTTCCACGAAAGTAGCGGGTAATGACTGGCCACGATAGCTTGTCCATTAACATAAGCCTCTAGATAATTTGGTACAAAAATAACTTCTTTTTTATAGCCATTTAGATAAAGAGTATTATCTTTAGAGCTTTCAAATGCCTGTTTCCACCCCGCCTGATGGTTCCCGCTCATAACAAACACGCGAGAAAAATTAAGACGATTCATTAGCTTAACAAATTCTTCTTCGCCACCATATCCGAACATAATATCACCAAGAAGAAAGCCGACAGTTTTTTCTGTTGCTTTGCTGTTCCAATTACGAATAATGCCTTCATCGTGCTCAGTAGAAGATTCATAGCCGCGCCGCTTCCAGATGGGAACTTCCCACTTGGGATTGTGCCGATAGTGCAGACACCCCCAAAAAAGAACCTCATGGTTTTTGGCTTCAACACGAACTGGCTGATAGAATAGACCTTTCATCCCATCATATTAAATGATTTTTATAAGTAAGTCAATAAAGATTGTGTTCTTGAGCTATCTTTGTAAGCTCATCCAAGGCACTTTTCTGTTTAAAAATATTACCAACGACTTCAACAGATTCCCAATAATCAAGAAGTTCTTCCATTATTACGAAAGCGTTATCAACTGTAACACCAAACGATGCTCTATCGTTAAACCACCTTACATGACCAGTAAAAGTTGTTTTGGGAGTATAGGCAAAATTGATGAAGTCACCTTCATAAATCTCTTTCCCATCTTTGTCTTTAAGCCCTGTGTATTGTTGCGGGTGAGAAACTCCACCATAAATACCAGAAGGATAATTATAAATATCAAAATGTATAAAACTTTTATTAAGATTATCCCAAACTCTAAATTTTAATTCACGACTCATTTTTAGGTAAAACTTCCACTTTGACAGGAACAACTCCAGCTTTGGTCATTTCTATTTTCCGCGCTGCCGCAATGCTCAAATCAATAATTCGTCCTTTAATGTATGGGCCACGATTATTAATGCGAACTACAACTGATTTATTATTACGCAAATTGGTAACACGTACTCTTGTATTAAATGGCAATGTTTTATGTGCGGCTGTAACATCATTGGCGCGATAGATTTCTCCATTAGCCGTCTTACGGCCAATCCATTTGCCATAATAATAGGATGCTTTGCCATGCAAAACTTTTGTAGGCTTTTCTACCGGAAGAATTTCTGGTTTTGACTCTTTAGTTTCTGGAAAAAATGGCATTGCCATCGCCATGAATATTGATAGTATTTTCATATTAATTAAATCGTTTTGCAGCGTATTTATAAATTTGACTGTATTCTTTTAATTGTTTAAAATTAATACCCCTGTTGAATCTAGATTCTTCATATCCATATTGAAGATAGGCTTGGATCTCATCGTTTACAACTTTTGTAGCATACCCCATTGCAAGAATATTCTTTTTAAAAGCATCATAATATTTTTTGGGTAACCCTTTTGTAAGATCATCCATTTGTTTTTTATAATTTTTATTAGTATGATAAAGAGCGTGACAAATTTCGTGTTTAAAAGTGGTTCCTGTTGTATTTCCACATCCAATAACATATCCATTATTTGGCAAAATCTTGTTCAAAATTTGGTCCATTACTTTATCGTATGGGGTTTCTATTTTGTTTAATTTTGTATAACATTCTTTTAAAACTGGAATGGGAATATTAAATCCCGACCAGTCGCCACCATAACTAAAACCATGGCCATTTTGTTCGTGATACCACTTCATGTAATCCCAAATAGAAAATTCTTTACCACGAAATTTTCTACTTGGACTCTCATAATATTCTTGTGCGCGACAAAAAAGCATGGCACGATCATACCTATCTTTGACAATGACCGCAAAGATATTTGGAATTACTTCTTTAAGCTGATACTTTATCATATTTTTCTAGATTGTTATGCCCAACGACCTCTAATGATTCTACATCTATTTTATCAAGAATTTGATGACCATCCTTGCCAAAGAAAAATCCGGCATATTCTTCATCATAATAAACTTCACAATTTTTATATTCGATTATGTCTGGATCACCAAGCTCAACAGTATAATTGCAAGAAAAATTAATCAAATCGCCTTCGTAGATTTCTTTACCATTCTTGTCGATCAATCCGGTAAATTGCTGTGGAACGAGAGTATCGAAATCTTTCTCGTCAAAAAGCTCGTCCACATAACCATTGTATTTATAGTCATGCACGAATGCTTTCCCAGCGGGGCACCAAAAGCGAAATTTAATTGTTCTATTTTTCATTCTCTAAATATCCTGGGCCACACAATTCCCCATTAGAAATTTTGCCGCCATATCTTTTAATAACGGCTTCGATTTCTTTTTGAATATCAAGCATACACCAGTTTTCAGTAAGATCTAGATCATACTGATACTTGGCCCATCCATCATCAAGAGTCATCACAAACTTGTGAGGTTCGCCAGATTTCAAATGCTTTTCTCTTTCAAATTGTTTCATGACGTAATCAGCAATTTTTTGCTTTTGCTGTCTTAAATCTTTTATTTCTTCTTCTGTTAAATCATATGGTAATTTTCTCATTTAACAAAATCAGCATAATCAAGACCAGCTTCATTCAAAAATTCATCAAATGAAATAGTATTGTCGTCGCAATTATAGATATAGTCAAACAACCAGTTAGTGCCAGCTTCATCGAGCCGAAGGTCTTTTACCAGCTTTTCAAATTTGTTATTAACAATCTCGTTGATTTCACGGATAAACTCGCGCTCTTTATAGATAACGTCTTCGGGATGGCGGCCATCTTGGGTATAATAGCTTTTGTTCATGATTGAATATTAATGGATTTTAATAGATTTGTCAACAACTTTTATATTTTTCTCAAAAAAATAAGTGTAATAATACTGGAAATGATTTTTAAAGGCGATAGTAGTGTAAATAATAAAATTAGTTTTAAAACTGGTACTGGGGCAAAAATTATCTTTACCAGTTCTGGGCCAATCGTTCCCGCTGTCGATCCATATCTTTCTGTCTTTAATGATGATGGAAGCCTTTTTAATTTTTATGATGGAGAAACAGAAGTAATTGTTTCTTCAATGGCAGAATATAACTGCGATCCAGTTGGATTATCTGGAGGTTCTTCTGTAACAAATCTTTTGTTTTATAGTTGTGCGCCTAACACTCCATTTTCAATACTAGATACTTCTGACCTTACGGCTTTAACAAGTCTTGAATTTACGACTTGTGGGTTTCTTAGTAATTTTTCATTATTAGATACTTCAGGTCTTACATCTTTACAAAATCTTTTGTTTAGCAATTGTGGCTATGGTGGGTTTGTGTCTACTGGTGTATTCTCCCTACCAGATACTTCTGGTCTTACTGCTCTCACGAATCTTTCGTTTACGGCTTGCGGATTTAGTGATTTTTCACTACCAGATACTTCTGGTCTTACGGCTCTAACAAACCTTTCATTTAATTCTTGTGGATATAGTATTTTTTCCTTGCCAGATACTTCAGGTCTTACGAGTCTTATAAATCTTTCGATTAATAATTGTGGGTATTATGGTAATTTTTCACTAGACACTTCTGGCCTTACAGCTTTAACAAGTCTTTATTTTGAAAACTGCGGGCTCAGTAATCTTAGCATATTCTCCCCGTTACCAGATACTTCTAGTCTTACTTCTCTTACAAATCTTTCGTTTATTAATTGTGGAAGTAACAGCTTTGAGTTTTCTGACACTTCTGGTCTTATAGCTTTAACAAGTCTTTCGTTTAATCAATGTAGTCTTAATGGTAGTTTTTCTATATCAGATACATCTGGTCTTACTTCTCTTACAAGTCTTTCGTTTAGTTACTGTGGATATTTTGGTACCTTTTCATTACCAAATACTGCCATAAAAGTAGGCACTCTAAGTTCTTTAACTTCTTTATTAATTCAAAATTGCGGAGCAACCATTCAAGAAGCTGAAATTCTTTTAATACTTGAAGCTCTGGACACAGCAGGGAATTCAAACGGAACTGTTACTATTAACAGGATATCTGGTACAGACACTCTCGCTACAGTAATAGCAAGTCTAGAGGGCAAAGGTTGGACTATATCCATAACTTAAATTTGATTTATTATAAATTTTAAGTAAAATATATAGATGAAAAAAGTACATTTTGTGTCCGGTTTACCCCGTTCTTGTTCTACGTTGCTTTGTAATCTTTTAGCTCAAAATCCCAGAGTTCATAGTACTGGTTCTTCCCCTTTACATGAAATTGGTTATGTAGCAAGGAATGTCTTTAAAACTGATGAAGTTAAAGGTATGCAGCCCCTTGATGCTGAAAAAATGTATTTAGATTACGTTAGGGGTGGTATTCAAAGTGCTTTTGATTCTTTAACTGACAGGCCCGTAGTAGTTGATAAGAATCGCTCATGGGTTGGGCATTTAGATCAGTTATTTAAAATATTTCCAGATGCGAAAGTTCTTGTTCCTGTAAGAGATGTTAGGGGCATTATCTCGTCAATGGAGAAAAAGTTCAGACAGCACCCATCCCCTATCAATGGTCCCGAAGGACAAAACCCTCAAACATGGACTACAGTAGAAAAAAGAGCACAGGCATGGCTTTCAAGTCCACCCGTCGGTATTGCTATTGAAAGACTGCATGAAGCTGTTTCAAGATTTAAAGATAAATTATTATTCGTTCATGCTGAAGATTTGACCTCAGAACCAAAAGAAACTATGGAAAGAGTTTGGGAATATCTTGAAGAAAAACCTTTCAAACATGACTTCAACAATGTCGAACAATATACCATAGAACACGAAGTTGGTTGGCCTTATGGTGATCATAGAATTAGAAAAGAAGTAAAATCTTTAGAGAAAGATTGGCATGATATTTTGGGCAAACAATTTTCTGATGCTATTGGGCAAAAATTTGAGTGGATTCGTAACTTATAAGTGTAATATATAAAATATGGCAAATCCTATACAATTAGAAATTATTGAGCCACAACCAATTCCTGCGCCGCCAACACCGCCTGTAATGGCACGTTCTCAAATTAGTGCTGAACAATTAGGGGCATTAATTAATCTAATTGCCGCTGCTGATCCTGCTATTATTGTTTTGCCTTCTGGCAAACAATTTTCAGACGTTAAAGGTTTTAATGTCGCAGTATTACCTAATGGTAATGGAATGGTTAATGTAAGATTTTAATTTATATTAATTTCAAATTCATTCTGCCTGTTAAGGCAAGCTACTAGATATTCTGCGTTCTCAAAAGAATTGCCAACAACTTCCACGTCACCGAATTTGTAAAAAACGTCATGGAACCACCAAAATTTTAGCGTTGAAACATTTTCAAGTTTCCACAGCATATAAGATCCATAACGAAAACGAACAAGATAATTTTGGCCTTCATAATTGACAATATCACCAACAAAAATATCCTGTAAATTCTTATCGCAAACTCCAGTGTATTCTTGTGGGGCGGTTGCATTAATTCCTTTAAGCGGATATCCTTCAAACATATCCCATTTGTAAAGTGTTTTGTCGTCGCGGTTAAATGCGCGAAAACGAACTAAATATCTTGTTTTATTCTGTTCCATTATTTTCCTGATTTAACATTAGCAAATAGCAAATTGCACAAAATATACAATACTGCTCCATCTACCCAGTCAATCCTTGTTAATCCAAACACTTTGGGACAAAACAAGTTCCAAAGCAATGAAACTGGAATTCCCATGATAAAAGAGGTTATAATGACAACCGCGACTCCAACTAAAAACGTCATACTTAATTCTACAAATGTTTTCATATTATTAAATCCACTTGTTTAAATTAATGATTGTATCGTGCAACCATTTATTGCAGAAATCTTGAGCTTCTTTCAAATCATAAAAAACGATTGGAGCAATTGGGTAGTCTTCTCCATGTCCATAATAAACATATGCTTGGTACTCACTTTTTGCAAGTTGCTCGATAGAAAATTGCCATCCTGTAGACTTAATTTCAGCCATCCAGAAGGTCAAATCATCATATTTTTTCTTTTTCCAAGTTAGTTTTTTCATTATGATTCGAATGTGCTAATTTTAACTTTAAAACCACCAGCTTTACGATACTCTTCATTCGCCTCACCAAGTTCAAACCAAGAGTCTTCAAATTTTTGAGCAGAATTACTAAATTCTTGCATGTTAAGATCGTCTCCTTTAATTTTACTGAGTTGATCTGCTTGTTCAAAATCTAAATCAATGGGCATGCCATCCCAAGTATCAAATCCTGCAATATAGTTAAGAAATTCTTCTTCACTATTTCCAGTATAAGGATTTTCTTCTAGATTACGAAAAGCTTCATCATCAAGTTCTACAATATCACTTGATAGATAAAGAGTTACATTTTCACGTTTACGGATTTGGTATTTCATAAATTATATTTATTTTTTAAAATCTTTCATATCAAGAAGTGCATTTTGTGGAACAAACCACGCTGGACGGACGACTCTTGGATTTTTATACATAGATTTAATTTTTTGTTCTGATCTAAAATATTCTTCTTTCATAACATCTTTTCCTTTTGACCAGCCAATTAACTTAACAGCTTTATAATCGACAGTACAAAAAATATATCTTCTTTCCGGATCATCATTATCTCTTAAAATTAAATGCCCATCAAGTTTATTCGTTGCTCTTGATTCAACATCTTTTCCGGCATCTGCTACATTATGATAAGTATTAACCAATGGATCGGAATTAATATTCAAAAAATCTAAAACGGCCAACTCTCCAAGAACTCCAACTACTTCTTGCGTCATTCGTTCATTGAAATTTCTTTTATATGTCGTTGCATGATTTAAATTTTTCTTTTCGCTTTCGAACATTCGAATATAAGAATGTTCTACTGCTTTCATCATACGTTCAAAATTTAACTGCCATGAATAAGTTGTTTTCATTACCCAATTGTACAAGTATCAAAATCAATTAATACTGGCTTTCCGTTTACTTTTCCCACATTGTCTCCAAAGAGATCATAAGTAGACCAACCCATTTTGGCAACATTATGCCTAATTTCTGCAAGCTCTTCTCGATTTACAACATTTTTACCTTGCACCGCGTGTTCAGTCACATAATAAAAATAATCTTTTTTCTTTCCTTTAAAAAGTGCTTTTGGGCCAAATCCTGCAAAATGTGCCGCACTTTGACGAAAGAAACATTCTTCCATAGCGCGCCGTTTTTTGTAAAATTTAACTCCATATTTGCCAGTAATTTGAACATAATAATGCACTGTTGCACTATAAGTTCTTTTATGCTTTCTAAAATTAATTTTAGAAATTAAATTAAGGAGTTTTTTGTGTGTTTTTTTCATTCTGTAATAAAAATAACTTTGTTTTTACCACTAAAATATTCTTCCACAGAAATGGGGGCATCTTTTAAATCATATTTTTTACCTGTCCATTTACAATCTCGATCATAGGCAGTAGCTTCTTCAAGAGAAGAATATTCTTCATAAATAAAATCTTCTCCGCAGCATTTACAGGTAACATTGTCAGGATCATGTTTAAACAATTCTTTAAAAGTACGAATCGCTTCTCCAATTGGCTCGTCGATATAGATATGAGTATATGGTGTTTTTAAATGTCCACCACTATGCATATCCATAAAACGTGTTACTGGTTTATTTTTTATCTTCATATAGTATTTCTGTCTTTACAATTCTAAATTTTACTCCTAATTTGTGTTCTTTATAGGAGTTTATTTCTTTTTGTGCCGATTGTAAAGAAGAATATTTATCAAAATTATGTGGAGACCATACTTTAAATAATTTATTTCGATAAAAAATTTGATAATAAAGCTTCATAAGGTTCCTATCATAGTATTTTTTTAAAAAAAAGCCAATTTATTAATTAAATATGTGTAATTTATAGTATGTTAACGCGCAACGACTATCAAAAATTAGGACTTTCTTATGTAGATCAGTCTCAAGAAGTAGGCAGAATTAACCAATACGCAAATTCTTTATTTTCTAGAATAGAATCTTTACAATCTATTGTTCCATTTATAACTTCTGTTCCACAAGATTCTCAATCACCTGGCCAAGTTGGAAATATTGCTATAGACAGTGAATATTTTTATATTTGTACGGAGATAAATAGTTGGAAAAGAATTCCATTAAACGAAATTTAAATTATGTTGTATAGTGGTAACAGAAGATTAGGAATTGTTGCTGTCGGTACGCCCGATATGAATCCTATATATTCTGGAGTTGCCGCGATTGATTCTGGGTTTAATACTTTTACTTCAACATCATTAACTTCAAATTCTTTAATATCTATTGCAACTGGTATTCCACGGGCCGAATCTGATTGGCCAAAACCTTGTGAATATTTTAATAGCGAAATTTTAGCTTCTGATTTTCCAGTAAATTTAGAAGGAGTTAATGAAATAGGTGTCTCAATACCATACATAGCGGGATCTGGAGTCGATGGGTACAATATAATTCAAAATATATTAAATACAAGTACTGGTTCTTCATTTACAATTGAAAACAGTTTTATTGATAATAAAAATTATAAATTTGAAATAGAGGAAATATCAACCTCTGGAGAGTTGACTTACGTTGGTGGTAATATATTATTATTAAATCCTGATATACCAACATTTTTAGTTTCAAATCCTCAAGTAGTAGGAGGATTCTTGTTAGAATCCTCTGGTCAATTTAATAATCTAGAATTTATATTACGAAACAATAATGGACAAATATATCAGATAACTTCATCTGAAAATAACCAATCATTAATATATCGTACAAATAACACGATACATATATGTGGAGGAAATATTTAATATGCAATCAAAACCTGGATCAAATAATGTTATTTATTTAAACTATGATGGTGAAACTATTATTGATAACTCCGTAATAGGTAATAATAATCTTGGAAATTATTTTGGATGGGCTTGGCATGCAAATCAAAATGATATTGATGGAACACCAATCACAAAAGAAAATAAAATTTCCAATATTAAAGTTCCGCCAGCTGATCCTGGATTAGACCGTTTAAGTATATTCAAACAATTAGTTAATAAATTTGATATATTTGACGTAAATATTACAGATGAAAGAAGCGTTTACAATAACGCTAGTGGTTTTAAAACCATAGTTTTAATAACATCTAGACCAAGCCCTCAAGAATATAATGATCTAACAATAGCAAATAATAAGTCTGAAAATGGTCCATGGCCATACTCATATAGAAGACTTCTAAGATATACGGAATTAGATACAGAAACGAATATTTTAACTTACCCAATGTTTAGCGCGTCTGGGCTCGCTGGCCCAGTAAGCGGTTTTAGTAGAATTGTCGGCGGGTTAACACAATATGTTTTTGTTTGGACAAAATTATTTTTAGTAAAAGAAGACCCTAATGATAATAAAAATTTATATTTAGTAAGGAATTCGGTTTCATTATCATCAAAATTAATTGCTCGTACAATTGCTCATGAAGTTGGTCATAAATTTGGTTTAATTCATGATGGACAGTTACCACGCATAGAGTATTATGCAGGGCATAATGATTGGGTGCCTATTATGGGTGCGGATCGGGAATTACCAAGACCATTAGCCCAATGGAGTAAAGGGGAATATAAATATGCTGCACATGTACAACCTGGATTACTAAATCCTTCTGCATTCTTTTTAGGGGATTTACAAGATGATTTAATTATAATTGGTAATACCTTAGGTTTTATAAAAACGCCAAAAGATAGTATTTCAAAAACACAAGTTCGTACAAAAGATTACGAAATGTATGAAAAAATAAAAAATCAGGATGGATGTTGGAAGAACATGGGTGATCTAGGCGTTTATACTCGCGTAATTAGCCAATCAGATGTTATCACATTTAATAATAAAAAAGTAATAGAAGGTATGATTGGCTTCCCTGGAGATTTCGAAATAATAAAAATGTTATTACCTCATGGTAAATATGATTTTACAATAGATCCGGTTTGGCATAATCCAGAATCAATGTTAGATGTAAATATGTCAATTTTAAATTGCCATTGCCAAAGACCCAAAGAAAAATATCCAGTAAATTGTAATAAAAATGATTTGCCAACTCGTTATCCTGTAGATACACCATTAGAAAATTTTCAATGTATATCTTTTGATGACTGTTTAAATACAAGTCAATATGACAGTTATATAGCTCAAACTCCTAAGAATAATAAAGTTACTGGAATTACTATAACACTAACTTTACCTTATACTCAAATTATTTATTTAATGGTAGCTGGTGATAAACAAGCACCTTTTGAAGATGGATGGTCAGTATATAGTTCTGTTGGTAAATATTATTTAGAAATAGTAAAAGATGGCAATAATAATCCAGAGTCATTTTTACAAACGTCTGATACTGCTCCATTGCCTGTATGTAATTGCGAAGAAATTTCAGTGTGCAAAGACGGAAAAATAGAAACAGTTTTATTATTTACACAAGAAGAAGGTGAACAACAAGGAACTCAAAATTTAATTGGTCCACATATCCAAGAATATTCAATAGTCCTAAACGGCGAATCAAAAACTAAAAAATTTTTAGTTTATGGTCCGCCTATGAAAATTGATGAAGATTGCCCTAAAGGAAAATTCTGTCTTGATGTCGTTGATAATGAAACTCAACAATGCGTAAAACAAGAATTTGTTGTAGCGTCAGACTTTGAAAAAAAGAAAGTCTAAAAAATTATGAAACCAGTATACATAAAATATCAAAACTTAGGTAAAAGTCTTGTAAATAATGACTTTACGATTTATACTGATAAAGGTCTTGCCATCCCAAGCGGGCTAAGTTCAAATCAATTATTAAATGGTACGATTCTTCAATTACAAGATGATGCGAGTAAAGTTTTTATTGTTCCTAAAATTTATGATTTAATTGCTAGCGGTAATTCTAATCCACAAATATCAGGATTAAAATTTTATAAAACAGATTTAATTTTCAATTCTAGCCCAATATATTACGATGAAACAGATACATATGCACTTTCACGATTAGGTATATATAATTATTGGTTTTTATCGACTATTGATAGAATAAAAAGCACTGGAATAAATACAACTAGTCCCTCATCTGGGCTGTTAAAAACAGATAATTTCTTAAGTCCAATTGGAAATTATCTTAGGGATTTTAGTAACGAACCAAGTGGTACTGGAACAAATGTTGGCCCCACAGGATTTATTAATATTTCATCCTTATTTCAAGATGATGGTTCTAGTGGCGGAGGCATAAATACTGGCCCATTTGTAAATAAACTTCGCATATATAATACTCCAGGTATTACAGGTTTTGCTGGAACTTATATTAGTGGTATTTTTACATTAGGTGGAATTCCAAGAATTGGGTTCCGAAATGAACAGAATCCAAATTTTTATATTTACAAAAATAACCTCCCAAGTGTTTGGAGGGCTGTTGAAGATTTTTATAATGGGCCTTTTACATGGTATAGTAGAACTGGTAGACAAGGTGTTGATGAAGATCCTGGTGAATATCCTCCTGTTTTTGGATGGGAATTAGGAGATAATTCATCAATGAATCCGCCTCCTGTTACAGATTTTGCTTTGCCACTTCCAGAAATGAATTTCGGCCATTGTGCTGGTAATAGTTTAGATTACCCAGTTTATATATATCAAGCAAATAGTGTTGATTCGTCTATAGATAATATAAAGTTTTATTCTGGCGGAATGTTAAGTTCTAGTGGAACAAGTGAATTGTTTCCACAAAATATTAATATATTAAATTTATTCCCAAATTTATATAATAAATATATAGATAGAAATTTTTATTACACAAATATTGTTCAAAATAATAGATTATTGTTATTCAGAATTATTAATAATGATTTCGATCAATTTATTATTACAAAAACAAATCAAAACTATAATAGCGGTTATTATTACTGGATTTCAGATTATGATTATGTATTAAATAGTGGAAAAGACACGTTGCAACAAGCCCGTAAAGTTTTCGTCCCAGTAGGAAATAATACTGGTGATTTAAAAAATATTTCTATCGATATAAATGACATATTTTTAAATAAAAAAATTAATATAGAAAATTTAGATTTCAATAATATTACAACCGGAGATAGTATTTACGTAACCATTGATAAACCAGTTAGTGGTATTAATATTAATGGTATCTATAATTTACAAACTATTAATAGTGGTATTTATAATGGTTTAAATGCTTTAATGGGAGATAGATATTTATTTGCAAGTCCAAAATTTTATGTTTCTGGAGTTACTTGTGGTAATCAAGCTTTTATATTAAATCCAACAGTAGGTGTGATTAATCAACAAACAGGCTTTGTTAGATTTGTTAGAGCTACAGAAGGTTTTCAATATGAGGTACAATTTACTAGAAATCTATCGAGTGGCTGGAGCACGACAGGAGTAACATTAACTCCGTCTTTAAATCAATCTGGTGTTCCGTCTGGTTTTATACGGGAGGAATTTTATTTACCACTAAGTCAATTAGGTGGTGGTAATTTATTCTTTAGAATGAGTGGAACAAACGCAGTTTGGAAAGTATTAGATACCGAATTCAATTATGTTGGAATAAAAAATTGTTTATCAAGTTCAAATATCCTACCATCAAAATATTGGTTTACTGGCCAATGGGATGGATTTGCATTCAGAGATTATTATGATTTTGGTTATACTAAATTATACTTATTAAATAAAACACTAACTGGCATCGATAACTTTAATGATGATTATGTATTAGGATATAATAATAATTACGATTATACCCAATTTTCTGGTTATATAACTGGACAAAAAGCTAGTAACTTAATTTTTAATTTACCAGATGGACAATCTTTAACGGGCTTAATAACATCAAAATCAAGTGGTTTTATTGGCGGCTTAATTAATAGTACAAGTAATAGAACTTTTGAATATGCAAATTTTGAAATACAAAGTTTAGACCAACCATCCGATTCCATAATTGGAAAATATTCATTATCAATTACTTATAACGATGTAAATTATTCTATTGAGTATACTGGAGGTTCTTCTGCGACTTATATAAAATATTCAAATTCTCAATCTGAATACACATGTGGATTTAACATTTAATAATTATGAAATCATTGCAAATAAGAATTTTAACAGGTGAAATTACCGTACCAAAAACGGCAAGATATAAAGAACTCTATAACAAAACAAAAAAATGGCGTCATGCTGATGGTGCTCAAAACTATGATTATAATAAGGGCTGGAATAATGCCGCGCAATTTAACCAGGAACATTATTTAGATGAAGATACCGATACTGCTGATTTAATTTTCCCAGAGGCCAACATTAATCAAAATACTATAGAGCTCATTAACCAATTTTTCGAAATTTTTAATAAAGAGGTTTATAATACATCCTCTTTATCTCCAGGTTTTGATGATAAAAAATTTGTTTTATTTATAAAAAGAGAATACACCGATGTTAATTCTGATGCGTTTAAGAATTTAAGCAAAAAATTTTGGCCATTTAAAAGGTTAGTATGGTTTTTTATAAAAAGTGGATTTAGAGATGCCGCATTTAGTTTTCCACAGGGTCATGCAGATAAACATTGTGGAACTGCATTTATATGGACGGAATCACCTTTAGACGAAGTTGTTAGCCATGAACTTGGGCATTTATATGGTTTAGACCATTGGGGGGATACAAGAGATCCTTTAAAATTAATAAATAATAAAGCAAGTTATTATCAAAGAAATAACCAATGGGCTCCGATAATGGGCATTTCATTATTGAGTAGTCAAAATTCTCAATGGAGTAATGGAAATTACTTGCCAAAATGGCCAGGTTTTCAAGATGATATACTTACAATCTCAAAACATGGAAGTTTAATAAAACCACCAATTAAACAAACAAATTCAGTTTATTTTAATAACGTACGTAATTTAAAAAATGCTAAAAAAATGGCAAGAATTTTAAATGAAAATTCTGCAACCGCCATTGGCATGATTGGTTTTCCATATGATTATGATATTATTAAAGTAATTGTTCCAGCTGGAGCTAGTCTTTTAACAATAAAACCTGTTGAGACTAATAGTAAAATGCCAGATTTTGACTGTGATATTTTATACTGTGATTGCGAATTAGATAAAGATAAAGATAAAACTAATATGAGCGCTGATTTTGATACATATTGGGCTCCAGATGGTGAAGTAAATATTTTAAGAAAAATTGTTATAAATAATGACGATAAATATGTTAGTAGAAGTTTACATAATGATAATAGCAAAGAAATACAATTTGATTTTAATTTCGAATATACATCTTTAATTTATTTAAGAATACGTGGAGATTTTATAGATCCAGTAAATAAGAAAAATGAAGAAGAACCAGTTCAAGAAGATAAAGGTCAAGATAGATATGGTTCTGTTGGAAAATATAGAATTAACGTAACAACAGATTCAACTGCTTTTAATGATGACATTCCTAATACACATTGTGAAAAATTCAATATATGTGTTAATGGCGAATATCAACAAATACCTTTATTTGTTCAAGATGAAAAAGATGAACAAATTGATGGCACTGAAGGTGGTGTTCATATATTTGAAACAGATGTATTGATTAATGGCGAAAAGAAAAAGAAAAGATTTTTAGTTATAGGATATCCATTAGATATGAATCAAAAAGAAATTGAGGGTAGATTCTATTTGCCAGTTATAATCAATAATGAATGCAAAAAATATGCTTTCGTTAGAGGAATTTCAACATAAAAAATTATAATTTATTTTTCTAACAGTTTTAAAACTACAATCGTATCACTTGATTCAATATCAAGATCATCAATAATTAATTCTTGATTTTCAAATTCAAAAACTACTTTTGCTTTTGGATTTTCTTCTTCAAGTAATTCAATTAAGTCTTTGATTTTCATAAATTAAGGATTAACTTTCAAAATAACATGCCACAAACCATCTGCACTTTTTGTACTAGTTTGTTGACGAATTTTCATTCTGGAATTATTAGCAGCATTTACTGCCATACGATGAGCTTCAAAATGTGAAGTACCAACCCCTGTAATAAAAGAAGTACCTTTATCATCTGCATTCAAATCAAAAATTAGATAGGCATTAATTGCTACAATAAGGATATGTTTAATCATTTTTTTCATTTAATTTTTCTCCTTCTTTTAAGATAGACTCTTTCGAGTCTTCTATATTTTTAACATGATTTTTAATAATGTCAATAGATAAATATTTAGGAAAGAAATAAATTGAAATATCTTTTTTTGTTATTTTTTTGATTTCATCATAAAGAAACTTAATATCTTCTTTTTTAAAATCTTTTTTCTTCTCTTCGTCTATTTTCACTAAGATAGTATCGCCATCATTTATTTCAGATGTTTTAAATAAGTTAATTTCTAACGATTTTATATCCATAAATTTAATTGTTAATTGCAAAATAATCTCTAGCGGCTTCTAAATATCCTTCGCTATCGAGGTATCGCCTTAAAGCTTGAAAGTCATCTCCAGATAATGGTCCTTTTACTCGTACTTCGATATCATAACCATCACTACCAACAGGTTTTATTCCAACACTAAAATAGCGTCCTTTAAAATTTAATTTCGTATAATATATTGACATTGCCTAATTTTATAGGCTAGAAAATAATTTATCTATTATTTTTCAACTGCATGCAGGATCTTTAATTGGGAACCCATCTGGGTTACAACGCGGCTCAACTTCAGGATCATCTGGGGTATAACCTTTTACATAACTATATTTAGATATTTCTATAGTTGCTACTGTTCCATTTTCAGCAATAAGACTGTCCTCACTGGAAAAAATAACATCTTGACATGTTGGGTTTTCAATAAATTGACTTGATTCCCATACATATTCTTTGACAGGAGACACTTCTTCTTCGCCTGATTTTTGCCATGATTTACAAGTTGTATCTGGATTACAATTTGTACCCGCTCCACTTCCACCACTTCCCGAGGATGGATCGCATGCCTGCCATACATAGTTTTGAACCTTTTTACGAATCCAAACTTTTAAATACCCAGTTTTAATTGGATCATGTTTAATTCTATATTTTACAAGTTGTTGATCTATTATTCCAACAGTCGGAGCGTCAAGATCTTTAGCTGTCGAGCTTCTTCCTTGTCCAGGTTGCAATGATGGTTGTTGATCACTACAACGTTCAATAAATTCTGGAAATCCTGGCATTGTCGCAGGGTAACAAGTATCGGGTGTAGGATCTGTATAAACATTTGTTGGGCATGTATTCATACCAACTCCACTACTATTTGGATCGCAATATGCTGGCTCGCCATTATCAGATGTTTTACATTCACATGGTCCAAGTGACGGACCAACAACACATTCTGTTGTTTCAACTCTTGCGGGTTCGCCGCCTAAACTAAAAACATCTTGAATATTAATAGATATATTGCTATTTTCTTGGTTTTTGTCTAATAGATTATCAATTTCTTCGTTTTCTAATAATTTTAGAATATTTAACATTAATGCTGCATTTTGGCCCACTGTATAAGATGATGATAAAGGTGGCCAAATTGAAGAAGATGAAGAAGATGGTGGTGGCATTTGCCACGTTTTAGTTAATTTTAAATAATGTTGTGGATAACATTTTTCATCTATTGTCCAATTGTCGAAATTTGGCTCGCAAGAATCGCCTTTGCAAGGAATCAACCCACAAGTGCTTTTTGAACATTTCTGACTTTTAGATACGGCTTCTAAAACTGGCACTGCCGTTTCACAAGTACAAGTTATTAAAATTGGTAATTTTGGATCGAGGCTCATTTTATTATTATAATAATTACACTAAAAATTTAAATATTTTTTTTTATTGTATTAAAAAATTAAATATTTTATAAGCCCAAAAACTTCTTTTTAAATATTTTTCTTGAATATCTGGTGGAAAAGATGCTAATGGTGGATTTTTTTTTGTGCTTTTATTTTTATATGGCTCGTAATGAGATTGTATTAATTTAATAAAATTATTTAATGAAATCCCATAACACGCTAAAAATATGTCACTCACAGCTTTATCTACATCTTTATATTGATAAATTGAAATATCTTTTAAAGCTTCTATTGTTTCTAAATAATGTTTATCTGTTATAACTTGATCGTTTGATAAATTTGAAATTTCTCTAATTAACCAACTATCTTCTATAAAAGATGACTGTAAATAATCTTCAAAAGATAAATCTTTATAAGCCCCATGAGTAGATTCATGCTTAGATATTTCATTTTTTAAATAAAAATAATAAGAAGAATATTGTTCATAAGGATCTCTAATCAGCATAAAAGATTTAAATCTTAAATTTGAAAAAAAATTAAAAAATTCTTTTATTTTTCTAAACCCGCGAGGCTCTATAACCATAGCATAAATATCAAATTTATTTATTTTATCCATATGGGCACGATCTAATTTAAAAAAATTGCCATTTTCAGAAGCTCTTTTAAATAAAAGATTATTTTTTTGACATATCTTTTTAAAATCCATTGCAATAATTCTAAAATATGTTAGATTTTCGTGAGTAATTTCGATACTAACCCTATTCTCTAAAAGAGCTATATAATCTTGAGATTTTAATCCTGGATATTTTTTTTTTAAATAAACGATTAAGGAAAACCTCATCAACCATATTGCATAAGTTCCAGCACATCTAGGAATATGGTAAAATAAAGGGATATATGGATTATTCATAATTCTTTATTCATCAAATTTATATCCAAAATCAATATAATCTTGACCAAAATATTCTATTATTTTTCTAAGCTTTGGCGTATAAAAGTCCTTGTATGGGGTATTTTTAGGGCGACTAACTGCATTATAATTCATTTTCGGCCAAGTCACATTATATTTGTTAAAAATAAAATTTACGTCTTTTTCATAGTTTTCGTAACGAACGATGTAATCAACATTTAATTTATTATCGTAATAAATAAATTTTTTCAAATTCAAAAAATTTTTTTTACACATATCATAAACAAATTTATCAAAGCTACAGTGAGATTCATTTATTTTTCCTGCGTATAGGTGGTGAAAATAATATGAAACGGTTAAATCCCATGGGTTTCTTATAGAAACAAATTTAAAATAATTATTAGGATTTTCATTTAATTGTTTTAAAATCGTCATATGATCTTCCATGGTAGAATGTTTAGTTCTGGGAAAAAAATCTTTATATATTTTGTTTGGATCACATGTCGGATGCCAACCAAAACCACCTTCTATTGTTGTTCCTCCGGTTTTGGGAGGATGTGCAAAAATAATTTTTCTATATATATCAATCATTTTAACTGGCTATTTTTTTATTACATTTTGATTAGCTAGTAAACTTTTCGCAACCTCTTTCAACAAATATAGTCCATTCATATTTTGTTTATTTTTTATTATTTGCACGGCACATTCTATTATTTTTGTTCTAATTTCTTTAGAAGAGCGTACCTTATATTTACGGCATAATTTGCCACATCCATTATGAGAAAAATGAACTAAAGGAGATAATTCGAAATTTTCAATACTAGGATCACTTATAAAATTTTTGTTTATAGGTGTCATTTTACAATTATTTTTAATACCGACATTCAAGCGACCGAAATTTTCTACTATACTATATAATATGAGAAAATCTTGATCATGAAAAACTTTTAAATCCAATTCTTTAAATAGTTTAGTAAATTCTTCTATATGTTTTTCAGTGATTTCAAAAATTTGTTTAAAGAAATTATGGAACTGAGAAGGCTTACCACTCGCTAAGCATGGATTAGCGCCATTCATAAAATGTAATACATCATCTGGATCAATTGGAATAAAATTTAAGTTAATTACATCATAATCAGAAACATAAAATTTTTCTTCTTTTTGTGTCGAGTAAGCCAGCCATCTAAACCAACATGAAAGCCCGTATTGATTTGTTGTTGAACCCATGAATTTTTTAGAATATTCTGGAGCCATATTTTTAAATTTTTCATACAATTCAGATTTCTTAGCATCTGATTCGTTTAAAATAATAGGTTCAAAACCATGTTCTGACCAAGACTTTTCCCAAAGATCAAGCATCACCTTTTGATGTTCAAAAATATCTTCATAATATGTATATATTTTCATGTTAAATTTTTAAAATTTTTATTGATATCTTCGAAAATGTAATTTAATTTATCAATGGTATCAGATTTTAATAACTTCTTATGGAAACCTGGGGTTAAAGAGTCTTTATAAAAATCTTTAGAAGGCCAATCCCATAAATTATATATGTCATATTTTGTGACATTTTGTTTAGTGTATCTAATTTGTTTTAAAAAATTAAAAATTATATCACAAATTTTTTCTTTATTATTTATAACTTCTTCATATTGAATTATTAAATAACTCGAATTTTTATTATCATTTATAATTTTAAAATAATTTTCTAATTCATTTTTTAAATTCGCAGATTCTATTAAAACAAACTCATCTACATCTAACATTTTATATTTATTTATTTTTTCATAATAAAGCTCTTTATTTAGATTAAATGGGATTTTTTTATTTTCATTTTGTACAAAATCCACATATCGAGAAACTAAAATATCATTTGGATGTCTAATAAAAAATAGATTTTGACAATCTATTGAATTAATAGTTTGTTTATTATTGCCAAGTAATAAATATTGTTTATATGAATCGTTTGGATCTAAATAATTATTTGTATAAACTTTACCATTAATATAGTTAGCTCCAAATTGTTTTTGAATGTTAATTATATTTTTATAAATTAAATTTGATAATACTCCATAAGGGCAATATACCCGCATTAGCGGTATGGTCGATTCATGTGACCAATTGGTACAATCTATAAAATCTAATGTTTTTTCATAAGCGTTATACAGTGACCAACCTTCTCTTCCAGTTTTTTCTTGGATTATTTTAGGTATTGTTGCTTTTGTGTCTTGATCTGTTTTATATAAATTCTTATCAAAAATTGACATTGCATACGCTAAATCTTCTTTATTCCAATTAAGCTCATGCGCTTCATGTAAAATATTTAAATTGAATTTTTCTACTTTATATGAAAAACCTATATCAATAAGTTTTAAAAATAACCAATAATCCCAACCAGGAACACCTATTAAATATTCTGTATTTATTCCTTCGAAATATTTAAAAGTTCCACGCGGTATTTTAAATATATCTATGCCAAATGACTCAAAATAAAAAAATTTACTTTCTTCGTAATGAGTTCGAACCCCACAAATAAAACTTTTGTTGTCTTCTAATTTCCATTTTTCAGACCATTCTTTTAAAGAATAGTCTAAATATATATCAGAATTAATAATTATTATATCAGAATATTTAGTGAAATTAATAAAATCCATTATATTTGGACAATGTGGCTTCGACCATTGGTAAGATTGTGGCGGTATAGTACTATTAACTATTTTTAATTCTGGATAATAATTTTTTAAAATTTTACTCTCTTTCTTTGATTGTATCAATATAATTTGATTAGTATATTGTTTCCAAGAATTAATACATTTATAATTATATTCGTTTGGCTCTTTCGGAGCAAAAGATGTAAAAAATGGACATTTATCTTGATTTATTTCAAAATTCATACTGCTATTTTTAAAAAATTGGAAGAGATAGGATTCGAACCTACGGAAGCTTTTAGACTTCGAAGCTTTAGCAAAGCTCTGCCTTAAACCACTCAGCCACTCTTCCTTATTGTTTAATTTCAAAGACTCCATTCCCAATAAATTTTGTTAAATTTGGATACCCACTATAACTTACGGCGCTACTAATTCCACCCCATAAATCTGATACAAGTTTATCTAAACTCTCAAGATTATCTGGATGAATATCTTTTTCTTTGCCTTCACTGTGTCTTTCTGCAACACCTTTAGAAAGAATTTGTTGAAATTCTGAAGCTCCACCCCAAAATTTATAAAGTTCATCAATTACATGCTGTGCTTCTTTAGCATGTGCAAAATATCCACCCATCATTACATAATCCGAACCAGCGCCAAAAGCTTTCGCGGCACAAGCTGGGTTAGCAATACCACCATCTGCCACAAGAATTAAATTACTATTATTTTCTTCAATCCAGTTGGCACATTCTTGTATTTCTGTAATTTGCCCACGATTGTAACCAGTCATTCCTTTTGTATTGCAAACACTACCACTTGCGATACCACACCTAAAGTAAATTGGGATTCCAAAATAATCAGAAAGTGTTTGATATTCTGGGAGAATACTAGAGCTATGTATATTCCCAAGCATCATTTTTTTAATTTTTTTTCCAGATTTATGAAAAACTTGAGAAGCGAATTCTAGAACTTCTGACATATATCCATTAGCAACATCAATAATAATATTGTCAACGCCTTGGTTTACAATAGCTTCTATATATTCGAGATCTTTTAATCCAATTGAAACCCAAAGTCGTTTTTTGTCCGTATTTGGTGATTTCATGTTCGCAAATACGTTATGTATTAAATCGAATCTTTCTTTTATTGTAGAATCGAAACGATGCAAGCAAACTGTCAGCCCCAAATCAATAGCTTTATTGGCAAATATTTGCCCAATAATTGATTGCATTGGACTAACAATAATCCTTTCTAATTCTTGAGGAATTTCTTTTCTAGATTTAATTTCGGTTGGTTGTGCAATCAAATTAACATCATCATAATAAATAGATTTAGAATTTAATAGTATCATAGAGATTTCATGGTAAGAAAATTATCATTCCACTTGACAAATTCATGAATTTCATCTGAAAGTTTTTGCTCAAAATGATCAATAAGCCATATTTCATTCTGGCCTTCTTTTTGCATTTTATTATGTGCAGCCAGCATTGAATCAGAAAGCTCTTCTTTGGGAATCGTAAGAAGCCAAAGAATTGCCTGATTATATTGTGAATCACCCAAATATCCAGACATTTGATGTTCTGTAATTTTAAATTTTTCTTTTTTATTTTTCATACTACTTTAAAGATAATAATTATAATACAATAATATTGATATAAAGTCAATTATATATTAAAATATTTATGTCCAAATATTACAAATCAGATGAAGGATATTTTTTCTTAAAAAAGATAAATATAAAATCTGATAAAGATTTATATAAACAAGACTGCATTAACTTTTCATTTTTTAAATTTGGCGTAAAAAAGATTTTTAATTTTTATGTTAAACAGTTAGTTGGGATAATAAAGAAAGAAGTTTCTATAAATTCTGGCGAATGGGTTATTGTCTCACGCGCAAATTTTATTCATAATTATATTTCTGGTTCAATATCAGACGCGCTTACAAAAGAAATCGCTAAAAAATTAAATTTAAAACATGTTATTTCTTATCCTACAATTGATTTAAAAAATGATATTAATTATTCTAAACTAAATTCTTTTCAAGCAAGAAGTAAAGAAATTAATAAACGTAAATATTTATTACATTTTCCAGAAAACGTAAACTTAAAAAATAAAAATATAATTTTTATAGATGATATTATTAATACTGGAATTACTATTAAAACTATACATGAGTCTTTAAAAAAATACAATATTAAAAGATTTGAAGTCTTTACGATTGCAAAATTATTTACTTCGAATCCAGAGTTTGAATATAAACTATCCAGAGTAATTTTGGATAAAAAATTTAAAAATAAAAATTTAAAATTGTTAAAAAAATTATTCTCTAACTCGGAGTTAATTATAACTCATAAATTTTTAAAAATTCTTAAAATAGAATTAAAATGGTAGCGGAGGTGGGACTCGAACCCACACGGTCTTGCGACCAACGGATTTTAAGTCCGTTGTGGCTGCCATTACACCACTCCGCCATATCTTTTAATGTACAAAAATTTGGCATCAAAGTCAAATCAATTAATGAACTTTGAATAAAATTCCACATCATCAGAATCTATGTCACGACCATATTCAAATCCATTTTTTGGTTTTAAAAATTTATATGGTAGACGATACTTTATATTGAACTTATCAAAAGAAACTTCTTCATATTTTGAATAGGAAAATTGATTTGTAACAATTATATCCATGATTTTATTTTTATCTTTTTTATCTCTAAAACTAAAAATAGGTGGATTATTTTGTAAAATTTTTCTCACAAATGCTGTAGGCTCATCTTCATATAATAAACCATAATTATTATTTAAAGCACGAACCCAATCTTTAAAATCTTTTCTTAAGATTATTAAATCAATATCACTAATTGTACGATAAATTTTGCCAGTTTGAAAAACAAAAGCCCATGCTCCAGTTAATTTAAAATCAAGATTGTATTTTTGAGATAAAATACAAATATGTTTTAGTAAATATAAAAGATTTAAATTTAAATCATTATCTATAACATAATCTTTATATTTTACTTTTTCAATATCTTCATAAAATTTTTTAATTTCTAAACTCATTATATGTATTACAAACAAACGTTCCCAGCAGGGATCGAACCTGCAACCTACAGCTTAGAAGGCTGTTGCTCTATCCAGTTGAGCTATGGGAACAAAATCAAAATCATTCCATCGTGAATTTCTCTATGACAATTTGCACAAACCAAAATACATGGAGTATTATTTATTTCATTTTTATAATCTTCTAGTTTATTATCCCTTCCTATTCTAGAAAATTCCACAGTTTTTCCAGTTGGGTCAACATGATGAACTTCAAGCGCGGATGGACATTTATCATATCCACAACATTGACATTCGCCACCCATATATTCAATAAGCCAATATTTATTGTTGCGCCGAATGTCGCTTTTTCTCATGTTTTTACATATTTTACATTTATAATATTTTTTATTATAAACGATTTTATTACATTCATGTTCAACTTTACCATGAATTTTACATATTTTATTTATAATTTTTTTCATAAAAACCTGATGCGGTAGGATTCGAACCTACAACCAAGAAATTAACAGTTTCTCGCTCTACCATTGAGCTACGCATCAATTCTACCTTACATTAACAATTTTTTTATGATTGTCAAGCTTTACAGTCGGTGGTTCATGAATTTCTTCTTGTTTTTCATGCTCTTCTTCTTTTTTATTTTTTGACCCGCGCATCATATAAACAATAACAGTATCTACAATTTCTAAAAGAACGGCAAGAGCAAAACAAATAACAGCAGTAATTTCCCAACGCATTAGTGCGCCAAAAGATAACTGAATAATATTTTCAGTTGAGAACTTTATGTATTCAGGTTCTAATTTTAACTTCGAACTAATAACATTAATAGAACTATTTAAACGTATTAATGTTTCAGCTAGCTCATCAAAAGTCTGCGCTTTTGTAACTTCAACTACTATACCAGAATCTTTTCCTGTTTTTGTTAATTCATCAATAATAGTAATACCTTGTTCAAGAGATGCTTTTTCTGTTTCGTAATCTTTTGTAATACGATCAATTTCACGCTTTTTATTAGAATCTAATGTTTCTATAGATAAACTTGTTTCTGCTTGTTTTCTACGCCAATCAGCTTCTAATTCTTTTGCTTTAGGCCCAACTCCCATTTTACCACTTGTTGACCTGCCTTGAACTCCTTGTGTTTCATCAATAAAAGTTTGTTCTGCATCTAGAACTTGTTTATTTAATTCAGCTTTTTGATTGTTAAATTTTTGATCCGTTTGGACTAATTGTGCATTAAAATTTTGATTTAATTGAATAATATTTTTTGTAATACTATCGCGCGCCTCTTTATCGAAGTAATTAATTTTTTCTAAAACCTCAAATTTTGTTTCCACAAGAGATTGCCTAACGCTAGTTTTGGCATAGAAACCAATAAAATCAAATATTGTTGGAAGAATACTAATAGCGATACAAAGATATGCCATTTTAAGAGTAAATTCTTTTCGTCCATAAAGAATAATTTTGACACAGTAAGGCAGGCCAACTACTGCCAGAGCTGCTAGAAAAGTCATTATCATTGGCCACCCGACAAGAATAAGACTTAAAGCGTAATATGCAAAAGCAATAGATACAGTCATTACAATACCATAAACAGTATTTAAAGCATTTGCTGCAAATTTATTATCTGTTTTAAAACCAAATAATGTAGGGAATTTTTCATCCCCCTCTTGATATGTATTAATCATTAATATAATTACACAAAATTAAGTGTAATTATGTGTTGATGCCAACAATAAACGAAATATTATTATCTAATCCTCGTATATTATATACTGGAAATCAAAATTTTGAATCTGGTACTTTAGTAGGAGTATATGTTCAATTAACAGGAAGATATTCAAATAATATAGAAGAAAGACATCCTATTTTGAAAAATAATCTTACTATGGAAGGAAATTTACAATCAGGGGGATTTTCTTTTGGAAACTAATAACACTTTATTATCTGGCATAGTTGACTTACACTCTGGCACTCCAGATTCTGTGATTTCAGTTGGTTACGGAAAAAAAATTACTAATAACCGACGAACAAACACAAATTCAATTGTTTTTGGTGTAGAAAAAAAACTACCATTATCTGAACTTGTAGCAAGTGGTTTATATGTTGTTCCAGAAAAAATTACAATTGATGGTATTGAATATACTACAGATGTAGTTGAAACACAAGTTCCAACTTTTTTAAATTGTTCGAATTATAATCCAAGCGTCATAGGTAACGCTTTACCCCCAGAAATTTATAGACATAGAGTAAATACATCTCCTTTAAAAGGTGGTATTGTAATAAAACCAGGATCAGCTTCTTGGAGAGGAACGTTAGGTTTAATATGTGTTGATTCCGAAACAAAATGTTTTGTTGGTTTAACTAATGCGCATGTAGCTGTTTATCCAGAACAATTTGTCTTTTATAATACTGGTTTTTATCAAACATCAAATATTTCTTGGAGATCTAAACAAGAAGTTTGTCAATTTACTGAATACCCAACACCATTTAATATTAATGGTGAATATAGTATAAATTCTATTGGTTATGTTAAAAAATTTTCTCCAGCTATTGATGGATATGTAGATTTTACAGACCAAGTCATACGTTATCATTCGATTGATGCCGCAGTAATTTCATTAAATGAATGCGCTCCAGTAGGAAAAGGAGATCTCCCCACCCGTGGATCGCTCCCATGGAATGAAAAATATAAAGTAATTGATTTCCAAGAATCTTTTAAACAGTTGGGTATTGATTATAATCAGCCAATGCCTTTCGCAACAACAGCTGAAATTAATTCTCTTATTGATATTCCAAGAAATATATACTCAGTCGGTAGAAGTACGGGAGTAAAGGGGTATGCAGGATGCAGAATAAGTATTAGTGATCTCTTTTTTGCTATTTGGGTTCAGGCTAGTCCAGAATTATATGGATATTTTTATGATTGTATTAAATATGTACCAGTTGATTCGGAATGGATTATTTATAGCGGAGACAGTGGTTCTATTTTAATAGCAGATTTTGATGGTACTTTTAAAATTATTGGATTAGTATTTGCTGGGGTAGATAGCGCAAATGGATATGGAGTAGCTTGTAGAATTGATCGGGTGGCTAGTCAATTAGGAATTGAAGCCTGGTCTAATCAAGAAAAATATTTTGCGAATAATAATGATATTAAAATTTTTGTGGAAGATTATTCCACTTTAACAGGGAACTTTAATCAATCCATTTTTGATTCTGATTGGCCTTTAAAAAAATCTATACCAAATAGTGGGGATTTTTGGTTTATGGGTTTAGCAAAAATTTCTGATTTAACTGGGGTCGGAATTACCGGAGCGAAAACGTATGATTTTCAAAATATGGTTTCTGATCCCGTGTCTTTATCTTCTTTAGTCCAATATGAAAGCTCTTGCGCAAAAACAGATATTATATTTTCTAAATAATAAAAATAAGTGTAATATAAAATATGGGCTACTTATCACCAGAAGATTATAGAAAATTAGGCTTACCAATAGGAATTTTATCTTTCTCTGGAGATAGTTATACATATAGCGGGATTGATCAATTATCTGGAGATCTTATAACAACAAATTCGAACCTTGATATAACAGGCTCTACTCTTAGTAGTCAATTAAATCAACTTAACAACAAGATTTTTTCAGGGGTTCAGTCTCCTGAAATATTAATAACTGGAAATTCTTGGTATTCTGGAGTCGGAAATAGTTCATTAAATAGAAGTTGGGCGGCAATTGATTCTTCTCTTGATGGCTCATATGTATTAGCAACTGCAGAAAGTAGCACTTCTGGAGTATTTGAAAGTTTTAATTCTGGAAAAAATTTTACTTATTTAAATTTAAGGCCAAATACTTTAAGTTTTCAACAAAACGGTGTCGCAGTTTCTGATGATGGAAACGTAGCTATTGTATCACATTCTACAGGATTATTTATAAAAAGAAATGGGGTATGGAACTCAACGCAAGCTGGGTCAAATCGTAGATGGAGAGCAGTAGATATTTCTTCGGATGGTAAATATATGGTTGCCACTCAAGAGTTTAATACAAGTGGTTCGATTTGGATGAGCACAGATTCTGGGGTTTCTTGGTCTTTAAAACTTAATAGGACAGGTTTACAATTTGGAACACCACCAGAAGTTTTAGCGCCAGAATTTAGATTAGTTTCAATTAGTGATGATGCAAAGTATCAATTAGTAGGTAATTATGTTAATGAAGTTTTAATAAGTCATGATTCTGGAAATAATTGGTTTGTTGCATCTGGTCTTGCAACTGCCAACTGGTATGATTCGGCAATTTCGGCAAATGGTCGCCATATGATGCTTGGAAGAGTATCACCTTTTCCACCATTAATACTCTGGCGAAGTGACGATTATGGAATAACGTGGGAGTATACCTCAAATCCAGATCCAGATCGTGTGAATATTGCATATGGAGTGTCCATGTCTAAGGATGCAAAAACCAGAGCTTTTGTTGGTCTAAGCTCTTTGGGAACAGAAACTAATATATATCTTTCCTATGATTCTGGTAATAGCTGGACGAGAGAAACTGGGGCAATTGTTAATCAATATAAAATATTTACTTCTGTTTCTGATCGACTAATTTCTGTCAACACTTCTTTTAATAATTTATGGTTTAAATCATATTTAAATCAAAGTGCTGGGGATGTACTACCAGCAAACCAAGATATTGTTTACACAAAATATAATCAAACAATTAGTGGTGATAAAAATTTTACGGTAAGACCTACTGTTAATAATACGGGCGTATTGTTACAAGGTGAGGCTACTGCCGCTAATATTGAAAATGTTGTTTATACAACTGGAGAACAGACAATTAGCGGTAAAAAAACTTTTGCTGCTCAAAATTATATATTTTCTGGTGTTAATTTAACTTTAAAAAACGGTACAGTTTTAACTTCTGAAATCGGTTCGACTGGGATTTTTAATAGTGTAAATACTTTTACAGCAAATAATACTTTTACAGCAAATAATACTTTTAAAGGAGATACTACTTTTTCTGGAACTACTTATTTTAATGGATTTCCTTATGTTAAATATCCATCTGTAGGTTTTAGCACTGATCCTAATTTAGGAAATGAGCAATGGTATCATGAATTTATTGCATCTCAAAATGGTGATATAACCTTTCAATATTTTAGTGGTTTATCTATCTACTCTGAGATAAGGGCTAATTTTAAAGAAGAAAATTTAATTAATACATCTGGAATAAGTTTAACAATTAGCGGAGTTTCTTACCCAATTAAGAAAGTATTAGGGATAGTTATTAACAACACAAATTATCGACTTCCTTTATTCTAAAAATTGCGGGATGTCGGAATCGAACCGACGACTTGACTTTGGAAGAGTCCAGTTTTACCACTAAACTAATCCCGCTAAAAAAATAGCAGACCATTGCTAGCCTGCTACTTCTGTTTATGCTTTTAAATTAATTTATTTAACAGCGCAAACAGTTGTTTTGCCGCAAGGCTGGCAGGGCTTTTTAGAAGCACATGCCGTCAATGCAACCACAACAAGGATTGATAGAATAATATGTTTCATAGTCTACTATTATAGTGAAGATTTAAATAAATGTCAATTATTTTTCTTTCTTTCTTTCACCCATTTACTTTTAAATTTCATTGTCCAATCCATTAAAGCATAAGCAAACCCAACATCACGCCCAGCACGTTCGCTTTCATACCATTTATGTTTCATTACTTCTTCTTTCTGAGCTAAGAACTCTTTATATATAGAGGTCTTTTCAATATTCATCACATTTATATATTACACATAAATATAAAAATACTGGGTGCTGGAATCGAACCAGCGCTCGGCCCTCATCTAGGGCACCACGGGTATAAGCCGTGCGGTGCTTCCAGTTACACTAACCCAGTTTTTAAAATTCAAATCTGAAAGTAGGTTTATTTACAACCATTTCCTGCAAAAATTTTTGATTAAAAAGTAAATGCAATTCATCAATTTGAGTTTGCAATTTTTTATTTTCCTTGTTAACTGAAACGATAGCTAAAATGCAAATCATAAAGCCAAGTGACATAATAAACGCAAAATAAATATTGATATTATCTTTCATAATAGAAATGTTATAATTTTTTGAATAAAAAGTCAACTTAAAAGCTGCCCCCCAACGACTCGAACGTTGAAAAATTCCTCCAAAGGGAACCGTGATACCATTTCACCAGAGGGCAATCAAATTAATTTACATCAGAATAATTTTTAAGCGCCCTGCCAAGAGCGATACGATTGCCCAATTTACGATTCCATTGATCTTTTTTACTACAGTTAGCAACGCCAAAAGAATCTTTACCATCAGGACTCGTTAATTCGATACGAGTATAACGATCAAACAGTGCTTCATCATTTTCATATTTACCATGAATCACGCGCACTTTCCATCCAGCGCGCCGCAGTTGATGAATTGTAGGAATATTACGACTATTAATATCAATTGTGTTATTCATGTTTTTGATATTATCGGAATTTTAAGAAAGAGTCAAATAAAAAATAGCAGGAGTGAGATTTGAACTCACGCATGGTAGGTTATGAGCCTACTGACTTAACCTCTTGTCGATCCTGCAATTAAAATTTGGTGTTTTTATCGCACTTTGGACCAGATCAGAGTTGCGCCTCTGCTGGCATTGTCTAACAACCTGTTAGACTCAGAACACCTAACCATTTAACAGCGGTTTTAGCCCATCTAGCTTTGGATAACCCAGAACCCACGCTCTTCTTTTTTGACTATCAACTATAGTAGTCTTATTCACTGTGGAACTCTATATGTCTAGCCAGAACACGGACACGTATCCGTTATATAGAGAGGTAGAGTTGCATACCTTAATTAAAGGCGATCCCGATTTTAATGGTTGTACATCGCCACACCACCATTTATTAGCATCTCTGCTCCTATCGAGCGGTTTGCTAATAAAATTTTTCAAAGAACTATTTTTATATACACTTATTTTATTACTTTGTCAACTGTTTTTAAAATAAAATTTCTAATCCAGTTTCTCCGTAATCGGGCATACCTACATCCATAGAATGACTACTAATATATGGTTGAGCTACTTTGCCTTTAATATTTACTCTTTCTGAAATAGGATATGTCGCAGAAATAATATGTTTGCCTTTAATAAATTGTTGGCTACTATATCTTGTTCCAGTGACCTCACCTTTTACTTGAATTTTGTCAAGATGTTCGCAACTACTGGTTAGTAACAATATCGGGATTATCAATATTTTTTTCATTTTCTTTTTCTTTTTTATTCCAATTTATGGCATCATAATTATCACGATATTTTTGTGAGAAACAATTTCTTGGTTTATCACCTTTACCAGCGCCACAAGAATTATTATTTTGGCAGTCCATATTTAGATATTATTATTATTTATATAAAAAGTCAATTTTATTTGACAATCATATAAAATTATTGTAATAATATATTATTCTTTGAAATTTAGGGCGTGTACTGGTTTCGACATTTGGTTGAAATTAAAAACGCATGTCGAGGTTAATCGATGGCCTCGTAAAAAATCGATTAAAAAATTAAAAGCAGAAGATAATACTGCCGATATCTTGGCTGAAGCCGAGTATATCTTTAACAATGCTTCCGAGTTCCTCGGTGGTGTTGAAGAAGAGTATCTCTTAGCAGCCTAAGGTCTTTATAACCAGATCCTCTAAGGTTATATCGATAAACAGAGGATGTCAGATTGTTGGTAGTTCTGATGTAATAATAAAATATCAACCGTTTATAGATTGCGATAATGTCTATAGGCAGACTGTAAACTCGGTTAGTATCACCAAGCAGCCTAAAGTCTTCGCTACCGTATGGTAGCTGAAATGCTAAAGACACTTAAACATGTAGACTTTTTAACGTAAATTAAATGGACAGGAGTTCAACTCTCCTCACGTCCACCATATATCACATACATCTATAGCACCAATTTCTGGATATTCGTTTATATGATATAACAAAAATTTTGAAAAATCTTGTACATGCATTGTTCCAACTCCCACTTTTGAATTATTAGATTTCCAATAGTAATTATTGTCTTTTTTATAAAATCTATTAGTATAATCATCATCCCCATAAATAGCACATGGGCGAATAATTAAACAATTATTAATTTTATTTTGATTAATATATTCTTCAATTAAAAATTTATCTACACAATACCTATCATAACTATTGGTCAAGTTTGGGCTGTTGATAATATTTTTTTCGTGAATCGACATTGTCGATATATAAATATATTTTTTATATTTTAAATATTTATAAGTATTTTTAAATTGATTAACTGTATAACAAGAAAAATCAATAACAATATCAAAATTATAATTAGAAAGGGTTTTACAAGAATCTTCTACATTTCTGTCAAGTTTGATTAATGGGATATTTGAAAATAGATTTGGATTTGTTATTCCACGATTTGCTAATGCAATATTAAAATTATTATTAATTAGTAATTTAGTAAAATCTTTACCAAGCATTTGAGTACCACCCAAAATTAATATTTTCATGCTAACTATTTAATACTTCTTCAAATGGCTTATCAAAATTATTCCAATAATCTGGATGTTGTTCTATATTCCAAAGATCATTTTTTTTCCATCTTTCGAAGATAAAATGCGAACTTTTCCATTGTTGTTTAAATTGTTCTAAATGTTTTTTAACAATATAAATTGGGTCGCTATGGAACCATTGTACAACCGCACTTCTATCAAACTTAGCCCCTACGAAAGCATGATAAGAAATAGGGCTGATTTCAAAAGCAAAAAGTCTATTATTAATTGGTAATATAGTTTCAGCGCGATCATGAATATTATAACTATTACAAACAGCAGTTCCACCACCATCTTCTATTTTAGGATTTTCTATATTATTTAAATAAAATAAATTGGCGACACTTCTTATAATTTTTTTCGTAAATATCTGGCTATTACTGTCATCTGCGTATTCACAATCATCAATATTTTTAATGTCTTTATGTGGGTCTTCCATTGCTGAACATATTGATAAATCTTTATGTACCCAGCCACTTTTAGATGGTTGTTCTGGAGAACCTTTATGAAAGTGAGCCGAACAAGTTACATGTTGATTAAATTCGATATTTAAAATTTCAGACAAATAATCTTTCCAAAAAGTATCTATAAAAAACTCAAATCCATTCACATAATCATTAGATTTAAAACCATAAATAATAGCATTATAAATATTATTTGGATTGTCTCCTACTTGACCATGAGAGTAGTTTTTTCTAGAAATATATTCTGGGAATTGATTAGATAATTTGGTATAAATTTCTGGCTTAAACAAATTATCAATTACTAAATATTTAAAAGGTTCCTGATACAAATTTACTACAACATTTTCAGAAACATATGGATGCTGTTTTAATTTCTCAATTAATGTCATTTTCAATTATCTTTTTTTCTATTTGTTCTCCTTGATATTCGAAAACAGCTATTTTTTCTCCTTCTTTATTTGTATAAGTATAAAGATATTCCATATCTGTTACTTGAATTTGTTTACCATTAATTTCTGTAAAGTCTAATTTCATTACAAATATTTTACTAAAAACCAATATAGCTTATCTAATAATTTTTTTAAAAAATTAATTGGTTTAAGAATAATTTTATTTTTTATGAATCTCCAATATTTAGTATAAAATATATATTTATTATACCAACGTTTTCGGCGCTCTTCATGCTCTTCCATCGTATTTTTTAATTTAATAATACGAACTGTAGCATCTATTATTTCATAAGAAAGTATTTCTATATTTTCAAGTTTTCCATTCGTAAATTTAGCAAGATAATCAATAGATATATCTTTAGCTTTGTCAGAAGATTCATCTTCGTGAATTGTTTCGTAGCAATAAAAATTTAAAATACCATGAAAATTTATCGGTACAATTTCTTCGCTAATGACATCCATATATCCTTTAAAAAAGGCACTGTCATCATCAACCCATTCATATTGACGTTTGCGCCAATTTAGAGTGCCATCTTCTTTCAAATAATAAAGATCCAACAAATTTTCTAAATCTTTAGTTTGGAATTCTTGATCGTAAGGATCGGGTAAAATATCTATAACTTCCAACGGAAGTGGAAGTGGATAGTCACATTGAATTGAATCAAACATTCCCATTATTGTTCGTCCTCCCATTTGGGTAATTCAACATTTTCAATTGGTGCAAAATATTGGTCAATTTTATTTTCAATTCTAGAAAAACGAAATTCATTAGAAATTAATACTCCTAGTTGAATAATTAGAATCGACAAAATTGCAAACATTGTTACGCGGTCTTCTTTCATATTAATTAGCTCCATTATTTTTATGATTTGAAGGGTCTTTAATTTCTAGTACTTCTTCCCTATCATTTTCAAGATCATTTTCTACAAAATCTAAATGTGCATTTTCTGGCAAAACAAAACCAATACTTTGAAGAAAACGCTCAAAAGCATAAAGATGTTCTTCTATGGTTGCGTCTTCTCCTATTTCCATAGTTACTACGGGAAAATTGCTATTAGAAAAATCATTCATATTCTGAACGACTTTATAGCTATGAAACCAGTATAAATCTTTATTTTTCTTTATCATTGTTATCAATAAAATTTAAAAGTGTTTCGTTAATTATTTCATTTACTGAAATATCTCTATCGCAAGACTCTCCAACAAGAAATTCAAGAATTTCACGTGGCCACTCACTAATTTCAATTTCCATTTTTACATATGGCTGAAGAGTAATACTTTTCGTTTCTTCATCAAATTTGAAAGAAAGTTTTTGGCCTTCTTTCCACCCAAGCTCCTGCATTTCTTCTTCAGAAAATTGTATATAGAGTTCTTTTTTTTCTTGGATTTTTTTATATTTTTCCATACTTTATTATCTATTAATTTTGTTTATCTGTCAATAAATTTTTATCACTAATTTGAATTTTATAATACTTATAAAAATATAGAGTTTCTTTTATATCTAATTGATTATGAATGTCTTGCCAAATTAAATCAATTAAAAGAGCCGCGACATCTTCATAAAGAAAATACCTATCTGATAAAAGAACGGGCTCAAGTCCCATGTTTTGATTGGCAATTCGTTGTAAATATTTTTCGATATTTTGCCTCGCCGTTTTCCACTTCGGGTCAAGTGATTCAATTTTTGTTTCTTTTTGGAGTTGGTTTTTAAAATTTTGGTCGATTGCATTTTTTAAATTATTTAGTATTTGTTGATACAGATTTATTGTTTGTTCCATATTTGAATTTTCCTATTTCAATAATAAACCTCCCAATATATAAACTATATTTTTGATACATTCTATTATTTATTTTTATTAATTTAAATTCGGATTGTATATTCCACCATACTAGAATATGATAGTTAAAAATATCTATATGTTTAAGATTAACTATCATAATCAGAAGGTAAAAGATATCTATAAAGTTCAATACAGTTATAAAAATGGTCGCATGATTCCCAATCACGCACATTCATATTTTCTTGATAATATTCTTCATGCTGTTCTAGCTTATTCTTTAGTTCATTGATCTTACCTTCTGATAAATTCATTCTAATAAAATCTAAGACATGCTCAGCTTCTTGATCTGTTAGATGAAATTCAACTCTTCCACCATCAAACTTTGAACCATAATTAAATTCAAATTTAATTTCTACATCTGGATCGAATGACCCAAAAGACTTATCACTAAAATCAGAAAAATATTCTGCTTTTTCTTCTCGTTTGGGTTCTGTTATTTTTTTCATAGAAAGTATTGAAAGTCTTTACTATTTATATCAAAATATTCATTAACCGTCAAGAACTTTATAGGCATATGGTTATAAATTTTTGGATTTTCGTATGGTTTGGGGTACCAAGCTTTATTAAGAAAGGCGTATGTATAAGAAAAAAGATATGAATTAGCTTTCTGTATATATTGTTTTTTATTAAAACGAATACCATATTTTTGCATTTTGGCTACTGTTCTTTTTTCACAGTCAAGTTCAAGAGCGATTGTATTTTTAAAACCACTCTCTAGTTTTTTCTTTGGAATATTTTTTCCATGAATCCATCCTTCGACTATGAATAAAGTATTTTCATCGGACATCCAAACTTTAGGGCCAGCTAAAAATTGATCTAAATGACAAGATTCATGAACAAGAATATCTAACCAGTCTTGCATTTTTTCTTTTTTAGTTGCTACGGCGAGCGTTTGTTCGTCAAAATATCCACTACATGGAATATTCTCTTGATCAACTTGATCGGTATATTCTAAACGAAAATTAATTCCGTTTTTAATACATTTTGTCATTATATCAGATATTAATTTTTGTATATTTTTATTCATCGAATTTTATATGTTGTTAAACGGCCATTACGAATAATTGCGTAATCTTTAAGATTAGTATCAAGATTCCAACTTTCATATTCAGTATTTAATGCGGTAGCAGTTGGTTCTGGAACATAACTATGCCCGAAAACTTGCTTACCAATATCTGGAGAAGCATGAAATTCGTTATAATAATCAAGCCAAAGAAGGCTACCTGTATTATCTTGACCTCCGCGAGCAACACCAACTGCTGAAATTAATGCATTTTGACGGTAAGCTATATTTCTAAAATTAAGCCAAACATCCGGCAAAATTTCATCAATTACTTGATCGACAGTCATACCATATGGTATTTGACGATTTACCATACCAGCATGAGAAAAAATCCATCCTTGGGAACGATGGGCAATTTTAAAATTTTTAATAAACCAGTCATCTTTCAAACCTTTATCATAAAATACTTGACGAAAAGTTGAAATTTTACTTTTAGTTACTCCAGAACACCAATATGTAATACTTGGATGAACAGTTCTATATCCACCAGACTTATTATTATAGATATAAGCAAGATCATGGTTTCCAACAAGAAAAACTATTTTACCAGTTTTTTCGTTTTCCGAAACAAGGTCACGCAAAAACAGGCAAGTGTCTTTAAAGCTTGCAACTCTTGGGAATTCATGAAAAGAATCAAACCAATCACCAAGAAAAATTATTTCATCAAAGGATTCTAATTTCTCAACTTCAAAAATCTTTTTAATACCAGCTATATCTTGATGTACATCTGGTATAACAAGAGTTTTCATTGTTATATTATATAAAAGAATTATCTACTTGTCAATTTCTTTATCCCAAAGAAAAACAACATTATCATAATGTGAAAAATGTTTTTCTAATCCAGGTTTGAGAACTTTTTCCCATATTTTATATCTATTTGCTAGGCCACCACCTAGTTGAGAAATATAAAAAGTTTTATCCATATTTTTTTCAATAAAAAGTTGTAATTCCACCGCATACGCTAAAAAATCTACATTATAACTTTCTGGACGATAAAAAGATTCATCCATATTATCGGGATTTTTTTTGGTTATAAATCCATAAGTTTGAGGATGGTCTCTTAAAGCTGCTGCGCCACCATAGCCCACACGACGAAGATTATCACCAAAGATAAATATAGCATTTGGATTTTCATCTAAAAACTTTTTCGTAACAATAAAATTTTCGTATTTAGCCATATTATCCAATACCAAAGTTAATTACACCTTTAAAATTTTTTGGCTTTTTAATTTCTTTCCATTTCATTGTTTCGAAATCTGCTTCAAACCATGATTCTTCAAATTCGTCTGACATTCCATAAATACCTTCAGACACTTTTTCAATAACTAAATATTTAAATACCCCTCCTTCATCAAGACCATTGATACCAAACTTTTCTATAAAATGCAATGCGTCACTATATCGAGTGTAAAAACCAACACAACGACAGCGCTCTCCAGATTTTTCTGGAACTACTGTAATTGTATAAATTGATTCAGATTTATTATCAAATTGACGAGTTTCTAAAAGAGTATTGTGATTGTAAAGAACTTCGTATTTAGGAGAATCTTCGATCATGTCCAGAAATATTGTCTATATTTTACGACTTCTGTCAAGATTTTAGTATCAGTTTTGTTGATCAAAGTCTCAATACGATGAACTTCCGCATAATCCTGTTCATATGTATTCCGATTGATCTCTGTAAGACGTTTAGAAGTCAAAGGTGGATAAGCCGCATCTAAATCTTTTTGAAGTTGTGGTCTTTCGACAGTTACATAATGATAGGCTTTTTCTAACCATTTTGCAAATTTTGAACATTCTTTACCACTAGCTTCCCAATCTACGATACCACTTTTATATTCATCTTCATAAAACCCTTTAATGAAAGCGAAATTTACATCTTCAATAAGAACGCAAACATCAACCCATGTATTAGGGATTGCAGCACGATATTTTTTGCCATAAGGTTTAAAAAAGCATTTAAATTCGTACCAAGCATCACGAATTTGATATGGAATATAAAGCTCCATATCTTTTTTGAACATATACCATTTAAGCCAAATATTAATATTAAACCAAGTTTTCCAAGTAGATTTATAGTCAACAGGGTTAACAATATTAATTTTTTTCGTACTTGCAGTAAAATCTTTTACATCTGTTTTCATCTTCTCAATTTTACGAGAAGATTTAACTTTTTTATTTGGTTTAATTTTTACTTGCTTATTTTTCATGGCCTAAATCCTATTTTTGGTTTTTCAAGAGTTTTGATATTTCCAATAAGTTCTTCATCACTTTTTGCATAATAAATATCAGCTAGAGTCATATTATCTTCCGGTTTGATATCAATGTCAAGTTTTTTAATAAGTTTTGCCGCCTGTTCTTTCGGAAGCCCTTGGAATGAATATTCGGCTTTTAAACGACCTTTTCTTAGAAGAGCTTCATCAATATCTTGACGATCACAATTGTAAGTAACAATGACATTTAATTTAAGAACATCTCCAAGAATACCATCTGTCATATTAAGAAGCGTTGAGACTAGAGAGGGTTGATCAGAAAGACTACGCTTGGTTAGAGCTTTTTCAGCGTCTTCAAGGATCATAACACAATCAGTTTTCTTTTTCAATAAACTTAAAATTGATGGATTAGTAATCTCGTCAACAAAAGAAGTTGGAAAGAAAATAACATCTTTTTTAAGAACTGATGCTAGATACCTAATATAAGTTGTTTTGCCAGTTCCAGGAACCCCGTGAAGCATGTAAAGCCCCGAAGAGTTTTCGTGAAGAGATTTAATCATCTTATCACTAACTTTTTTAAATTCTTCTCCATAGTTTAATTCAAGATCAAAAGTCTCTGGCAAATTAATATTAAATTTAGAAAAATTAAAATTACCATAGTCTTGATTAACCATAAAAATATTTGGACGTTTATCAATATCCATGAATTCTAAAAATTCACTATCAACACAATTTCTACTAGTTGGATAATAAAATGTTAATCTACATTTATCTTTTTCTTTACTATTTTCGGAACTTATATGAATAAAATTATCTTTATAAAAAAAGATACTACCTTCTTCATAATCTAGGTTGGGTAAAATAATTTCACCACCAATAATAAATGGTTCTTCTTCATCTTCCAAATCTTCAAGGGATTTAGAAATTAAAACCTCTTCCCCAGTTTGTACTAACTGTGCATTATTTTTATTTAAATATTCAATGATCTTATCTTTAAAAAAGTTTTCACGATATCTTTTATATGATGGAATTTCGCCATCTGATAATGACATTATCAATGACATTGGATTAATAAACTCAGAATGAAAAAGTCCTACAAGAGTAAGATCGGGCAGTTTAGATTTTGGAATTTTATAAGAGTTCATATTAAAAAGGATCTAAATCAAAAATTTCAGATAAAACTACTTCTACGCATGCTTGTTTATGTAAACGAGAATTTAGTGCGATATACAATCGATTATGATATTCATAGTTTTTATCTTTTTTATAAAACTTAACTAAAAGTTCTGCCATTCGTTTAATTTCTTTTTTGGTTGGTTTTTTGAATTTGCTCATAAGAGAACTTGCTTCACACGCTTTATTTATTATACCCAAATTTATTAATTAATCAAGAAGAAAGTGCTGATGATAGGAGTCGAACCTACACTTCCGAAGAAAACAGATCCTAAGTCTGTCGCGGCTGCCAATTACGCCACATCAGCATTTGGAGGTGACAGGGCTCGAACCTGCTACCTTGACCTTGCAAAGGTCCTGCTCTACCAGATGAGCTACACCCCCGTAAAATGCGCGATGAGAGGATTGAACTCCCGACCTTGTCCGTGTAAAGGACCTGCTCTACCGCTAAGCTAATCGCGCTATAATTTTCAAAAAACTATTTATGATTAAATTTAAACCATGCATAAACAAGTATTATACACATTATAAACCCAACTGAATAATTGGCAAACCACCAAATTCCAAACTGAGTTAAAAACATATAAACCATTCCTGATATGTAACCACAAATTGACATCAGTATCAAGCCTAAAGATACATCTTTAGATGAACGATTTTTAAAAATTTTTAAAATTTGAGGTATATAACAAAACATAAAACTAATTGTCATTATGATACCGAATATTTGTGCCAAATTTTCTTTCATTTGTATATTCTGGGTAATTTGAATTTCTTTTCAAACCATTTTATTAATTTTTTTCTCTCGCTTTTTAAATAGGCGAAACGATATTGACCAAAAAATTTTCTCATCCCCCATGCGTCCCATTCTCGTTTTGCCCAATGCTCGACCCAATTTTCGGCTTTAAAAGATTTAATAGCAGAATAATCATGCTCCTTATGGAATTTTTTCCATATCCCTTTTCTAGCACAATAAATATGCCCTAATTCATGAAATACAGCTTCTGCCATAGCTTTTCTTGGTAATTTTTTATCTATATAAATTATTTCATTTTCAGTATCCGCTTCTCCATCTAATTCTTTATTAAAACGAGTACGAAATACAACTTTGACTTCATATTGAAGACAAATTTGCCTTAAAAATCGTATAGTTTTTTCTCTGTTCATTTTATTATTTTAATTTTTAAAATTAAAACTATCCATTTTATGTGTAAATAAAATAAATGAATCCGTCTTTAATTAAAACAGAATATTTGGCTACTGGACAATCCGCACCTTTTACTGGTGAATGGACAAATACAGCTCTTTGTAAAAATGGTTTTATTGTGGTTTATGCAAGTGGTTCGAGTGTCGATATTAATCTACAAGCTAAAACACAATTAAATCAAAACCCAATGTTTTTGGAAGGCGGCTCCGCAGAGGCTGTTACTTTTTATACAGCAACAGGAGTTGGGGCTGGATATGGAGATCCTATTTTCTTTGATTCTCCTATTGCTAATATAAGATTAACCGCAAGTAATGGTAGCGCCCCAGTATTTGCTTATATAACTTATCAAAATTAATCTTCTGATTCATCCTCTCTAGGAGGTCGAGGTTTAAATCCAGTTTTTCTTTTATTAATATAAGCCATATTCGGCTGAAGTTTATACTCCGGATGGTCTGAATGGACTTGTGAATCTTCTACTGTCCACATTCCCATAAATGTCCATTTCATTTTTTTATCAAGCTTTTTCCAAAGCTCACTACTTTTTAATACTTGCATAGATGGCCAATACATAATGTTTATTATCCTAAAAATTTTTTAAAAAGTCCAGTTTTTTTATTCTGACTTTCAATAAATAAATTAAAGTAATCAAAAATTCCTTTATTCCAAACTAGTAAATAATCAAAAGCTTCGATAGCTGGCATCATTCCCATGCTCATTATTTCTTCATTAATAATTCTTTCATGGTCTTCAAAGTTATCCATAAAATCATATAAATAATTTAGGACTTCTTGTTTTTCTTCAAAAACTGCTGAATCTACCATTACTTCAGAAAACCATTGTCCATCAATTTTCTTCTTTGAAGATTTGAAAACACTTGTAAAAACAATATATTGATTTGATTCTTTCAAATAAACTCCAAATATTATGTAAAATAAATTTTTATTTTTACGTTTATTAAATTTTTTTGAAATATCTGATATTAGACGTTTCGGTACGGCCCCAAACATTACATCAAGATGTAAACCTTTTAATTGTTGAGCATTTAAAATTTGTTCTAAATCCATTATTATAAGCTATTATAATAATGTAAGTATTAAATATATAAAAAAGTAGATAATTTATTTTTTTAGTGTAATATTAATATATGCCAAACTTACTTCCATTTAGGGATTACAGCGAACATGAAGTTCTCAACTTTTTTGCTTGTACAGCTATCGTAAATAAAGGAACGCTTGTTAAACCAAAAAGAAGCTGGAAATCTGTTGGCGCAACAGATAAAATGACTGCTGGCCCATTAGATCTAGGCGCATCTGCCCCTGGGGCTTTATATCCAAATACGGTTACAAATAATTTTGAATTAGTTGGCCAAGTTGAACCAATTGTTAATTATGACGACGTTCCTACGGCTATTGGGGTTTTATTAAAAGATGTTGCTGAATTTAATGAATACGGAGAAAAATACGTATTTAATCCACGCGAAGCTGCTGAAATGGATGTTATTATTAAAGATATCCAAGCGGTTCCAATTTTAACTAGAGGAGTTATTCTTGTAAATGAGATAGACACAACGAATCGTGGCGGTGGCGGTGGTAATCCAGATATTGGAGATGCCGCTTATGTTGGTGGAAATGGTAGAATTGGTACAGATGGTATTGTTGTTATTGGTAAGTTCCTTAGTCGTTTAGATGAAAATGGTTATGCTTTAGTTAAGATAAGCATACCATAATAATCAATTATTATTAGTAATTTATAGAATTTTCTAAATATAGTTTATCCCATAGAATTTGATATTTATTTATAAATACATATGGATCTTCCATATTTTCAATGTTATCTATATATTCTAATTTAAAATCAATATTATAAATATCAAAATTATTCATTAAACGTAAGTATAATAATATTTTAACTAGTTTTATATCATTTGTTTCAAATATAAAATATTTATATTGTGAGAAATAAAAATTATTATTAACAAATTTTGTATTAAATAAATGATTAGTTAATTTTATCATACTAAAGTTATTATAATTTATAATTCTAAATAACTATAATATAAATATGAAAATCATATTTAGTAATTTGTGCATGTCAAGATTCAAAAGTAATATTACCGAAAGAAGACTAAAAAACAATATTGAAATGGCAAAACTTTCGAATTTTTTAATTCAAAATCACGGATTTGAAACTTATTTTTATGGTGATCAAGATTCTTTAAATTATTTTAAAGATGTAAATTATAATAAATTTTATGAACTCGAAGATCCTAGAATAGGAGAGATACCAGAACAAATATGGAGTATTGGTAAATTATTTGCTATGCTCCAAATTAACGAACCATTTATTCATATTGATTCAGATATTTTTTTATTTAAAAAATTTAATGAAGATTTTTTGAAAAAAAATATTATATTCTACCATAACGAATTTCATATGGATAAAGAGACAAAAAAATATCAAGATTTTTTTGAAATACGTCCTCAGAATACTAAATCTTTCAGATGTCGTTCTTATAATTGTGCTTTATTTGGTGGTCAAAATTTTAAGTTAATACATAATATTTGTAATGAAATTATTGATTTTATTATCGATAATAAACAAAAAATAGAACAAAATTTAAATAAAAAAGAAAGTTTAAATTTCGAATCTTTTTGGCCAGCAGTCTTAATAGAACAAGTTTGGATATTTCAATTATTAAAATATTATAAAGAAGAATTTACTCCATATTTACATCGTACTGAAAATTTATATATTATTGGTAAAGAAGCATACGTTAAAAATATATGCCATTTACAAGGAGCTAAGTACAATCCAATAGTGTATAAAAATATTTTATCTATGAATAAATTTTTTGGTATTTAGTGTAATAATATGTGTGATTAAAAAATATTTACTACCTGGAGATCAAATTATTGAGACTGGGGATATTGTAACTTTATCAGATATTATAGATTGGGGAGTAATTGATATTGATGTTCCAAAATTATGGAATAAAAATAAAGGTGAAAATATCTCTGTTATGGTATGTGATACCGGAATAATTGACCATGAAGATTTAAAAGATAATATAGATTTTGATAAAGCTAAAAGTTTTATAAAAAATGAAGATTATATAGATCATCAAGGTCATGGCACTTCTGTAGCAGGAGTCATAGCAGCAAAAGATTCGGGTTTTGGAGTTATTGGTGTAGCCCCACATTCAAAAATAATTCCAGTCAAAACATTATCAAATAAAGGTTTTGCTTACAATAATAGTCTAGAATCTTCTTTAAGATATGCTTTAGAAATCAAACCAGATATTGTTAATATGTCTTTAGGTGGCAAGTCTCCTCAGGGACCAGTTTTTCATGATTTAATTAAGGAATTATATAAAATTAACATTCCTGTAATTTGTGCTATGGGAAATTATGGAGAGAACTATTCTTGTTTTCCAGCAGATTATCCTGAAACCATTGGGGTAACTTCTTATAAAAAAGATCGCAATATATCTAATTTTTCTTCTAGAAGTGTTGATGCTGATTTTGCGCTTCCTGGGGAAAATATTTTAACAACAACTTTAAATAATCAATATTCAATTGTAAATGGCACGAGTTTTGCAGCGCCATTTTTATCTGGTTTGGTGGCAATTATTCTTTCAGAGGCAAAGAAGAAAAATATTAATTATACGATAGATCAATTAAAAAATATCTTAATACAAAGCTGTGAAGATTATGGTCCAGCTGGAAAAGATAATTTATTTGGTTATGGTATACTTAATATAAGTAAATTAGATGCTTTAATTTAAAAAATTAAACCTTATTTAATTAATAACCGAATGCTTTTAGAGTATATTTAAAAGGTCTATTTTCTATAGACTTAACCGCATGTGCCATTTGTTTAGCAACATCTTGAATTTCTTTTTGCGCATTATCATTATCACGCAACTTTAAAAAGTTTGCAAAACTACGCATATTAAACATAACATCTGCCTCAATTTGAGTATTATAAGTTCTAAAAAATCTTGCTGATTCTTTTGCGCGCTTTCTATCTATTCCATAGGAATTAGTAAGACTTTCAACACATTCATGATATAATTTTAATCCTTGAGATGTATAATCCTCTAATTTATCAATCCATTCAATAGGCCAATCATAAGGAATGTAATATTTATCTTCTTTTAATTCTTTGTAACGCGCCGATTCCGCGTTAATACTTGAGATGCGGTGTTTAAGTAAATGAATATGTGTTGCAATATCAGTGTTAACTAAAAAATGAACAACACCTTTTTCAAATGGCGTCTCATGACCATTTGACCATAACATATTAATTAAGTTTTCAATTCGGTTACGTTTTTCTTCACTTAAGTCTCTAGATGTCGAAGTCCATGCTGAACAAGCAATTATTTCATCTGACCCATAGTATCCAAGTAATGTTACAGTATTATTCATAATAATAATTATTATAACTTAATATTATGACTATTTTAATTTATAATCAATATTAATATTGTTTTTCTTCGTATGTGTAATCGTAATATTCAATATCGTCTTTATATATATCTGTAACTATTTCTCTTGCCTCTTGATCGTAGAAACTACTATAATGTGCTCGTGGAAGCCATGCTCCAAATCGAGGTAATATTATCGATTCAACACCAATTATTTTACAAACAAGACTGAAATCAGTTTGTAAGTTTTCATATCTTCCAATAAAATCTACGCTTCTATCTATCCACCATTTAATTGGTCTGAAATGTATTCTAAAAGAATCTCTTAAAATATTTTTAACAAATTTTTTAAAATCTTTTGGTATTGTTCTTCCGTATTCTATATCTTTTCCGTTTCCAAGTCCGTTTATTAAATATTGATGAGCGCTAACAATTCTATCGTACGGATTTCTTACAAAAGTAAACGTAAAATAATTTTTGTGATCAATATGTTCGAACTCAGCAGCCCTGCTATGTTTAATAATATTTTTATGATCAAAATGGTGTTTAAGTGCAAATTGTATTGATCGCCCTCCTGTTTTGGGAATATGAATGAATAATGGAGTTTTTTTACACATAAACAAATTATTTATCTAATTCAGTAGTTTTATAATTATGATATCTTGACTTTTCTCCATACTTAGCCTCAAATTCTTCTGGATGAAAAGTTTCGATCTCGCTTTTGATACAGTCTTCAATATATTGATCAAATTCTTCTTGTGTCATGTTATATGTTTCTGGTCTCATTTGTTTTTTGTAAAAATTCAGTAATTGCGGCTTCTATCGGTATTTCATTTTTAAACCCCGTAAATTCTAAATTAGGAAAGTAGTTATTAAAAAACTTAAATTTTTTAGAATTTACCATTGGTTGGCCATAACCAGCCGCTTCAATATCTTCTTCTTTTATGTCTATGTCTTTTAAAGATAAAGAATTTAAGATTTTAGATATGAGTCCTATATAGTATTTTTTACTAGGATGATTATGCTGATAAGCTAAAAGAGTCGTTTTATAATTTTCTTTCACAAAACTTTCCATGCAAATATAATTATTATATTTTACTGAATCCTCTTTTGCTCTTAACGCGTTTTCATTTCTATATCGTTCAAAATCTGTGCATATCGGATAGTCTCTTTCTAAAATATTTATTAACCCTGTATCATCAGAATCTCTAATGAAAGATGCTATCTCATTGATATTATTTTTGTCTTTTACTTTTGTTCTTGCATATTCTATATATGGTTTTAAGGATACCCAGTCACTGCAATATAAAAATAAACGTACATTTGGAAGACAAATGTTCATACCACTGGAGATATTTTCACATAAATATTCTGTTTTAAGTTCTGTTATAGGTGTGATCTCTGTAGAGGTAAATATAAAGATATCCGCCTGCTTTAATTTTTCATGCACAGATTTATAAATTTCTTTTTGTATTGGCTGATTTTCTTTTGTCCATACAGCAAAGTTTGTTTTATCGCCCCTCCAAATATTCATTGGAGCACAACTTTCATCACATTTAATAATCTCAAATGATTCTTTTAATTTTTCGTTTTTTGAAAAAAAACGGGAGACCGTCCCAGTCTGGCAGTTACCATAAAATAATATTTTAAGTTTCATTTAATTATTTATCTTTATTTTGCTCAAACTGGTAAAAATAAAGTTCTTCTTCTCCAGCAAACCAACGGCTTCCAGTTTGTTCACAAGAAAATTCTTTATTAAAAACCATCCATTTTTCATGGCCTTTTAATTCAGAACCTATCCAGGCACCACCATCACGCCAAACTACACGATTTCCAGGTTGAATAAAATATTGCCCACCCTCACCTATCAATAAATGTCCTTGTTTATGGCCACCAGGGTTTTCACTTTGACCAGTCCTAAATTCTGGGCCATAAATCCAATCAAATGTCATTAAATATGTTGCATTATGCCAAGTTTTATCTTTTAAAACAATTTTACAAGCACTATTTTTTAAATATTCATATTTAATACACGATACGTATGGGGAGAAACTATCCCATAACTCAAGCCAATCAAGAGGAAAATTACTTAAACCTTCTTCTGGTAATTTATTATTTAGATAATGTATAGGGACTCTAGTATGAATACTACCCATTTCAGTCATTACAGAAAAAAGGCCGCATCTTCTATTAATAGAAGTGAATCCAAATACTTCTACTGGAATAAATTCTTCTGTTTCTCTGGGTTTTTTATTATATAAAAAACTTGTATCTAAATAAGATGTAAAAATTGGAATATCTGTATTAATATAAGACATTTAGGTGTAATTCTTATATATATATTACATTTTTAATATGCTTACTTCCAATAAAAATAAGAAAAAAATTGTTGCAAACAATCCTAAACCCATTCATTTGTCAGATTTTTTGTCATTTGATAATATATGGAAATTAGCTATTTTAGCATTCATGATAGCTAGTTTATATTTGCAAAATAATTTTATTACCAAATCAGAGTATAACAAAACTTCTGAAAAAGTACAAAGAATAGAGTTAATTCTAGGCCAGTTAGAAATAAAAAATCAAGTTGATATTTCTCAAACTAAAACATTAGAACTAATTGAAATAAGATTGAGACAATTAGAACAAATGGTAGCTATTTTGGAATCTAGGCGTAATGAAAAAGAGAACTAAAAAAATAATAAAAATATGCATTCAGTCAATGCTTATTTTATCTATTGTTTTATTGGGGGTTGCATTTTGTTTAATTTCTGTACGGCTAGGATTAGGTTTTAAATTAGACCCACCTTTTTGTTGGGCATCATTTTTACAAATGGGATTACTGATGTTAACAGGATGGGCATTTAATAAGGAATTATTTTATTATTAAAAATAAGTAATATTACCAACTTGTTTTAGAGCATGGTTTATCATGCGAATATCATCTTTACTCACTGACTTCAAATTAGAAATTTCTTCCAATGCTGGTTTAAAATATGGAGCATGTTCAAGAATAAAAGTTTTAAATTTATTATCACTAAAAAATAATGATGTGATACGTTCGTTATCAATTGTTGGCAAAAAGAATTTCATATAATCATCTTTTCTTTTGATAATAGGAAGGGCTGCTTGAAAGTTATTTTCGTCTTCAAAAAACTTTTGGGCTTTTTGTGCGTCTTTTGTTTTAAAAAGACTTTTGATTTTATCTTCAAGGCTACCAAGTTTAAGTGTCGCTACTAATTTTGTTGGATTTGTTTCGAGTGGTAAAACATCAAATACATCACCACCCTCTTTATGAATTTCTAGAGCATAATCAAGCCTTCTTGGAGAAACAATTTTTTTAGCTTTGTCTGGAATTCCATTCCACCATTCAAGTGCAGATTTGGCCCAGTCTTTACCAAATTTATCTTCAAAATATTCGATATCTGGAATAAATGGAACTTTAATACGAATTTGAAAACGATCTATTTGAGCGCCATCAAGTTCTTCTACGTCATATTCTTCTTCATCATCACTTGGATTAATAGCTACCCAAACAACCTTAAGATTGGGAAATTTACGACCATTAATACTTTTAAATTGAATAAGCTCCATTGTAGCATTACGAATTTTCTTATGGCTACGGTTATATTCATCAATAAAAATAGCTTCTACAGTATCATCTGACATTTTTTCCGGAAGAACAAATGAAAGAACATAATCATTTCCTTTCTTAATTTCTTTGGGAACGCCTACAAAATCAACCCACGGATCAAGAGTTGATCCAGAAAAATAAAGCCAATTTTTACAATTTTTATTAAATATTTCTGTAATTAAACTTGTTTTACCAGTCCCATGACGACCTTCCAATAGGACATTTTTATTTAATTTAAAATAATGTTCTAATTTATTTTTAATTGTATTCAAATCATTTGCCATGACTTAATATTAAAATGATTTTATAAAAAAAACAAGAAACTTTTAAAGAAATTTATGCAAAAATTTATATAAGAAGCATGCGAATAAATGTGTGATTAATCCACAACAAATATTTGTTAAAAATATAATATTTAAGTCTAGAACTAAAGGATTGTATAAAAATGAAACAAATAAACCAATCCAAAAACTACTACATTCTGGACATAATAATGGTCTCCTAACGTATGGGATTTTGGCAACAAAATTTCTTATTGGTACAAAAATATCCGCAAAACTCCACATGTATGAAAAACTTAGGCTAATACATATATAATATAGTAAATCAAAAAAGTACATAATGTTATAAAAAGTAAATATGCAATTTACCTTCTGGACTTATTGCTGTAGAAAAATTTCTAAATTGTGCGCGATCTTTATTAACAAAATCCATAAATTCTTTAAATTTTTCTTCTGTATTTTCAATTACAAACATTTTTCCATAATAAGGTTTTGGAGTTAATGCGGCGTAATCAATATTTAAAACTGATTGTATTTTATCTAAGTTTTCTTTATTGGATAAATAATTATTTAATAAATTTAAAGATTTATCTTTATTATTAAGTAGTTCTGTTTCAACTTTTTTTACACAACTACAATTTGGATTCGTAGATGCACTTTGAATATCTGCATAAATATTTGGAAATTCTGATTGTAAAATTGATTTAAAATCATCAGATATTCGAATCAGATTTAAAATAATTTTTTGAAAATATGCTTCTTTTTCTTTAGGGATACTCATGTTATATATTAATTTATATATGGTAATTATTCAAAATTTTTTAATTGATGAACTTTACATCCTTCGGGGATATAAGCTGTTGTTCCATCATCGGTTAAAAACCAATTCCATTTTTTTCTCTGTTCTTCTGGAATTTGTGCGCCATACCCCCAACCATCTGTAAGAACCCATACAAATGGTTTTATTTTATGTTTATTATAGATAAAATCAGTAATACAACGAAAACTCGTTCCACCACCACCATCAAGTTTTTGTTTTTTTAAATCTACTTCGTATACCATTGTATCAAAAGCAAAATATTTCACATCAAATTTTTCTGGATCTAAACTTTTTGCCGCATGAAAAAATCGTGGAGCTAATCCCCAACATGAACCACTAGTATCCATAAAAAACCAAGTAGCAACTTTTTCGCTTTCTGTTTTTCTTAACGTCTGTTCAATATCAGATGGTAAAAAAATATTAAAATTAAGATTGTAAAGACGACGATCTTTCATTATCCAGTGAGATTCTAGTCCTTCATCTTTAGACATTTTCTTTTCAAAACGTCTGATAATACTTTCCCATTTCTTTTTATATTGAGTTGGTTTATTTTCAATTTTTTGAATTAGACCACCTTTAGTATTACCAATAGATTTATCGTCATTTTTTCGCGCATTTTTTTCAGCATCTTCGGTAATATTTTTAAGGCTTTCAGCTTCTTCTTCAGAAAGATTATTTATAATTTGTTGTACCGAATCTTCTGGAAAGTCTCCAAGACCACTATGATCATTAATAAGTTGTTTATTTTTTACAAACTTTGCATCTTTTAAAAGCCTATTATAATAATATTCAAAGTTATTCCATGGTAGAATATTCGGATCATTATCAAATGAATTATCCATCCAATAATATTCAGTTTTAGGGTCTATTTCTTGGCGGTTAAATTTAAAATATTTAACAAGACTTTCATTAACAACAATATCCATTGCTTGATTAGCCAAATTTGACATCTTTTTGCCAGCACGTTTGCCATGAGAATTAATTACGTGAAGGCATTCATGAGCAATAATAAACTTTTTATTATGATCGCTTTGTTTGTCCCAAAACTTTTTATTAATTAAAAATTCAATGCAGTTACCTTCTTTATTAAATCCCACGCATGCAGTATCAATGGAATTGCTGAAAATAGGCTTAACCAAACGCCAAAACTGATAAAATACTCCATGATGCTCAAGAAGCGACTCCAAAATTTGGCGGTATTCTTCATATGTAAGATTCTGGTTCACAAAAATTCTTTTTCTGCAGCATTTTTTAATTCTTCAGCATCTTGATAGTAACCAGCATTGGCCAAAATTTTAGGAGCAAATATGATCCAATGTTCTCCCTCGTCTTTCATTTTATTATGAAATACTCTAAGTATTGCACCAAATTGGATAGAATCTTCTTCTGTTTTTAAAGACTCTAAAATTAGCTCTACTCCACGAGTTGCAATTTCGGAAGGGTCGGAGTCAATACTCGCTTTTATATTTTTTGACCAATCGACACCTTCTACTGTCCATGTTACTATCATATAATCAATATGATAGAACTTCTTTATTAATTAGTCAATAAGATTTACCAAGCCTTACAAGACCAATATCTTGCTTTCCATTTTGGTCCAGGATTATCGCAATTATGTCTTGCGCGAAAGCTTTTTCTTCTTTCTGGAATATTCTTTTTAATCTTCATATTCGGGTCACCGAATCTTACAATTACAACATTACCACTCTCATTCTTTGTATATACCGCAAATTTTTTAGGACCGCCTGGGGTTCTAAATGGTTTATTCAGGGTGACTTTTCTACCTTGGTATTCAGCACCCTGAGCTTTTTTCCAAGCTTCTGGTGATGGACGATCTTTGTCTCCAGGTTTTGCTGGTTTATAATTTTTGCCTTCTCTTTGTTTTTTTCTTCTTATATTTTCCCAAAGACCAGGTCTTTCTTTAGCAATGTCAATTTCTACAACATCACTTTCATCAAATGCAACTTCTTCTGCTGAAACGTACTCAGACTCCTCTGGAATATAAAGATTATCTACAGTAAGATCTTCTGCAGCGGCATCTACTTCAGACTCTTCATAATCTTCGTTTTCTTCAACAAACATTACATAGTTATGTATAGTGAGCATGTAATCTTCAGTAATAGCAATTTTACCTTGTAACCAAGATTCGGTTAAATTTTCTTTAACCATGGGAGTCTCTAATGATTCTAAAATATTTTCGGCGTGTTTTTTAATAGAATTTAAAGAACCCACGGACATATTGAAAAAGTCTTGTTTATATTCTTCTAAAGATTCCGAAGCTTGAGCTTGTTCTTCCATTTTTTCTTCAACTTTTTCTTCAACCATTTTTTCGATCATTTTCTTTTGAAGAAAATTTGGATCCTGTTTCTTTTTTAGCTCATGTTGATCCATTTTTAATTTAATCATTGCTTCGGCCTCATTTCGATTTGTAAAACAATATTCTAATTTTGCTTCATCCTCTTCCATTTCTACAACTGCAAATGGACAGTCTTTATAATTTTCTACAATAATATATGATTTATCTGAAGCTATTAATTTATTATTATCACACTCTTTACATTCAGAAATAATTAAAACTTCATTATCTCCTTCTCCAACTGAAGCTGTTGCGCTAGCTTTTGCTTTTTGCCATTGCGAATAACAAACTGCGACACGCTGTTTCGTATCTTTAAAATCTTTATTCATTGTTTCATTCCCAGCACAACGTGAAATAAAATCACCTTGTTTTTCATTCTTTTTCGGCATCGGTAAAGGCATAATATATAATTTACACCTAAGAATTTGATAATTTACTTCAAATCTCTCATATTTTTGTATATTTTACAATCCTGTTTAACAATTTCATCGGCAAAAATAGCATCAGTTCCTTTAATACGACCTTTAACAATAACAATGTCGTTTTCTTCTGGGAATTGTCCACCATTCTTCGCTTTACAATCTTCAAAAAGACCGAAGCGACCATCAAATAATAATACTGAAACTTTACCAGTATCATCAGATACAGTAGCTTTATAAAATTTATTGCCATTTCTAGACTTGGATTGTCTAGGCGTTTCGGTAATTTCACCAATAATCAAGACTCTATCGTTATCTTCTCGTGTCTCAAAAGCGTCTTTGATGGTAATGAAGTTATGATTACCCTGTTTAAAAATACTTGTAAGATTTTCACTATAACTAAATCCTAAACAGTTCTTTTCATAGAAGTAATTTGTAAGCGCAACATTACGACTATTTAATTCATAAATCTGACGATAAGGTGCATATTTTTTCTTAAATGTCTCAAAACGAGACTCTTTGATTTGCTTTTTATCTACAAGTAATTGGATAATAGTAAGAATATTTTTATTTTCACCTTCATCATGTAACGTTTTAACAAGGCGTTTTTCTTTATCGGTCAGGATATTAAAAGCTTGTGCTTGCAATACCAAATGCGGTCTAGATGAACCAAGGTCATCCAATGCTCCAGCTTGAATTAATGCAGATAGAATACCAATATTTAATCCAGCTTGTTTAGCCGCTAAGAAGCAATCAATTTTATGATCATATTCACCGCGAAATTTGATAAGTTTTTCGATTGAGCTATCTGAAACTCCTTTAATCGCGCTTAACCCATATCTAATATTTTCACCCTCTACAGTGAATCCTATATCTGATTTCAACAAACTCGGCGGAAGCAATTTTATATTAAAATAAGGTAGCTCTCGCTCAATCTGTCTGATCTCATCCATTGGATCGGGAAGCTTTTGGATTGCATTAAGACAAGCTGTAAAAAATTGAAGTGGATATTTATATTTAAGATAAACAGTCAAAGCCCCAAGATAGGCCACGCAATATGAGTGAGATTTATTAAATGAATAATCTGCAGAATCCAACATGACTTTCCAAATAGCTTCTGCCACTTGTTCTCCAAAACCATTTGTTTCACAAATTTCGAATACCTTATCTTTCCACTTTGGCATTTCATCACGTTTCTTTTTACCAATAATACGACGAATATATTCAGACTCGTCAGCAGTAAAACCGACTGTAACAAGAGCTTGAATTAATTGTTCTTGATAAAGAGGGAGATTACGTGTTTCTGCAAATACTGGAGCAAGTTTTTCATGTGGAGCTTCGCCACTAAAATTAATATAATCTTTTTCGTAAGCCAAAGCCCCAGGTCGGGCAATAGCATTTACGTCACTCAAATGTGCAATATTTGCTGGTCGAATATTTTTACAAACACGATAGGCACAATCAGCACTAATTTGATAAAGACCATATGGAAGTAAATCTTCGCGCTGAAGATGTGTATAAACTTCTTCGTTATCATCAAGATTAATGTCTTCAAATTTTTCTGGAATTAATTCAAATACATTTTTGATAATCTCATTACTAATAAGACCAAGAAGATCAAGTTTAATACCAAACTTGGCAGCAGTATTCATTTCATATGAAATAGTAAGCTCACCCTCTTTATTAATTTCAACTGGCACAAATTTATCAAGTGGATAATAAGATAGAAAATATCCACTAGCATGTGTTGATTTACCACGAATAAGACCACGAAGTTTTAAGGCAATCTGATATGTTTCTGGATAACGATCAGCCCAATCACGAAATTTTTCACTATTTTTGTAAGAATCCTCAATATCCTCAACGACTCCGAAATGCTTTCCGATAGTATCTGCCAAGTGACTGGCATCTTCTTCAGAAGCTTCATTAACAATTTTATAAACATCTTTAACAAGAATCTTTCCAGAAAAAGTAGATACAGAAGAAATCTTACATACTTTATTTGGATAACATTTCTTTAACCATTCGATAATCTCATCACGCACTCCACCCAAATTAATATCAACATCTGGAGCAAGATCTCCTTGAATGTACGTTACGCCATCAATAACTTCTTTTTTAGCGCGAGTTTTTGAAATAAAACGCGTAAAGAAAAGGTTCTTATCAATTGGATCAACACCAGTTACTCCAATCAAATAGAAAATAAGACTACCAGCCGCAGAACCACGACCCCAATCAATAAACGCCCCAAGCTGACGAGCCTTATTGATAACACGCCAGACAAGAAGAAAATAATCAATAAACCCTAAGTCTTTAACAATTTCAAATTCTTCTTTGATACGATCAAGATAAATTTTCTTTTTATGTTCGGGAATTTTATCACGAAATTTTTTCCAGCCCTCATTAACAAGTTGCTGAAGAAACTGTTCATTACTTTCAGCTTTATCTGCAAGAACTCCTTTTTCTTCTTTTGTAAAAGAAATATTCGGCAACCTAACAAGGTTGACATTCTTCATTTCAATATTTTTAAATTGTTCTAAAAATTTCATATTTCGATTGTCAAAATTTGTTTCTTAAAAATCTCAAGACACTTTTCATTATCATAAACAGCATCATGTGCTTTCAGATCATTATATTCAATATCGTAAAGACCACAAAGATGTTTAACAGAGGTCTTCACTCCCTTTTTAACATAATGATACATTTGGTATTGCCAAGCAGTTCGATTTTCTGGAACTGTTTTCAATCCCATATATATACCTTTTTGAATACATTGTATATCTAAAACACGATCAAGATATGAAAAATCTGATTTTAAACCTAAGATTCGGCGCAAAGTATTGATTACATAAATATCAAAACCAAAAAGATTTGCCCCAACAATAAGATACTCTGGATTATAGAGATAATTTTCAAAGAGTTGTAGAATTTCTTTCGGATCTTCAGATTTTTCTTTCCAATTATTGTAATCAAATCTTGTAATTCTAGCTGCATCAGCAGAAATATTTAGGTCTTTCCAATAAAGCATATGATCTTCATTTTTTACAATTTTATGGTCCTCATATACTAACCAAGAAAGCTGCCAAGGCCGAGTTAAAGCCAAGGCCAAAGATTCTGTCTCAGTATCAAAAACAATATATTTTTGTTTTTTGTTAAAACGTAAAAGATTACTCTGCATTTTCTTTCCAAGCCTCCATACAAAATTCTTGACTACCAAAATGTCTTAATTCTGGTTTTTGAAAAGTAGTTCTATTAAGAATACAACGATATGTCATATAAGCCTTAAAATCTTTACGATCACGATAATAGATTGTTTTTGTAGGAATAATTTCATGATCTTTAATTGTTTCTTTAATATGGTTAATTAAAAGTCCATCGAAAGGCAATCCGTTATCTTCAGTAAAATAAGATGTGTCAGTAAAATCTAATTCGGGAACACATTGACGACCATACAAAAGATTGTAATAAACATATGAATCATAAAACGGAACAACTAGCGCAAGATTCTTACTCCAGTTTTCCTTAAGAGTTTTAAAATCAAGTCTTGGGCGACTATTATAAATACCATCTGTTGTAGAAATATTATGAAGTTTAATTAAGTCTTTAAACGAACTTTGCGTTGCAAAAATAATAAATTTACTTTCAGTAATTTCTGATTCTGGAGTTTTATCTGTAATATCTCTACAAACGCTAACTCTATAGCCAAATCTTAAATTAAGATTTGCTTTCTTTGCATTCTCATATGCTTCAACAAGCCCTGTTAGAGTATTGTCTACAATAAATACATCTTGCAAACCGTAATCATTACAAATATCAAAAATAGAATCTGGTTGATTAGATAAACGATTTTCTTTATCTACTGGGGCTTCTAATGTCAATACAGAAGTCAAAGAATAATTTGATCTAAAAATAGGTAGCATCAATTCGAAGAATACCAATACTTTTTTTAAAAGTCAAAATCATTATTTGATTTTTTCCAGGCTGGACATCCAGAATATTCTCTTATCTCAATACGATACTCTGGCTTTAAATCTTTTTCTTTAAATTCTTCATTTGCAAAAATTGATTTAATAATTTTACCGTCTTTATCTATAAGTACTTTGTATTGAAATGGGTCTAAATATGGACAACGCCATCCAGATTTTGTTTGACACATCCATTTTTTGCTAAATTGATTGGCAGCAAAATTAGAACGAGCTTTCTTCTCATCAAAATTTTTAAGATATTCACTAATATATTCAAGATAGTGCTCAAATCCAATTAGCTCTTCTTCACTAAAATGTGGACATTCACGTTCTGGGTCGTCTGGGTATCTTAAAAATAAGAATCGTACTAAAATATCTTTTTGTTTTTTATATTTCTTACGAAGAGCAAGTGAATACATCATACCCTGCAAATTGCTTTCTAGTTCCTCGCCTTTAAAAGCTTTCTTGCTAGATTTAAAATCTCTAATGATCATCTGCTTTTTATCTTTAAAAATTCTGTCAACAAATCCGCCAATTCGATACTTTGGTTCTTTATTAGTAATATCAAACTCCCATTCCGAACCAATAAGTTTATAATCTCCAATAAAATCAAATTTTAATCCCACAAGAATCATTTCATCTATACATTTAAGATTAGTAATTTCTGTACCACTTTTCTTTAGTGGCGGAACCATTTCATCTAGATCCAGTCCTTCACGTTTAGCGGCCTTCATAATTAATCTAAAAATCGCTTTGTGCTTCAGACATGTTCTGTTTTTTACAATTTGTTTAACGTAATGCTCGTGGCGAGGATTAGCTAATACTTCAAAGATTAAATGTGCTACTGTCCCACGCATAGCCCCAGAATTGTTTTTCTGTGGCAATTTAAGATTATAATTGCAATAGTACATCCAAGAACATGATTGTAATGTCTTGATTCTACTAGCTGATAATTTGACTAACTCACTCATAAAGGATATGTTGGATCTACTTGGCGGCAAGATATTCCATAAAATTTAAAAATATCTATAGACTTTGTATCTCTATTATAAATATCTTTAAAAATAACATGTTTAATTCCATAAGCTGCTATATTTGTAGCACATGAGGAACATGGTAAAAGAGTACAAGCCAAGAGTTTACCTTCACCCATTTTGATTCTTGCTAAAGCATTACTTTCCGCATGAATCATGTACGGTCTTCTTGCGTCACGATCTTTCCAAAATTCTTGAGTTACATTTACTCCGGCAGCAAGCCCATTATAAGCAACCGCAAGAACTTCGTTATGGTGACCTAACACACATGCGCCAACTTGTTGATACGGATCTTCTGATCGGCGCATTGCAATAGCTGCTAAATTCATAGCATGTTCTTCCCAAGTACTTCTCATAGCTGTGAATACCACTCTTTATTTTCTGCTACTGTTTGGTCACCAAAATCATTCTTAAAGGGATGAAAGATATGAATTTGGGCGGGGTCAAAAAACTCTACAAACGTTGAGCGTATTTTTGTAGCCGCTTTTTGCCCCGCCCTGTTTTCGTCATTGTTGGTCGCAATGACTATTTGATCGGGATCAAGGCGAATAATCGCTTTTAATAAACCTCCACCAGCCTCAGTCCCGAAAGTTATTCCTGTATTTTTAATACCACTTTCCCAAAGAGAAAGCATATCTCCAATACTTTCAACCAGAATTATTTGTTTTTTCTCTTTGATAAATTGATGGTTAAATAGAAATGGATAAGCCCATTCATTTTTACGCCCAATATGTTTCCATTTGATTTTGGATTTACCAGTTACATCGCGCCCAGAAAATCCTTGAATTTTTTTACGAGCATCAAAAATAGGAAAAACATATCTTTGATACATTTTACCAACTTCACATAAGCCTCCTTGAAAAACTTTTAATGTTTCATCGCTAACTCCGCGCCGATTCCAATAAGAACCATCCGGTTTCAAATCAACAATATCTTCATTTGAATAATATTTAGCAGTTTTATTAAATGGGTCTTCGACATCATTATTGAATCCTGTGTAATATTTTGCTTTATCTTCAAGAATTTGTTCTACCTGTTTAATATCTTTTAATTTGAGCGTAAGCTTTAAAAACTCTTCTAAAGAAAAAACATGACCTGTAACAAAATCTTTAACAATATTATTCTGTAAATAAATACCTACTGATCCAGGATCATCACCACCACGATACCGAGCAGTACAAGTAAGATAAGTACCATAATTCCTAGGATTACACCCAGCATCTTTTAAAAGTTCTAAAAGTCTCATAGAATTTCTTCTTGTGGTTCGTTGTTAGGCCGATCAAAAATATTAACATTCACACCATTTTGATGATTAACAATATCTTGTAAAGTTCCTTTTTCTTCTACATGAAAGTTATCAACATTAAATGAAATAAAGTTTTTACGATAAACTGGACGGTTATTTTCAATAACACGAACAAGATCATTATGACCGTGAGCATGTTGACCTTGATAACGTGACGCCAGTTCAATCATTTTATGAGTGCCAAATTGAGCACCATCTTCAGCTTGTTCTTCAAGAGTTTTACGCCTAAAAATACCAACATATGCAGCAAACCACTGAAGACGATCTGATTGAGCAATAGCGCTAGAATCATCTGCCCCAGCTTCTGCGCTACGATTTAATTGACATGCTGTAAGAATCGGGATATTCATTCGAACAGAAAGTTCTTTCAAACGATCAACTTTATCACCGATAAGTTGGTATTCCTGTTTACCTTTTTCTATTTCTCCAGTTAGTTTAATATAGTCATAAACAACAATTGCAGGATTACCACGACCAACTTGCCCAAGGTACCAACGTTGAATAATCGATTCAATTTCTGCAATAGGTTTACCAGCAACTTGTAAGTGTTTTACTTTACCTTGTGCTTTTGCAAGTTCTGATTTTTTACTATTCCATTTGGCAAGCAATTCTTTATTATTCTTAAATTGCCCCGTCTCAAGCCACCACATCGGAATACCAGTAATGCTACTTGCTATACGAAAACGAATAACATTTGTTTGCATTTCTGTATCTAAAATCAATGCTTGCATATTTGGATTAATCAAACTTGCTTTAGAACAAATATCACTAAGAATAGTTGATTTTCCGTGCTTTGGACGACTAACCCACGCGTAAAGTTCTCCAGGCCTTAAACCTCCATACATTTTATTAAATAGCTTGTATGGAGTTAAATATCCAGTTTCACTAATAGGATTATTGGCTCTCTCTTCGACCATTCGCTCGATATCTTGAAAAAGGTCTTCTGGATTTGCTTCTAGATCATAAGCAGTTACACGATCATTATACATTTTATCCGCCAATGAAATAATCTCATCTGGAGATTTGTCGCCAGAATTTTCCATAGCTTCTGCAATCAGAGAAGCTGTTTCTGCTACTTCACGACGAATTGTAATTGTTTTTAAATTTTTACAAGCATCAATAAGAGATTTTTGGCTAATTTTAAGAAAAGCAAGGCTTTCGATGTAATCAAAAATATTAAAATCTTGTTTAAAATTAATACCAAGATTTTTAATTTTCTCCCCAATAATTACAGGGTCAAGAGGTTGGCTTTTCATGATTTGACCTTTGATCACGCTAAAAATAGTTTTATGACCATTAGAAAAATCATTCTCATTAATGAAATGAGAAACTTCAAAATATACTTGTGGATATTTAAGAAATCCAGCGAGAACGTGTTTTTCTATTTGTACGCTACGAATAGAATTCATATTAAATTTTATCTTTGATTACTGCGTGAAAAGCTTTTTCTGCAAACTCTCTCATATTCTCTTGCTTGTTGTCGTCAGTAAAAGTAGGCCAAAGAATTTTGTAGTCCGCACTGTTTTGAATAATTGAATCGTTAATAGTCTCATCCATATTTGCTGGTGGAACTATTTCACCATTAATTGCAATTCTTTGCAAGTGAATAAGTATATTATTTGATTTTGCTTTTAACCAGCTCACCTCATCTTGTTCATACTGCTGATAACGAATATCTGGAATAATACAAATATCTGGTTGATATTGTTTTACTCTTTCATCCAATAAATTTGTCCAATATTTTCCTTCTGTTTGTTGACGTTTTACTTTGCCATACCAAACTAAAAATTCACGAAAAGTTGCTTTTTCTTCATTATTGTCTGTAAATACATTTAATCCAAGATATTGTTTAATAAAATCTTTACAGTCCTCTTTAAGAGGTTGTGCCAAAGAAGTTCTATAGATTGTTTTTCCTTTGTGTGATCTAATTAGATTTTCAATTTCTAGTGCAAGACTATCTTTGCCAGATCTGGCAACACCAGCTATACCAATATACAATACGCTCATACATATATGATATCTAAACTTAATTTGATATTCAAGCTAAATTTCTATATCAAATTTTTCTTTTATCCATTCTTGAGATAACAAGTGAATTTCATTTTCAAAAATTTCAATAACTTTAAAATTATTCATTTCTAACCAAGAGTACTTTTGTAGGTCTCTTTTAACACTATTTTTAAATCCCGTTTTTGTTCTATGAAAATGTTTGACAAACTTATCATGTTGCAACCCATGTGTTTCTACGGCAATTTTTTTTGTAAAATTAATAAGATCACATCTCATTCTTGTTCCAAATACTGGAAACTCTTCCACTACCACATGGGTACCCCAGTATGTTTCAAAAAATTTTTTTACATTAAATTGAACTTTACTTTTGCAAGCTTTGTCCCAATCAACTAAAAATTTGTTAATATTTTTATTAACTTCTTTCCCAAAGATATTTTTAAATTTCATTTAAACTTTCGATTGATTTAATTATAAATTGAACTACACCAATTTTGGAGGTAATATTTTTAAAATAAGTATCTACATATTGTTTTTTAGTTTCATATTCAGAAATTAAGTGTTGTATTAAATCATCATTGATGTCATTCCATGAATTTATTGCATAAGCCAAAGGATTTTGCTTTTCAAAGAAAAGAGAATGATAGTCATTTTTAGGATATATAGCAATGTTTCTACAATATAGAGATTCAAAATATCTATAAGATGTTGTATGCAAACCTCCAGCTGGACATAGCATAATTTTTGAATTTATGGCTATATTTAAATAGTCTTCTGGTGCTAAATCCTGTTCAAAAGATTGAAGGTTGTTTCCAGTTGTAAAATGAAAATAATTATTTCCATTTAATTTTTTAATAGCATTTACAAATTCAAATCTTGAAGGATGTATGAAACCAGCAAAAAAACAATCATACTTACGCTCATTAAATGGAATGAAATCTAATCCCTTTTTTATTGTTTTATTAACAAACTTATTTAGCCCCAATGGAAAAGGTAAATATCTTTTATCGGGAGAATTAATTAAAAAATTACTAAAACATAATAAAAAATTATCTGTATTTAATTTCGTTCTAGCTTCGCTACCACTTAAAAAAATAATGTTATTTTGTGTTTCTGGTTGAAAGTCGGTCTTATTGGTGACATAAAAATTATATTTTGAATGAGAAAAATAGTCGGCAACAAATTCCACTATCTCTAATAGATAATCCATCTCATCTGGAATGATTGATCCGCCTCCAAGATAATCAGCATAATAATTATATAAATTTGTTAATTTCATTTTTATTTATAGAAAATTACGCTATTATATTCATTCTTGATCTTATCTCTTAAATCTATAATATTAAAATCTGAAAATTCTTGTTTTAATACTTCAAAAGCTTTTGAATATACATCTTCTAAGATTATAAGAGAATCTGAATCCTTTAACAATAACGGATAATTTTTTAAAAAAAATTGTTGGGTTTCTAAGGTGTGCGGTCCATCATCAATAATTATATCAAATTTTCCAAAAGCTTCTTGAACTTTATTAATAAATTCTAAAGAATATGCATTTCCAAAAATAATCTTGACTCTTTCTCCGAAAGAGTGCTCAATAATATTTTGAATATCGATACCAAAAATTTCAGCATTTGGAAAATATTCTTCCCATAACTTAAGTGAATGCCCTTGTAAAATACCTATTTCTAATATTTTGATTTTTTTATCTTTGAAAGGTTTAAATTTTTCATTATAAAAATTTGAAATATAAGTATGTGTTCTCTCTTTATCAGAGTCATTTTTTGTTTTCCTATATAATTCTATTAAATCCATATATTTTATTTTATTGCGATTTTATTGAACGGCAGGGAATTATATATTTTATATCCGTGAGATTCTAATTTTCTTTCCAATGCTTCTCCAATTGGTCCAAAATTATGAGTTCCGTCTGAATGAATATATTCATATTCTATAAAAGAAATATTAAATCTATTTAAATCCAAAGAATTTAAAATTTTACAATCTAATCCTTCAGTATCAATATACAATCTATCAAGATTAAATATCTGGTGTTTTTCTAAAAATTTATCTAACTTTATGGCGAGTATTTTTTTTGATATCATTTCTGTTTGAAAAAGTTTAGAATGATTTTTATTGATAGAAGATGTCTGTCCTTCTTGTATATTTTTTGGGTAGAAAAATTCTACTTCATTGATATCATCATCGACAATTGCCATTTCATAAAATTTAACAAAATCTAACTTAGAATAAAGCTGTTTAGCCATAATTAAGGCTTCAGATAAAGGTTCTATTAAATAAAGTTCGGTAATTTTATCTTTATTTGATGATACATATTCATAAACATGATCATTGCCATCGTAACATCCAATTTGTAATATTTTCATAAAATTACAGATTTAATTGTTTGCTCTTCCATCCATGGTTTTTTGTTTTTGTAAAGTAAATAATAATATTGATGTTTAAATATAAATCCAGGATTATTAAAATCCATACCAATAAATCTCGCATAGTCTTGTGAATTTTGGTCTAGTTTAGAATTAATCATATCATCATTCGTATCATATAATAAATTAAAACCTAAATAACTATACATTTTCTCAATGGCTTCTGACATCACAGGTGGGCCTGTAATATAATTTAATCTTTTTTCTGTATTATCTTGAATTTTTTTAATAACGTTTTCAATTGTATTTTTTAATATTGGATGTTCTTTAGTTATCATTAAACACCATTGAACAAATGAACCATGTGTCCCCTCTCTAGTTATAATTGCCTTATCTTCGGTGGTTAAAAAACTGTCGATATTAATATTAATATGAGAATCTATATCTAAATAAATACCTCCATATTTATATAAAACTAAATATCTCCAAAAATCAGCTTTAGCAGCTCCTATTTGTAACTTACAATAGGCTTCAAAAATTTCATTATTATAATAGGTTTTTATAAAATCAAGAATATCTTCATCTGTATAAAAATGATATTGATATTCAGGATTAATGTCTAGCATTAGCTTAATAAGATAAATTACTTCTTCTGGTAATTTATTATTAATGAATGTTTGAAATATATTTTTTTCAATCATACTTATTTTTTAGTACCATAAATCATTAGATTTAAATTATGAGATCTCGGATTATGAATTAAAGCTTGGTCAATTTGATCATATTCAATATTATCTACTTTTATATTATTGAGTTGAAGAATTTGCGTTAATATAGAGGAATTATATGCACATTTATGAAAATCTTCGCATTTGGATTCTTGGTTAATCCAACTTAATCCTGCAAAAATCATATGATTTAAATCTTCAATTGACCATATTCCTTTAATATATGCTTCTAATTGTTTATCGATATTAATTGTTTGTATAAAAATTTTACCACCACTTTTTAAAACTCTGGACCATTCTCTTATAGCGTTTTTACCATCAATTAATGGCATATGTTCTAGCACATCTTTAGCATATATCTCATCTACAGATTCATCTTGTAAAAAAGATAGGTCACGAACATCTGATTTTTTTACTAATGGATGGTCATATAAATCTACATTAATATAACCATCTTTAATATCTTGGGCACATCCTAAATTTAATTTTATCATAAAACACTTTCTTTTAACATGGTTGATATTTCATTTTTAACATGAAATTTTTTGGACATATTAAAAATAATATTAGAGTCAAATTTATATTCTAAATTTATATTAAGATTATTCAAATCTAATTTAAATCCATTAATTCCATTTTCAATTAATTCATTTATTGAACCATAATTAGATCCATACACTGGAGTTCCTTTTGAATAACTTTCTAAAACTGTTCTACCCAATGCTTCTGGTAATCGTGTCGGCATAAAAAATCCACGCGCCTTTTGAAAAACATGCTTATGATTTTGACCTCTTTTTAAAGGACCTTTAAATTCAAAATTTGATATATTTAAATTATATAAATAATTTGCTAATTGATCATTGCCAGAACCATATGCTATAAATTTATGATTTTTATTACGTATTGCTGTTTCTATAAAAATATCTAAGCCTTTACTTTCTAAACCCCACTGTAAGCCAGCACACCATAAAAAATAATCTTCTTTATTAACCTCTAGATCAAATTCTTTATCTTCTAAGCCTGTATAACAAAAAAAACTTTTTTCTTTTTCCCAGTCTTCTTTTACCCAATTATGAAATTGAAATTGTGAAATAAATCTATATTTTACGTTATCATAATTTTTCATCCAGCCGTACTGTTTATTACAGCTATCTTGAAATGTGCATATAATAGGTTTTTTAAATTGCAATAATGGCTCAATACTCCAATGGCTTTGAGTCCATATAACATCAAAATCTAAATTTTTTAAAATTTTAGCGACAGAATAGGCATAGAATGAGCTATTTCTTTTTGAAATTGATGTGGGTTCTTCTTCTGTTTCATAAACTTCAAATGGGTATTCTTTTGTATTGACCCTTTTAGGACATACAACAAAAAAATTTTGTTTTTCATTATAAAGACCAGCTGCTAAATTTTCTACGCATGTTTCGATTCCACCATAGCCATCTAATGGAAATTGTTGTAAATAATCATTTCCAATAACGGCAATTTTCATATACTCAGATTGTGTTCTTGATAATTTTCTTGAAAATCTTCTATAGATTTGTGAACTTTATGTTTTGGGTCTTCCCCTCCAGATTCTACTTTCCAATGTTTTTCCCAGAAATTTTTATTTCTTAATATCCTGTTACTCAAATTCATATATCCAGTATGAATTACAAATGGATAATTTTTTGTTCTTAATGACTCTATATCAGAAGGCGTTTGAATAGAATAAACTAGATTACCATTTTCGTCGATTAATTCGCATGTATCGCTTTTAGATGTATCTATAGTACCATCCAATTTTTTAGCAAAATTTACGGCACCACGGTACAATCCTTTTTTATGCATATACCATTTTGGAGTAATTGAAAAATAATGATGGTTATCTTTATAAAGATTCACTGATGGAATCATTACAGATTTTGATGGAGAATATATTAATTGATTGCCAATATTTTCCCAAATATGTCTTTGCCATAATGGTATATATTCATCCATATCAAGACCTATCTTTATGTCTTGTTTTGTGGCTTGTAAAGCTGCATTTTTTATTTTCCCATCAAGTAATGGATCATCATAACTAAAATTTGTTTCTAAAATATATACATTATCACAATTTTCAATTATAAAATCACGAACTTCATTTACAGAGTCATCTTCGCTTGTATTTATTGCAATAACAACTTCATCCGCAAATTGAGAAAAATTCTGGATATGGAATCTATAATTAAATTTGTTCTTAATTAAATTAAATGCAGATGTATAAATTGAAAACATTATTTAGCTAAAATTGTTTTAAATTTTGTAAAAAGATATTTACATATATCTTGATTATTTTCTAGAAATGTTCTTAATTGATCCATGCCTTGAATTTTTTCAGGAAAATCTTTATCAATATCTTCTTTAATATCTTTGATTAAACCACTATCAAAAGCAATCCATGCACCACTTTTTTTAGCGAACCCCCACTGAATAAGCATATCTGCGACTTCATATTCAGTCCAAACACTTTTGCCATCAATTCGACCATGGCGAATTGGATATGTAACTTCTACACCATCTTTTTCATTAGTAGTTTTACGAAGAAGAATTTTTGACCAATGTCCAATAATTTTATCTCCCTCCATGATTTGGTCAGATTTATATCTTGGCTGAAATTCAAAAATCCAATCCGCATAGTGTTGTAAAGCATTTCCTCCAGAACTATTAGTAAGTTTAGGATCAGTTTTTGCATATGGATTAATTTGAACATTAGAACGAACTTGGGATATAAGTCCACAAATATGTCCAAATGTAGAAAGTGGCAACATAATCCTACGAAGAAAATTCGACGTAAGAACTGCTCCAGCAGCAACTTTAGCACTATCCTCAAAACCCTTGCTTAAATCATTTTTCGAAATAAGCGCATCCATACTATCAATGAGAAAATAATAACGAGTATTTTCTGGGTTATTTTTGATAAGCTCTAATATAAGTGTAGCAATATTTTCATAAATATTAGAACGAAGTACAAAACATGTTCCAGCTTCCCATTTTTCTGGATCATCTACAAAGTTGACTCCAGATATTTTTTTAACATTAGAATTAAGGCGTCCTTCGGCTTTAACTAAAAAGCCTTTCGAGTTAGGAACTGTCTTAAGAAAATTGTTCATGATAAGTAGTGCGGAACTTGTTTTTCCGCCACCACTTACTCCGGTAAAACGAACAATTGCCGGAACTTCGAGTGCACCACCAAGTTCTGAATCTAAAAGAAGAGAGCCAGTAGATACTTGGAAAATCTGCTCATCTTCGAAATTATAATGTGAATCTTTATTATCTTTAAGATGTGAAGATAATATACTTTTGCCTGTTAAAGTGTTTTCTTTTGCCATAAGTTTAGAAATTCTCTTAAATTAAGAGCTTTATCTAAATCATATGCTTTTTTGTTTTCAAAAGCAATATTATTATTTTCTATTTGAAACTTTTTTACTTCTGGCAAATTTAAGTTAAATTTTTTATATTCTGTATTGAGAAATTTACGACCATCATCAGATAAAAACCAACATAAACTATTTAATTTAAAATTTAATTCTAAAGTATTCCAAAAATCTTCATTTGGAAAAATTTTGAATAAACTTTTGACCATTTTCATTTCTTTTGGCCAAATAATATTCGAGGTATCTTTTAAAAATTTTTTTACAAAATTTTTTTTATTTAGATTGGTAGACTTCACAATTTGCACAAATCTCTTCGGACACTTCAAAAATTTGACGTTCGTTACAATAAAATGCTGTTAATTGATAATCCCCGCCTCTACAAGAACACCTTTTTATAGTTTTTGTTATAGGTTCTTCTGATCTAAATTTACATGTATTAAATTTAGAAGGGGTTGGGGCTAATGGCTCTATGTTCATAATAATATTATACACTATAAATTAAATATTTTTCATATCAAAGCTTATCATTTCTTGAATTAGGCTGTCAAATGAAATTTCTGGAAACCATCCCAATTTTTTTCTAGCTTTATCTGATTTTCCTAATAAAAGATCTACTTCAGCTGGCCTATAAAATAAAGGATTAATTTGTACTAAAATTCTATCTTTATAAATAAATTTTTCATTTATACCCTCTCCAGTCCAAAAACCTTGTATATCAATAAATTTAAAAGTTTTATCAATAAATTCTTTTACAGTATGTGTCTCGCCAGAAGATAAAATATATTCTATAGGTTTATCTTGATTTAACATCATCCATATTCCACGCACAAAATCTTTCGCATGACTCCAATCCCGTTTTGCATAAATATTACCTAATTCTAGTGGTTTAAATTCTTCATTATAATTTAATGCTTTATTTATTTTTGCGATCTCTTTGGTAATTTTTTTTGTGACGAATTCTTCTCCACGTCTAGGGCTTTCATGGTTGTATAATAAACCCTGAATTGCAAATAAATTATAACTTTCTCTATATACTTTTACTATATGTCTCGCGGCAGCTTTTGCGGCACCATATGGACTTCTAGGTTTTAATGGATGATTTTCGTCTTGAGGACTATAATCTACATCGCCTAACTCTTCTGAAGATCCAGCATTATAAAATCTACAATTAGGAACATGTTTTCTAATTGCTTCTAAACATCTAATTACACCCATTGAGCCAACATCAAAAGTTTGTTCTGGAATTTGCCACGAAGCGCCAACAAAACTTTGAGCAGCTAAGTTAATAAAATAATCTGGACCTATTTCTCTAACAATATTATCGATAGATTGAGAATCAGTAAGATCTCCAGTCACTAATTTAAATTTAGGGTTATTTAACAAATGCTTAATATTATGATGATTGTTAGTAGAGGCTCTTCTTACCATGCCATAAACTTCATGACCAGTATTATCTAATAAATAATCGGCCATGTAACTGCCATCCTGACCAGTTACCCCTGTTATTAAAATTTTTTTAGGCGTATTCATCGTCATCTTCTTCATTGTTTGGTGGATTATAATTTTCTTTATTATCTAAGGTTTTAAGAAAAAATTGTTCTATTTGATTTAATATATTGTTATATTTTTCTTGATATATTTCTGTACTTTCTGTAATTTCATCACTATTTTGAAGTGCTGAGTAAAATATATTTTTTGGTGAATTTAATATCTCATTAATAATTTTTAAATCGGCACCAGCTATGTTTTTATGTGCAAATTTTTTCCAAGTTTTAATAAATTCTTTATGAACATATTTTTCTTGAAATTCATTTTCTTGATTTATATAGTTTGCTATATAATTAAAACAAAAAAATAGCATTGACCATTGAAGATTCTGCATAAATTTTGTTTCCAATGTTTGATCCATTGAATCACGCAAATTTTTATGCAAATCTTTATCTTTCATTATTTAATAGGACATACTCCCCCCTCACATTCGATGCCTTCTAAAGTATCACTGCCTAAATTTTGATTTATGTTTAAAACTGGTTTAACTTTAGATTTTTTACTTTCATATTGTTCTTTGCTAATTTCTTCATATGGAGCTTGTTTAAAACCATGTTTTTGTCTTAATAAGAAACTAACAGATTTAATTCCATTTTCATAGTTTTTAGAAAGCCAATTTTTAAGATCTGAAAGTTCTGTTTCACTATAATAAGCAGTAACACTAACTGCGTTGTCAGACCAGATCTCCTGAAGTTTTTTCACCATTTCCAATTGCTGAATTACTCCCATATCATCTGCAAACATTGCGCCATCTGGAGTTTCACATGGAAACTCTACAACTACAGTATCATGGTTTTCAGAACCATCAAAATTAACAACATATTCAGTATGATAACCCAAATCTCTACAGTAATTTACGAGAGGATCATTGCTTGCCATACGTATTCTTCTAATATAATATTTAGAATAAGCAGGATGAACCCCTGGAGTTGCTCCAGCTAACAGGCTTAATGTTCCACTTGGCTTGACAGTCGTAAGTTTAATACTACGATTCCAACCACGTTCTTTACTCCATTCTTTATCAAATTTACGAAGCTCTTTATAACATACATCAAGCCAATCAATTTTATCAAGAGACTGGCAAATACCTGTAACACCTAATCCAAGACGCATATTTTTATGCACAATTTTATTTGTCTCCTCATGGATGAATGGAAGTGCCGCAATAGCTTTTTGAGTTTTATATAAAAGCTTCGCACAAAGAATAAGCTCTTCTTTAGAGTTTATATTATTTAAATATAGTTCAGAAAGATTACAGCATTCATAAGAAGCAAGACTAATTTCACCACAAGGATTTGTGCCCACAACGTTATCTTCATCAGTTGGATAAAGATTACTATCTTTCATCAGACCATCTTTTAAGCGGCCATATTTTTGAGAAAGGGGGAGGTTAAAAAATCCATAAGGCTCGCCCTTCGCAAATCCTGTTTGAGAATCTAATACATATCCATTACTCCAGATCTCATTAGAAATATGAGAAAAGTCATCTGCATAAATTGTGTTATTAGACATCGCTCTCCAGTTAGGAATATTACCTAATGACCAATTTTTAGCTCGAAGAAAAAGATAATCATCAGGATCTCCAATAGCAATTTGTGCGCTACGACGAACATTGCCAGAAACAACAATTCCACCAATAATATTACAAATATCAAGAACGTCAACAGAACGAAGTTTTTTACCTTCTCTAGATTGAAAAATCTTGTTAATTTTTTCGATACCATCTAATAGAATTTGAGGGCCACTTGCAATACCACCAAAACCTCCAATTCTTTCACCAGCGCCGCGAATAAGAATTGTAGAATAATTAAAAGATTTACCATTAACAAAAAATGCCTCTAAAACTTTTTCTAAAAGACGAATCCATCCTTCACGACTATCAGGGACAATAAAATCAGCATCTTTAGTATTTTTATGTGTTATATTTACTCCCTTTTTAATACGTGGTAACTCATGAATATCTTCTCTACGAATAGAGAACCCTACTCCACCACCTAACATTAAATTTTCAAAAAGAAAAAGAAATGATTTAATACTATTCATTGAAACATTCCAACAATTCAAAAGCGAATTTGCCCCAAACCGATCAACAGTTGGTGTTCCAAGTTGCCATAGCATTCTTCCAGCAAAATTGCACTTAAGATTAAAAATCAAATCAAAAAGTTGTTCCGCTTCTTCTTGTGTATAATTTGCTCCAATTTTTTGAGCCCCATTAATACAACGACGAATTGTTTCGTGCCACTCTTCAGTCTTTCCATCTTCTTTAAGACGAGCATAAGTTCTTTTATAAACAATATACCCCAAACCATTAAAACCCCAATTAGGTTGTTTATCTGCGTATTTATTTGCGAATTTTTCTGAAATAATTTCTGTGTTCATTGTAATTATAAATTATACATTAAGATGATTTAAAATGCAAAAAATAAAAAATTTTCAAATGAAAATTGTTTTATTGAATAGCTTTTGGTGTATGTTTTAAATGCCTTTTTTCTTTCCAATCTTTTGAATATTCTTTTTTAATTGGATCATTTTTAATTCCACCACGTTTTTCACTTAACTCTTTTGAAAGATCCATCATTTCACCGAAGGTTCCAGCTTTATTAGTTTTATCCATAAACGCTCGTTTTGAATATGGATCTATATTTGCATCAATACTGGCTTGCGGAACTACAAATTCACGATTCCATTTCAATCCATTTTCGTCTATATATACTTTTTCATCATTCATGTGAAAAAATATTTCACGAATTTCTTCGGTTTCTGGATGGCTAAATAAGTAATAAGGCATATCCTTATTTTACTTGTTTTTTATTCATTTTTCTAATCTGAGACGCTTTAGGAGACATTCTACGTAATTCTCCATTTGGCATGCGCATATATTCAGTACCATCTTTAAATTTAAGTTTTTCTCCAATATTTGTAATTGTATCCATATTAAATATTTTTCATAATGTCTAAAATAGAATCAACCATTTTAGAATAAGTAAATTGTTCTTGTAATTTTAGACCTTGAATATTATTAGGATTTTCTTTATATCTTTTTTCAACTTTATCAAGACCGTCTAGAAAATCTTTTTCATTCCAATCGAAAATTTGACCCTGGTTAAATTCAAGACCCTCTTTAAAAAAGATATTATCATAACAAGGTATTTTGCCATTTGGTTCGATAAGAACTGAATTTTCTGGCGTCATCCAATCTTTGTACGCATGAGCATTTAATCCAAGACAATGCTTGCCAAGTGCTACCGTTTGAAATTCTGGAAGACCCCAGCCCTCTCCTCCACTCATGGCTAACACAATATCTGTATTATTTAATAAATCATTATACATCTCGTTAGATGGCATATAATTTAAAAAATTAATATTAAAATAATTTTGACCACCAAGAGCTTGGCTAATAATTTGTGATTGAATTTGTGGCTCTAAGAAATGATTAAAAATAGCGCAATTTAAATTATAATTTGGATTATTTCCATATTTTTTTGCCCATAGAGCGATAGTTTTTAAATGTCTTTTTCTTTGTGGTTCTAATTTTCCAAAGAGTCCAAACTGAACTGCTTTAATATTGCGTTTCGTAGTTTGTTTAAAATGGGTATTATCAAAAGCTAGTGGGATAAAATCAACATTATTTACTCCCATTGACTTGAATAATGAGACTGTATAATTACTAGAAAATAATACTTTTTCATTATTTTTAATAATATTTGTTTCTGTCTCCGTAGGAGAATCTACTTCATAAAATGAAAGTAAAACTTGTTTGTTCGAAAAGCTTTCTAAGCTACCATTTAGATGCCATAATTTAAATATAGGTACTGTTTTCTTGTGTTCTTTATAAGAAGAATTTATAGAATTTTGTATCCAAGAAACAAAATTATTATCTTGTTTTTGGGTGCTAATATCTATATTTCCAATAGGAAATAATCTAATATCTAGATTTCTTTGAAAAAGTTCTCTCAAAATAGAGAGTGAAACTTGTCCCAAAGATGTAGAATTTAATGGTAAATTAAATGCTAATTTATTCACACTTAGAAAGGAATATCTTCAGTAGCTGGAGCTGATTTTGCTTCAGATTTTGGAGCGGCTTTAGTCGCTTCTTTTTTAACTGGAATATTTTCTTTTTTACTATTATTATCAAAATAAATTCGATAATCTGGTTGATTAGATCCTTCAGTTTTATATTTATTTTTGAAAACCATTACGCTAATTTCTTCACCAGATTTTGATTTGATTTTTCCAGTAAGGAATTGGTTACCAGTTTTAGAGGTTTTAATCCAAAAAGCGCCAGCTTCTTCGAGTTTAGTTTTATCATTATTATCCATAGTTATACCATAATATCATTAATTTCTAATGATGTCAATTTTTTTTTAGCGAATTCTATAAATTTATTATGCCAATTCAGAACTGTTTGCGGAGTTACGTTTAAAATCTGAGCTATTTCTGAATAGTTTAAGATTCTTTCTTTATTATAAAAATAACGATAGTAAATCGCATTTTTAGTATTTGGGTCAGATATCTGATGAAATAAATCTATGATATTATTGATAGATTCTTTTTTATTTGAAAGATTTTCAAATTTATTAGAATTGTTAATAAAAAATTCTAAATGAGTATCTTCTGTTGGTACTAATTTTGAGTTTTTATTTTTAAAATTTAAGCAAAAAAATCTTACTTGATTTCCAAGCCATGTAGAAAACTTGCTTCCTTTTTTAGAATCAAAGGACTTTGCAGCATTAAAAATAATCCAGTATTTATTATCATTAAGTTCGTTAATATCTAAATTACAAGTACTACAATACTTTTTTCCAATATTGAATATCATTCCACTATGCCGATTAACTAACTCTTTCAAACTTTCATTACATTGGTCATTAATTATTCTTTTTATTAAAGTTTCATCTTTTAATTTTCTCATTATCAATCATATAACAAATATTAATTTTAAAGTCAAATAAAAAAATTAGATTTTTTAAAAAATCATAATATTATCTTTGTGAGCAAAGCGAACAAATCGAAGCCGAACGAAGTGAGGTTTCGAAAAAGAAATGTTCCTTTACTTTAACTTTTTTTAAAGTAATGTCAAGTTTATTTTTAATTTTACTCTGTTGTTTGGGCGCATTAATTATACATTTATGGTTTTATTCTGATTTTTTTGCTTATTATGCTAAGTCTATAAGATTTTTTATCCCTAAAAAAATATATTCATGGCTTTTAATTAACGAATATTTAGAAAATCAAGATCCGAATTTATTTTTTGATAGTTACATTGAGTATTTATTTGTCAAAAGATCTTTTACAAAATCTTTTAAAATACAATTTTTCTTAAAATTATTTTCTTGTATAACATGTTTTACAGTATGGGCTTCAATAATTATTTCTTTAATATATGGTAGTTTATTATACGTGGGTTTAGTATTCATTATTTTAAGAATATTAGATTTTATTCTTAGATACATATTAAAAAAAGCTATATAATGAATTATGAAAAAATTAGATTTTTGCAAACCTACTAAATCTGTAACTGGAGCATGGATTACTTTTGGATTAACTAAAGATCAAGAAGACCAAAAAAAGAATGGTTTTTATGTTAACGCTATTAGGCAAGCTGGATGGAATGACGAAACTAAAAATGGAACATTTAAAGAAAATGTCAATAATCCTGAAAAACATAAAAGAATTAAGCTTAGTGAAAATGATATTGCTGAAATGCTTCTTGTTTTACAATCTAACGGTTCAAAAAAATGGTCTACAGTCCATGCTGGTAAAACACCTATTTTTGTAGAACCTTTTATAAAAGAAGAAAAACATCTTGGATATTTAATTAAGCTTGGTGGTATTGGTATTGCTTTAAATTTTGCAGAAACCCTTCGTCTTCAAGAATATTTAAAATTGACATTACAACAAATGTATTTATAATACATTAATATGCGTAAAAAAAGAGTCTTATTTTTAACAGATTACGCTGGAGCTTTTACTGGTTTTGGTAAACAATGTAAATTATTGTTAACTTATTTATATAAAACTGGTAAGTATGAAATTTTGAATGCAGCGCAAGGTACTCCAAAACATGGACCTCATACACAAAAATACCCTTGGCAAACAATCGGTGTCCTTCCAGATGATCCTCAAAAAATTCAACAAATAAATCAAGATCCAAATCTCGCAAGAAATGCTGCATATGGAGCCTTAGAAATTAATAATATTGTCAATAGTTTTAAACCAGATGTGGTCTTTTCAATTAATGATACATGGGGATCCCAATTTGTTATTGATATGCCATTTTTTAAAAAGATTCCGACAGTATGCTGGAATACCTTTGATTCATTACCTTTACTCCCAGATACAATAGATAAAGCTAATAAAATCACTAATTATTGGACTTGGAGTGATTTTGCAAGAAAAGAATTCCATAAACTTGGTTTTAGTCATGTCAAAAATCAATACCCTTTAGTCAATACAAATAATTTCTATAAATTACCAGATAGCAAAATAGCAGAAATTAAAGCTAGATTTGGGTTACCACAAGATGCTTTTATTATTGGTTTCGTTTTTAGAAATCAACTACGTAAATTAGTCAATACTCAAATTGAAGCGTATTCTCTTTTTAAAAAACATAATCCAGAAATAAAAAATACATTTTTATATACACATACTCATTATGGAGAAGGATGGGATATTCATCGTTTGTGTCAACAGTATGGAGTAGATCCTAGAGAAGTCCTTTGTACGTATGTTTGCAAAGAAACTCGTCAATACTTTATCGCTCCATTTCATGGTCAAGATATTGAAAATCCAATTACTAAAAGAAAAACATTAGTAACCGCCAATGTTGGTGTGGGGGTCACAGATGAGCAGTTAAACGAAATATATAATATATTTTCTCTTTATTCTCACCCAGCTACATCTGGCGCTTGTGAGTTACCGTGTGTAGAAGCAGCTTTAACAGAAAAAATAATCACAACTTGTCCATATTCATTTGGTGAAGATATTATTGAGTATAATAAAGGAAGCATCGCAATGAAGTTTACGTTTTATACAGAACATGGAACTCAATTCTTAAAATCACAACCGTCTCCATATGAACTTTCTAAGATCTTCAAAAAAGTATATGAAATGAAGCCACAAGTCAAATATAAAATGGAACAAGATTCTAGAAAATGGGCTTTAGATAATTATGCGATTGAAGTAAATGGAAAAAAAATTGAAGAATTTATTGACGCGCAGGAGTTACTAAACGACGAAGATTTTAATTTTAATCTAGTTTCTAATAATAATCCAAATCCAGATGCAAAAGTAGAAGATCATTCAGATGACAAAGAATGGGTCAAATCTTTATATAAATTGATTTTAGACAGAGACGTATCTGATCAAGACGAAGGATTAATCCATTGGCTACAAAAAATTGAACAAAAAGTGCCAAAAGATCAAATAGAAAACTATTTTAGACAAGTTGCGAAAGAGGAGTTATCAAAAAATACTCCGATTAATTTTGAAGATCTTTTAGATAAAGATGATTTTGGTCGAAGAGGTTTAATTGTTATGCCAGAAAGTATTGGAGATGTATTTATGGTAACAAGTCTTTTTGAATCTTTTAAAGAGGTTTACCCAAATTATAATTTATATGTAGCAACAAAACAAGAATATTTTGATATATTGATCGGAAATCCACATATTCATAGAATTATTCCATACATACCCCAAATGGATAATTTATTATGGTTAGAAGGTGCTGGCGATCATAAAGGCTTTTTTGAAGTTGCTTTTCTTCCACATATCGGAACGCAAAGAATACTTAATTATTTACATAATGGTAAAGATATTATTCAATTTGAAATAAATAAATAAAATGCATATATTAGAACAATACGCTTTAAATTGTGGTCTTAAAATTGGCAAACCATATATTCACGAGAAATATTTTCCATTGCCATTTGAAAAGTATATTACATTCAACCCATTTGGAAAATTTAATTCTAGAAAATATTCTTACTGGCAAGATGTTATAGATTTAATATTTCCTATTTTATCTAAAGAAAATATTGGAATTGTTCAAATTGGTGGTCAAAATGAAATTGCCTATCAAAATTGTACTCCCTTAATGGGTCAAACAAATTTTAATCAAACAGCATATATTATTAATAATTCTTTACTTCATTTTGGTGTTGATAGTTTTCCTATACATATGGCATCTTATTTTGATAAAAAAATTGTAGCTTTATATTGTAATATGTACGCCCAACAATCTAAGCCTTATTGGTCAAGCCCTGAAAATATAAAATTAATACAGGCAGATCTTAATGGTAAAAAGCCGTCATATGCAGCAGAAGAAAATCCTAAAACAATTGATAATATTAAACCAGAAGAAATTGCTTCTTCAATCTTAAGTCTTCTTGGACTTGATAAAACAATTAATCAAAAAACAATTTTTATTGGAAATAAATACGGTGCTTTATTATTAGAAGCTATCCCGTCTGTAATCTTGCCTCCAAATTTATTTCCAAATTTAATTTTAAATATTAGGTATGATTATATAAATGATATAAAAGAAGACGATTATATTTGTACTTTAAATAATTTAAATATAAGAAATTGTTCTATTATTACAGATAAAGTTATAGATATTGAAAAATTAGTACAATTAAAAGATAAAATTACTAATTTGATTTACGATATTAGTTTTAATAATGTTAACACTACTTTTATAAATAAAGTTAAGTCATTGGGAATCAAAATTGATTTAATTTTTCAAAAATCGGATGAAAATAATGAAACAATTTTAAACAATAAAAAGTTAGAACTTTTAGAGTATCAAGAACAAATTAATATTATAGAAAATAATTTAAATATTGATTTAATTAAAGATAGCAAATACTACAAAAGTAAAAAACTTTTATTTGCAAATAATAATGTTTATCTAAGTAAAGCTGCTTATATAGAAAATAAACCTATAGAATTGACTGGCGATATAAATGTTTATCAAAAATTATCAGAAATTAACAATTTAAAATTACTTGTTAAAAATGACGCTGAATATTGTTTATTTTTTAAATAATGTTTGACATATAGATCAAATTTTGCAATACTATTTAAATGTCAGATAAAATTGTATATCGTTATAAAAATCAAGTCAGTAATTTTAAAAGAGACGTGAACGGTCTTTTAGAGTGCGTAGATTATATTTTTAATCCAGATAATACAATCAACTGGAGAGCGATGATCAATAAAGAACATCTTGTTCCGAATCGTGATGCTTTTAAAAATCAAAAAGATATTAATTTAAAAGAAGTAGATGTATCTACATTAGCAGATAATCAATTGCTTATTCTTCTCGCTGGAATCAAAGAACTCGCCCAAATTAGAGGTTATAAAAATGTATCTTATGATGTCATTCAAGCACAGCCAGATTATGTAGCAGTTAAATGTACAATTGATTGGCTTCCAAATTATGAAACAAATATGGAGCAAGTTTCATTTTCAGCCCTGGCTGATGCTCATTTAGATAATACAAAAGATTTTGCTAAAAATTTCTTAATGGCCATAGCTGAAAACAGGGCTTTTATTCGTACCGTTCGTAGTTTTCTTAAAATTAATATTGTTGGTAATGATGAAATGGGTAAAACAACACATGTTGATGTAGATTTAGAGCCTAATACTTCAATAACACAACCCGTAGCTCTTTTAGAAAAAACTATGGAAGAATATGCCATTTCTTTTGAACAGATCAAGGATAGAGCTATCCAGAAAAAAATGGAAGGTGCCGAAAATTGGTCTAGTATAAAAGATATATCTCCGTTATCGATGTTTACAATTATTAGCGGAATTAAAAATAAAAATAAAAAATCTATGTAATTTTTGGTGGAAAGATATTATTTTTATCAAAATCATCTCTTTGCCACTCTAAGAGTTCAAAACTTGGCTGCTTAAGGTAACTAATTTTAAAAGTATTATTTATCTCTTTCTCAAAAGAGAGTTCTTTACAATCTTTATTGTCAAAGATAAATTCTTGTTCTTTTAGTCTAAATACTTCAATATCAAATGAATTATTAGATAATTTTATTTGACATTTAGTTTTTTCAAATTCTAATTCTTTTTCTTCTTCTGCACAGTCACTAGTTTTATACTTTGGTGGATCAATCTGAATTGTATCACTAGTTGTTAAAATATAATTTATAGACATCGGATTAGTAGAACCTATTCTGTCATAATTATCGTTTGTTGTTGCTAATATGCTTGCTGGACTCTCAGTATTTAGCATACTTACAATATCATCTTCTTCTAGTAATTTTAAAATATTCAACATTAATTCAGCATTTTGACCAACTGTATAAGAAGAAGTTTGTGCGCTTGATGATGACGATGACGATGATGAACTACTTATATCTTCACATTCTGTATCTTCACAATTTTTATCTTTATCTATAATAGATCCGTATAAATATATTTCATGGTAAAGCTCAAAAAAACACATATATATTTTTTTACTTCTGATATAAAATAAGTCAGAAATGTAAAAATCTAAATATTGGTAAGTAGAATCTACAATACTATTATTATTATTTATATTATATTTTGCAGATCCAAATTTAGTAAATTCTTTTTCAAAGTTTTTTTGTTTATCAACAATATCTGGTGTTAAAGGGGATACTCCGCCAAGGTCATAAGTATGTTTATTAATTACAGATAAAACATTATCAATATTTCCAAAAATATCTGAAAAAGGATTTTGCGATATAATGACAGGGTCATTTATAAATGTAGAGTTAAAATTAAATTTATTACTATTTTGAAAAATAGATTTAAATGCGTTTGAATCAAAAGCCCATTCATCTTTAAAGATCTTAGTATTTGAATTATAAAGTAATTCTTCTTTATTTTTATCTTCTTTAATATTAATAATGGTTTCATAATTTACAGAGTCAGCGCCTAATCTTTTTTGAAGCTCTTGAAAATCAAAAATTTTTGTAGAATTAAAATTTATATTATGTTTAATTTTTTGATTATATTCAATTGGTTTATACCATACTACTGTAGCTTCTATTCTAACATTTGCTCCTAATGTATCTACAGCTGTAAATGATAAGGTTGATAAAGGTGTTTTTGGAATTAAGTTCTGATTAAATGCTGATGCAGCATTTCCATCTGTAATTTTTGTACCATTTAAATAGCCTATATCATCAGCCACACCAACTGCTTTAAAATATGTTGGACTACCATCTGGACTATTAAAAACTATAGGCCCAGCAGTATCTCCAGCTTCCGCTCCACCATCTTTAAAATCTCTTTTACATTCCGGACATTCTGGTGAAAAATTATTTCCTTTTGATTCTATTTCTATATCAGAATTAATTATAACACCTTTAATCATTTTATGAAATAGTCCTTTATATTTATAAAATTCTGTTTCTGGAATTATAAGATAATTTTTACAAAATTTATTTGGAAATTCTAATTTATCAAATAGTGTAGAACCATATTTATTTTTTTTATACCATTTAAAAACCTCTTCCTCAGTTTCAAATTCTTTCGGCTTTTCTACGCTTGAATCCGGATCTTTTTCTGCAAAAGACGCTCTAAAAAAATGAATTGGAACATCGCTTATACGCCTATCTATAGAAAATTCTGGACGATACCCAAAATTACTATAAATACCATGAAAAACATGTTTATTTATTTTTGTCGCCATTTTATTAAAAATTCAATCTGCCACCAGCAAATGGAACTGGATAAATAACTGGAACTCCGTCAAATACCATGTTACACATTAATAAATTCGTGTTAATATTTTGCATAATATAAGCAGTATTCACAGCACTTTCATTTCCAGGAAGACCAGCAACAGCTTCATCATCTGAGACAAAAACACCAATAATAATTCTTGCTTCAATTTGTCTTAAATTATCACCTGATTCAAAAGTTACTGGTTGTAGCTCGTTAACTGTTTTATCATCTGAAACCCAAATAATTCTGGCCTCTTGGGCTTGTAAATTATTAACAGATACTTTTAAAACACAATAATAATTTTCACCAGGAAAAGAACTTGGAACTTCTTGAGGAAAATCTAATCCTTCAATGGGAATTTTTAACCATTGTAAATATTTACTAGTTATTCCCATTCCAGTAAAAAGACGAGAATGGTAATTAACTGCCAATGTATAAATAGGAGTTCCGTCTGAACGCGTGCCCTGTTTACCAATATCAATTTTAAACGGATGTGTTTGTCCAGCTGTAGGTCTAGTAATACCAATTTTATTATAATTCGACATAAACTTATCCTTCTAAAATATCTGTGAAAAATATATTATTTCCACTAATAATATATTGGAATTTATTTCCAAAAATATTATATGGATTTGGTTTATATATTTCAATATTTAAGCCAGTATAGATTGTAGATTGATTTAATGGTATAATACCAGATCCTGAAAATTGACTAATACCAGTATTAAAAGATATTGGAACGCCAGAATAATTTTGTGGGTTTCTCGGATCTTTAAACCCTGTTAATATTGTATAATTTCCACTAAAACTATCTTCCCAAAGAATACCTGATATATTTTTAAATAACTCTATAGGCTCTACTTGTTTAGTATAAAAACCAGAATTTTCAACAGTAATATTAAAAACGCCTGAAAAAGAACCAATCCAAGAATTAGCTCTTGGTCTATAACTTTCTCCGCCAGTAAAATATCTATTGTGAATTTTAATTGACTCTAAATTACTAGAGTCTCTATAAATTCTAAGATCATTGCCATTTTCTCCTTCTCGTAAATAAGAAAATAAAAATAGTTTATTGTCTATTTGATAACCAGTAACCCCAACAATTGTTTGTAATAAAGTATATCCTTGATCATTAAATCCTCCTGTTGCTCCAGAATTTAAATTATTTAATAAATTTAAAGGAGAACTAAATTGACCTGGATTATCTGCTCCAGTATTATAATAAAATAAGAAATCAGCTATACTTATATAATCTCCATTTTGAAGTCCAGACCCCGTATTATCTATAAATTCTATGATATTTTGAGCTGATTTAAAACCTGTAACATAATTAAGATAAACTCTTGTTTGTTGACCTGGATGAGTTAATTGTAAGTTTTGCCAAGTATATGAACCACTTCCATCTCCAATATAACCATTTAAAACACCAGTTGTAAAATAAATAACTGGCTGTAATCCAGTTGGATTTAAAATAGTTCCAGTAAAAATTTGATTATCAAAAGAAGTAATATAACCATGCCCACGATATGAATTGATTGTTGTATTTATACGGTTATCAATGGTATGATAAAAATCTACTTTTTTTATCCTAATAATCTCAGACATAATTATTTATTAGTCAAGTTAATAATTTCGTCATCTTCTAAGAGTTTCAAAATATTTAACATCAATTCAGCGCTTTGCCCTACTGTGTAAGAAGAAAAAGATGAAGGTTCTTGAATTGACGAAGACGAAGATGAAGATGAGGACGATTGACAACATGGATCTAATTGGCATGGGCATGTTGGCGGATCTGATACTTTAACACACTGATAACAAATATCATTACCTCCAGGACAATTAACAATTTGAGTTTGTGCTTTAAGATATCCTTTTTCAATAAATTTATCTAGTCTAAATGGAATTGGAGTTTTCCAAGCATTGACATCTGTACATTGTTTTGGATCACATACGAATAATTCAGCAGCCGGAAAGCTCATTTCTTCTTCGCAATTAAATGCTTGTTGCTGCCAACTAAATTCAGCTGGGTCAGCATCATTTGCGCAATTATAATTCAAACAACATACATCTCTATTATCATTAATTTCAGTACAGTCTGCATTTTTTTCTACATATTGCCAACAAGGATTTTTAAAAACTACGTCTGGCAATCCTACTTCTTTTAAATTTTCACAGCAATCACAAATCGGGCATTTGCTCTCATTTTCTTTATAATATCTTCCACAAGATAGTTCTCTAAATGATTGCCATTCGGCTTCCATTGTGTAAGGTTCGCTAGATATGTTAAGTGTATAATTATTAAATTCTGACTGCCCATCTTGACAACTACTCAACCTACTATTAATAGTACCATTTAATTTAGCAACTATAGATGGATTCAATGAGCTAGCACAAATTGTTCTAATAAAATCATCTGAAACCTCAATATCTGCAGTATTTTCAAGTAACCCCTGATTAATTCTACCACCTTGTCCTTGATAAGTTTTACCTAAAAATACAAATGACATTGTTAGACTTGTATGGTCACATTCAATAGGACTACTTTTTCCAAGTACAGAAATTTTAACCTTATCTGTACTACAATAAGGAACTGCACTTACTATTTCTACAGTTGGGGGCATTTCACAACAACTATACTCTGGTGATGGTGTTGGGGTTGGAGTAGGTGTTGGGGTTGGAGTGGGTGTTGGGGTTGGAGTAGGTGTTGGGGTTGGAGTAGGTGTTGGGGAAGGTGACGGCGATGGTCCTGTAGTACAATCTGCTTGAGTAGTGCTATTATCAATAACAAAATCATTTTGAACAAGTTCTTCAACTTGAGCGATCTCATTGACAATATTAAAATTAACTTTTGAATCTACAAATAAAGCACAATCTGGAACTATGCTTGTGCAATAACATTGTCTAATTATAACAGATGAAGTGCCTAATTGCGTTGGAGTTCCTTCTATTAAATTACTTTTTACTGTCGATAACGTTAATCCATTTGGTAAAGATCCACTTATAACACTCCAACTATTTGGTAACAACCCAAAACTTCTCCACAAATTTTCTTCTAAATCAATTCCATGATCCACAAGACAGCCTGGGGTATTGATACTATTCACAATTAATAAATTAGATGGAGTCCATCTAGGAGTATTTATTAAAAGATTTAATGTCTGTTCATTAGATAATCTTGCTAATGTTTGTAAATTAGGTGAGCTTGAACTAGAGCTCTCACCACCTCCACCGACACATTCAAATATTAATCTACTATTATCTACAGAATACAAATTTCCGGTAGAAGTAGGAGAATTTGTTATATTAATATTGACAAAAGAATCTCTATATATTAAGCATGGTGGATACAATCCAGTACAGTAACATTGACGTATTAATACTTTTCTACTTTCAGATTGTGTTGGTGTCCCTGTTATAAGCCCAAATGCGCCAGTTGATAATGTTAAACCAGCAGGCAGGGAACCAGAAATTATATTCCAAGTATTTGGAACAAGACCAGTAGTTTGCCATAAATTATTATTAGGAGCTATAAAACTAAAAAATACGTTACCAACTTGACCAGGTTGTAATACTGAAGGTAACTCATTTACCAACATTGGTTGATTTAAGACACCGCTTAAAGTTTGCTCATTTGTCAAAACAGAAACAAATGTTTTTAATGGGTCTATACTAGAACTCGAACTTGAGCTCGAACCCAAGCTCGAACTTGAACTCGAGCTACTTGAGCAAGTAGGACATATATCATTCAGGCCCCATTTATTATTTAAATATTCACATAATTGTAAACGTTCTTGACAAGTCATAGTTTTATTAAAAACCATTAACTCACCTAAATCATAACTATAACCTTCTTGAAAAATTCCCGATAAACCAATAGTACCACCAGGTTTTTGAGCATTAATTCTTTCATCATTAAGATATTGGAAATTATTTAAATTTTTTATCTGATTTAATTTTTTAAATGTGTTACCATTTCGGCCAAAGTAGTTGCTTCCACTATAAATCCATTGGTCAACAATAAAATTTTCAGTACCCGTAAGACTTCCATAAGAATCAACAGCGAAACTAGGGCCTATAACCTTGTTACCAGAAGTATACATTCCTATAAAAACATTTGTTCCAGATCCGTTATCAATTGGCGTGTATACTGCTGCTAATTTTGATACGCCAGAAATACCAGAACATGGTAAAGAAAATGGTATTAATGGAATATCATTTAATAGTTGAACATTATCCCATTTATGCACAAAAACTATATGTAATGGAATATTTAAATCAATTACTGGAAATTCTTCGTTAATTAATTCGCCACTAGAATTAATTCTAATAAAATCTATACCATTTCCAGAATAATAGCCAAATGATTGCGTGACACCAGCCATACCAGTTACGCCAGTCATTTTGAATAAGAAATTATTCTCAGATTTATCTCTAATTCCTGAAATTGTACCAATAAAATTAACCATTTTTACCTTTTTCCTTATATATGTTACACTTAAAAAATATTATTATATAATTTTAAAATTAAATATTTAATTTTATAAACTACTCGATGACGAAGTACTCGATAATGAGCTACTCGACGAATTTTCTAATATAATATCGTTATTTTCCGGATCTACCCATAAAGTATTTACGATTAAAGTCTCAGAACTTGACGAAGAACTACTCGATGACGAACTACTCGACAATGAACTGCTAGATGACGAACTACTCGAGGACGAACTAGAATTAAGATCTAAAAATAATATATTAGATGATCCTTCTGGATCTATCCATAAATTTGAACTAAATAATGATTCTGGTAAACTAGAACTACTACTACTACTACTTGGGAATCCTGCGCAAGTAAAATAACGATTGTCACATTCGCTATCCCATTCAATTTCACAGCAAACAAAATCAGCATCAATAACCTCCTGATAACAAATATTATTAGTGTCAATATAACTAGGAGGAATTACCGTGCAACCAAAAGAAGAACTAGAACTAGACGTAATATTTTTATTAAATATAAATTTTAAAGATTTGCATCCAGTGATGATATCAAAATTTAAATTAAGATTACCAGTATTACTATAATTTTCATAAATTGTGTTATAATTATTATTATCTCTTGAAAATTGAAGTATTACTCCAGTTGGAATAAAACCACTCTCAAACTCAATATTAAACCCAGTAAAATCAAAAAATTTATTAGTAACAGAGTAACCTAAAAATAAATCATTATTTATATCTCCAGATATTTCTCCATAAGGATAAATATTTTTATTTTCATTAAAAGCATACCAAGCTGGATATGATAAAGAATCATTACTATAAAAAACTTCCCCAGAAAAAGAATTATTATTTAAAATTCCCCCTGAAGGATTATTATATCCAGTTAAATTTGGAGCAACAGGATAAACAGAAAAAAATTCTGAATTATTTATAGTAACTGGTATTCCTGTGTATAACTCAATTTTTCTAAATCCTATTCCACTACTTGATTTTTGACCCGTAAAATTATGAGGCCAATTTTGTCCAGACTTAATTTCAATTCTAGCATAATTATAACTAGCATTATTATTAATTAATTGATCGGCATTATTACATTCTAGTATTATTTGTTGTGGATATTCATAGAAATTTAAATCTTCACTTCTTAGAAAAAGCCCGTTACCAGACCGACTATCTATTGTTGTCCATGGGCCTTCTCTATTAATTGATAATTGTAAATCAAAATTATATGGATATTTTAAAGCATTAAAGTCTAACTCAAAAGAATAAAAAGATATTTTACTTTTTATTGATGGTTCATAAAATTTAAAGAATATTCCTATATCGCCAGTATTTCCAGTTAAATAAAAATATTCATTACCAATAAATGCTTTATCTGACAAAGAGTTATTTTCAGATGCAAATCCACTTCCACCATATATAAATAACCCCTCTTCTTGATTAATTATCGGATTTAACAAAACGCCAGTAGATTCGTTTATTATTATATTGCCTAAATTAATCTCTCCAGAATTATTAGAAATTATATTTCCAAATAAAAGTCCTGTTAGTCCTACAATTTTATTTCCAGATCCAGTATAATTTAAACCAGTAATATTATTTGATTCCCAAAATAATTTTTTATTATATAAAAAATAATCTCCAGTATAATAACCAGAACCAGTTAAACTTTGTAGTCCTGTTTTAATATTTATACTATTAAAATAAAAACCTGTTAGATTAATATTTCTTGTTTCTGAAAATAACCCGTACCCATAGACAAAACCAGTTAAGGGTGAATTTAAGAATCCTGTAGCTGTAATTAAAGTTCCTTCTGGAGAATTTCCTGTTCCACTAGCCCCAAGTAATGGCAAACGATATTGGTAATTAAGTTCTCCCGTGGCAAATTGTAGTTCTCTATAGCTTTCTGATAAAATGCCTGTCGGAAATTGGTTATAGTAATCTCTTTCTAAAAAAGAAGTGCCTAAACCTGTTAAAACGCCAGTAATATAATCAAAACCATATATAAATCCAGATGCGTTTCCACTTATAAAACCACTTGCGGCAAATTCTCCAAGAATTAATTCACCAGTATGCCCAGAAATATTTTTTATTAATATTGTTACGTTTAGTGGGTCTGGATATATCGTTCTTAATTCAAAATTATAATATTGCCCAAAAGTAAAATTATCAATAAGACCTGTTCCGCCAGTATAGCCTGTAAATAAATCAATAAAATAAACTGGCCCTGGAATCGAATCAAAAGAGATAGTATTTTGAATATTCCCAAAATTAGTATTTAAAAATAAAGTAGCTAAAGACGGAGTAACTTCATTAATACTAACTTGATCGTCAAATTCTGGTTTTAAAATTATTTGACCAGATTGATTTCCAGATATGATAAATAATGGTAAACTTTGGATTTCATAATCTGTATTTTCATTAAATAAAGTGCCGCTAAAAATTCTAAAGGATTTTTGAGATTCATTTTCTAAATTCTTAATAACTCCAGTTAAGTTTTGTCCAAAAAAACCACTTTTTGGAAAGATTATATTATAATTTGGCTTATCTCCTTGAATATAAAAATCGTATTCAATTTCAGAGCCAGTAGTTTTTACATAAAAATAATCATAGTATGAATTGTCCAATTTCGGAGAAAATAAACATACTGGATTTTGATTTATAAAATAATTAATATATCCAGAACCAATATTTCCGGAAAAGCTTACTACTTCTCTTGGATTATAAGACCATACATATTTGTTATTAAAATCAAAAATATTTCCATCTTTAAAGGAGAAGATTTGTAATGTTTTTTCATCTCCTGAAAAACCAATTTCTGAAACACCAGAACAAGTAGAATTTGTAGCATTAAATGAAAAAGAAAATTCATTTTGTGCTGCAAAATTTCTATACTGTATTCCAGAAGTAATAATCATATTTAGGATGCGTTATAAGACGCTCTGTTAAATTGCGATTGAACATATCTAACTGTATTATTAGCTTTTGATAATTTTGGTGGTTTAGTTGAAAAAGTTGCGGTAGTTGTAAAACCATCAGACGATAAACTTATATCTAAATTTGATAATCCATTTTGAGGGCTAAGCGTTATATTTGATGGTTCGCCAGCAAATGTATATTTAATTTCTTCTTGCGGTCTAGAACAAACCGCATCTGCTGGTTTAATTAAATTGCTAGGACGTCTCGATTGAAAAGAATCTTCGTCTGGATCTGTAATATTTTCATTATTAATTCTAATTTCTGCGACATCATTTGCCACACCAGGATTTCCAGCAGACCATAAAAATTGTTCCGTTCCTACTGTACTAATTTTATTGATATTAATATTGTATCTGCATACAACCTGTAAACTTCCATCAGATGGAGCGAAAATTCTAAGAGAGCCGCCTTTAAGAGAAATACTACAAGATTTTGCTGTTTTTGTTATCAAACCACTAACATAATCATCAGGGTTAGTCGTATCATTCGTAGTTCCCCCCGCTGCCTCTATAGCCTTATCTCTTGCAATTTCTTCGGCAGCTTTACAGGAACCTTTTTCTAAACTTTCATCATATTGAGGGCAATTTTTTTTACCAGATTGAATATTAGCATTTTTCTGATCATAATATGTTTGCTCAAGAGGGTTTAATCCCCTACTAGTTGAAGATCTAAATCCAATTTTATTTCTTACAAATTTTTCACTATTTGGAAAAATTATTAAAGTATTTACTTTTTTTGATTGTTCGCCAGTAAGTATTTTTGCAGTAACTAGCGCATCTGAGATTCCAGACTCTTTTAAATCAATATGAATAGGCGCACAATTTTGAATTTCATTTGCTAAATTTTCATAACCAAGAGCTTCTTGCGCGCTAGTTTCGTCATGGCTCATGGTACCACCCCTATCGATAATTCTTCTACCTGCAAAATTTTCACTACCTTGTTCTTGGACTTGCCCCTCTGGATCTACAGAAATTTCTACTTCTATTGTATAATTAGAATTACAATAAAAAAATGAACCAGAAGAATCTGAAGCTCGATAATATCTACCATGATATTGTAATAATTTTTGTTCAATTTCATGCCATTTATCAGCAATTGTCGGATCTCTGTTAATAAAATTAAAGTCATAGTTAGGAAGATCTTTTGCATCAAAAGCTTCTAAGTCAGAAATCATATCCTGAAAACCAAATTTTTTAAGAGCGCTTATAATTTTTAGTTTATTAGTTGTAATACCACTATTTATTTTATATCCAAGAGCTTCCCAATGTTCATTTTGAAAACTGTATAAATCTCTTAAACTTCTTGATACATAACCTAAGAAAGCTGCGTGAACAAAATTGTCTTGGTTTCTTTTCCCGCCCCATCTTCCTTTGTCTGCATTGATAGATTGGGGCGCACCAACTTTATTTATAAAATAACTAATTGGATATGGAGATAACGAATATAAAACAACTCTCGATTTTGAAGCACTCAGAGCTTTAACTGCAGATCTCGGCATTGCCGTATATCCAATACCATATTGTCTAAATGTTCCCTGCATAGAAACAGATTTTTCTTTTGAAATAATGCTTGGGTGAGAAATATCTGGAATGGTAGCAACGCCAACAGAAACATCAAAAAATCTAAGCGTATTTGTTGAAAAATCCCAATAATAATCAAAACCTAGATCTGAGCACCAACTACTTAAAACTTCTCTTAGAGTTCCTTCATGAGTTGCTTTCCATTCATTATTATTTGGTGCAGATGACATATTTACAGGAATTTGGCCTTTTAAATCATTAAAAGTATAATAAGTATCTGGTATATCACATACAGAATTTGCGAATTTTTCATGCCCAACCAAAATAACATTTCCAACTTTTGTAGATCCCAAAGAATAAGATTTAGATGGAACTGTTATTCTACCTAATCTTTTCTCTACAAATTCCGTATAAGGAAAACCTGATAATTTTGTATTTCTTCTCGGTACTAATATAGACTCGTCACTAAAATCAAAAGTTTTATTTTTATTTTGCAGCGTCCCATTTTTTCCCAACAACCCGCGTTTCCATAATAAAACATAGTATCTATCTAATATTATACTATTATCAATAAGAGTTACTTGTAATGTTTTTTCTCCAGCAGATTCTCGAAAATTATAAGACCAAACAATTCCATTAAATTTAAAATTTCCAAAAGTTACTGAAGTTTGAGAATTTAAAGCTGGAGTTGAATAAATACCATTTTCATTCACAATATCTATTGTTAATTTAGATGGTTCAGCAGAGTATCCAATACTCATATTTAGTCCATATATTACCCCGCCATAATTTGGCCCTGATATTGTTGGTACATTTTTTATTGCCATTTCCTTTTTCCTTTATATTCCTATTTAATTTACACAAAAAAATCGTCTGTATTATTATAAATTACTTCTTTAAATACGCTTGGTTCTTTAAAAACTCCAGAAATTAAATCATAATTACTATTTTCAATATAATTGCTATTAATTTTTTGTTTAATACCATTATAATAAACTTGCGAACAGCCATGATTAAATGGGTAATTAAATTTTAATGTTCCAGAATTTCCTGATACATAATTATTATAATGGTTTATTTCTCTAACCATAAAATAATTTAAATCATTAGAAGGATTTACGTTTAGAAAATATAAATTCATACCAGTTTCAATCCTCTCAACTGAGTAGTCAATACCACTAATTAATTTTTGACCATTTTTAAAAACAAAAGCATCAACACCACTGTTTGATGATTGATAAAAAATTTCTCCAAATATATTACCTGTTCTTTGTGAAAAACTTGATTTTCCACTAAAGTAGTCGTAAAATAAAAAATCTTTTACACCAAAAAATTTATTTGTTTCAACTGTTGTCCCAGTTATAAAATAATCAAATTTTGGACTTCGTATTATTTCATATCCGCTTGGAATAAGTTCATAACCATCATCAATTAGCGCTTGTCCATTACCAAACATTAAAACTTCATTTGGGCCAAATTCTCTATCGATATAAAAATAATTTTCATTTAAAACATCGTATCCTAAATTTATATTATAATCTAAAACTTTACTTTGATTTTTTTCTGCATATATTTCTACTATATCATTATCTATTGGCTCTACACTAGCAGGGCCAACCGCTGTTAATAAACTAATTTCTTTATAAGATAATGAGGCCAAGTAGTTATCATCATATGAGTACAAAACATCGCCAGTGTTATTAAAATAAGAATCACATATTAAACCAGTTACAAACACATTTTCGATACCAGTGTCTATTCCTATTAATTCGATCTCTGTAAATCCTGTCACGTATGTAATTCCAGTTAATGGTACCGTCACTAAAACTTCGTTATATATTTCTCCAGATAAAGCAATTTGTTCTACAATATTAACACTGTTTCCACAGTTATCAATGTAAGATCCCAAAAATTTACCACTATAGCCAGTAATACCAGTATATACATAACCAGAATTAATTTGTTGATATCCAGTGATACCAGTAATACCACTTTCGAATCCTGAAACTAAAACCCCAGTAACAGTAGAATAAGAATACCCAGATCCAGATAAAAATCCTGTCGTATAACAATATTCTTCTAAATCGCCCTCAAAACCCGTAGGTTCTGAAAAAAATCCCCTAGCTAAAACATTTGCATAAACATAAGGTATATTATTAAATATATATAACCTATCCATATAACCACTAAAATTTGAAGGATTATTAGAATCCCAAGCGTATCCATTTGGATTTCCTCCTACATATAAATTAGAACTATTTATGAAATTGTTTTGATAAATTTCAAATTCTTGAGATGAAAATTGAAAATTATTATTATTAAAATGTCCTAGAGTAATAACAGAATTTGTTCGATTGATGACCAAAATATTTTTATCTGACAGTATACCAGTATATGTAAAAGTAAATGATCCTTCTATATTATTCCAATATTTTAGATATAATTTATTGGCATCATTAATTCCGATATTAAATCCAGAATAAGTATTAAACGAATTTCCAGTGACTGAAGACAATAGAACTTCATTGCCCATTCTTAGTTTTTCATATGAAATCAAAATAGTAGATTCATTTAAAGAATAGTCTTTACTTAATTTAAAATAATTTGTCGTGTTAAAATTTCCACTCCCAGAATAATCAAAAAACCCATTCCCACCGATAGTGTTTAGAATCCCAGATGAAGCGCCAGTTGCCCACGGATCACCATATACTATATCAGTATTCGTTGTGGGGTTAGATCTGAATGAAAATGCTGTGACAATATCTGCGTAGTTTATGTTTAACGCATCTACTAAAAAATTCATTCCTGAAATTATATTTACCATATTATTATGAAATAAGTGGACCATCAAAAGTCCATGTCTCGTTTATTGTTACAGTTTTAATATCATTATTCTTTGAAATATTTCTATCTTCTAATAATAAATTCGCTCTACCATTAGTATAGTTAGATTTCATTCTATTTACTTCACTAATTGCTGCGCTTTCCGCTGTAGAAATATTTTTATTCATCCTTGCGGTTGCTGTGACAGAAATTTGTATTCGGGACCTATTCGCGCATCTTAAATTTTGAACATTATGTTCTCTTGGCGTGAAAGCGGATGTATTTGGAACATGAATAAAAATAGACGGATTAAAAGTAATACTAGAACTGATATTTAAAATGTCAGCACTAAATACAACTGCTTTATTAGAATACTGGGCATTATAAGTAATTTGGGCATTAAATCTATCAAAACTTATAGATTCAGTTAAAGGAACAGGATTTAAATCAGAAGCTCCAAATTCTGATAAATATTCTTCTGATGCTAATGAGTATGGAAAGAATCTATTTTGATAAAATTCATTAACTTTTTGCCATTTCGTTGCTAAATCTCCATATTTACAAGAAATTGTAGAACTTAAATTAACCGTTCGGATACATTTTAAAGAATCTTCATTAATATCAACAGTATAATTATTAATTAATTGATCTGAAAAATCGTTATTATATGAAGAACTAAAGCTTAATCTGTTTTCTTCCGATACCTCTTCTAATGATTGTGATATAGGACGATTAGAAATAGGTTCTTTAAAAACTCTACTACAAATTTGACTTGCGATACTATATAAATCTAAACTGTTATAATCATTTCTTAACACAGTAAGATTATTGCCTTGTAAATCGCCATTAATATTTACAGTAACAATACCATCATCAATTCCAGAATTTAAATCAACAGAATAATTTAAAATAGAATTGTTAGGATTTTCTAAGTTTGTTGATTTTTTGTAAGTTCCTTCCCACGAATAAGTTCCATTAAATCTATCTACGACTTCTTGGGTTGAATATAAAAGAAATGGGCGAGATGCTACAGCATTTCTATTTTTTATTAAAATAGGTGAAATTCCATTTATATTACCAGTTTTAGAGAGAACCCATTCTTTTGCATTTTCTATTGCATTTTTATTTTTAGCAATTATACCTTTTGCGGAAATAGAGTGGATTACATTTAAAATATCCCCCTCTTCTTCATCAAAAGAAAAAGTTTCTTCTGGCTCAACAATGCCATAATAATCTTTAAATAAACCAGAATCATAAACAGTGATATCTATAGAATAAGGTAATAAACCATACCAAGAAGACTGCTCAATATTAATTGAATTTATTACTGCATTAGCACCTGTATATAAACCAGACCCATTTTCAGTTATTAATAATGTTTTATAATTTTCATTAAAATTTTCATGTAATTTCTGGGCAGCTTCTGCTAATAAATTATAAGAATTAGAACCCAAAAATTTACCAGTTAATTGACCTTCTAAAGTAATATTAGTAACTTGATTCCATTTTGTTCCAAAATCAATATAGTCATTAGAAATAGAAACAAATGGCACTGTTGAGATACCACTAAAAGCATCCTTATTGTTATATAAAATTTTTACATTGTCACTCATTTTATGAATATTTATAAGTTGCTTCGTATGTTATTGTTTTGTCTGTTTCATTTGATGAATAATTAATAGATTCTAAATATTCATCATTTCCTAATCCAGGTGTTCCACCAGCATAATTTTTAGCTTTTGTAAAATAATTCCAACTATTAAATGTGCTAACTGTGCAACCAACTTCCATATTGACCTTAACAGTATATGTACCTTGTTTTTTTAGATCCCTATTTTGGTTTAAAGCAAATGTACGATTTGGTATAATAAAATCTTTAGTAATAGGTAGTAAACCCGTATCTGTTTTTTCTATATCTATTTTTTTAATTCCAGCGTCTGATCCATCTTTAACTGTTGGGTCATCCGTATATGTAAAATTGTAATTAATAAAACCTTCATATTTATTACGGTTAATAGTTTTATTGATTTCCTTTAAGGTTCCTCCTATTTTATTTGTGGCTTCGTCATTGTAAAAACTAGTAACTCGACCGAATATTCCACCTTTAGCTGCATTCCATCCAATTTTAGCTTTATCATATTTATCATTTGAGCCAATTTTTCCATTACCTTTAACAGAGCCATTCTCAGAAGCGCTCCATACTCCGTTTTCGCTTCTATCTAAATTACTTACATATTCCCAAATATAAGAAGAATTTATTTTTTTAGGGTCGTTATCAAAAGTTATCGTAAAATTTATAGTGCCATTAAACTTATTAACTTGAACAGATTTGCTAATAAATTGCTGGTTTAAGTCTGTGATAATATTAAATTTTGTTTTATAGTTTTGGAATACGGCATTACATCTAGAATAAACACCAACTACTTGCTCGTCATATCCAGCCAGAGCATTTTCATATAGTGATGGGACATCATATTCAGCTTTTATCGAACAATTTTCACTTGCTGTTGCGATACCATTTTCATCTATTTCAACCGAATGAGTTCTAACAAAAGAATAATTTTTATTATTATTTAATGTGCTATACGAAAACGTTCTTCTAAATCCACACTTACCAGTAATAGTATTATAATTTTCACTATTTAATACTTTGTAATTATTTCTAGTTGTGTAATTTCCTTCTGCAATATTAGAACTCGATGGGATTGTTTTTAATAGTTCTGTAGCTAAAGATTGTGCTAAACTAATTAAATTTATATTTTTATTATCTGCATCATACTCTATATCAATAGAATGTTCTCCACCAAGCACTTTATTTTGAGTATCGAAATCTAAAGAAAAACTTTCTGAAAAACTTTTAATTAAATTAAAACTTTTATTATTAATATCAATCCCATCAAACTCTTTTGAATTCAAATCTGCAATTGGTACTTCCATCAAAACTTCAATAGTTGCTTCGTACTGTGTATAACGAACCCAATTTCCAGAATCAACAGAAAAAGATTTTACTTTTCCGACTCCGAAGTTTACACTATTAATTATTATTTCTTGAAATTCCTGCGTAAGTTTTATAATTTCTTTAGTATTTGTAAAAACGCCTTTAACACCATTATCATTTGTTAAATCTAGTATATAGCCACGAATAGATATAGTTCTTAAAGATGAGTAAAATAAAGATCTTTCACCAAAAAAATTATTTTGATGATCATAGCCTAGAACTTCTACATTATTAAATAGTAGATTAGTTGCCATTTAAATTAACCTCCCCTTGCCTCTCTTGGTGTTATATTTGACGAGGCTTTAGGTGGAACTTTTTGACCAAGAGCAACTCTAACTTTTTCAATAATAGTTGGAATTGCATTTTGAACGGCCTCACCAACAGCGGCAGCGATATCTCCACCACCCTGTGCTTGAACAGTTACATTTACTGGAGCGCTAGTTGTTGTTTGTATATTAGGTTGTGCACCAGTATTCGTATTTGCATTATTAGTTTGAGTTGCATTCGCAGTTTCAAAACTTGTTTGTAGATTAGCAATTATATTTCTTAAACTTTCAATTCCACCAGTTAAATTATTTAATGCTCCTGTATTAGTATTTAAAGCCGCTTCTTGTTGAGCGAACATTTCAGGTTTTTCTTGTACTGGTTTATTAATATTTCCTGTCGTTGTTTGAGGATTTTTATTAAATAACCTATCAAGGACAGCATCAACATCATTTGATCTTTTACCATTGATTCCTGGAGAAATTAATATGTCATTAAGTATACTATTCGTAGTATTAATTGCTTCAACTGTCGGCTCATTACCTTCAGTTGTAATTCTTTCTCTAGCAAGTTTAGCAACTTCATCAAGAATTATTTTTGCTTCTGGTGTTTGAGCGCCCATCTGAACAGCTCTTTCTTTTAAAGCTTGTAAAACAGGGTCTTGATATTTTTTAGTAATAGCTTCAAACTGTGTTTCGTCTAAAGCCCCAGTTTGTCTAGCAACTTGTAATTGTGCAATAGTTTTAAGCCCACCAAGTTCTGGAATTGTTTGAAGTGCAGCATTAATTTCATCTCTAACAATTTGAGGTGTTTCACTTGATTTTGCTACAGTCTGCAATTCTGTAACCTGTCTTCTTAAAAATTCTTCAACACCAGCAATCCCAGCTTGATATGCTTTACCTGTGGGGTCGGGAGTATACCCAGTAAAAGATTGTAAATTTCCGATAAGTTTTAAAGCTTCTCTACCAAATTCTGGAGCCATTTCTTGGCGCGCTCTTTGAGCCGCTCCATATTGATATCTAAAATCATTTGTCCCTTGTCTATAATCGAAACGAAAATCTACTTGTTGACCTTGAAATTGATCAAAAGCTTTTGTTGATTCTAGAACTTTATCAAAAACACCTTGTCCTGGTTCTTTTGGATTAAGAAATTCATCTATTCCCCCACCAAAAGCTTGTGCTTGACTTATTTTTTGTATTAAAATTCTTTGTAATTGCTCCTTAGCTAATTTCTTAAATGATTGAACAGATTCTTGTTTTAAAAGTTTAATTTCAGAATTAACTTTTGAAGATTCTTCTTTTAATTGTGTGCTAATTTTAGTTCTTGTTTCTGCATTAACATTCGCATCTGCTAATTTACTATCAATTTGTGCTAATAAAGTTTCTAAATTAATTGTACCAGAACTTTGTAGATATTGATTGAGAACAGATTGCACTTCTTTAAATGCTCGCGTCTGTTGAAAAGCTTGTACTGATAGTTGATCATTTGTTTTAGTTATATCTTTGGATGTTCCGTCTTGTCTTGCTCCACCAATTGTTTCTCCAGTAGCATCTTTAAAAGCATCATTAATAGAAGAATTGATTGTATCTACAAAACTAAATTTAATATTTTCAATTCCTTCAATCTGAGATTGAGCGATACCCGCAATTTGCTCTCTCAATGCGAAAGCTTCTGCTAATGGGGCTTCCGGACCAACAATTGTAGCAGCTGTTTCAGTTTTTCTTGTAAACCTATCTGCAAAAATCTCTTGTCTAGCGAATTGTTCCCTAGATCTTGCTAATTTTCTTTCTGATTCTGCCGCGAATTGTGCGACTCTTATATTTCTTTCTAAGTTTTCTATAATTTTAGCGGTTGCTTCTGTAGCGGCTTTTTTCTTTACCGCTTCGTCTTGAGTTGCCGCTGCTAATTCATCAGCAGCTGTTTTAGCGTTTTTAGCTTTTTCTGTATTTTGTATAAAACTTTGTCCAAGATCACCTACCACATTTTGGAAATCTTGAGCATTATTATTAGCCTGAGCAATAAACTGAGCAACAATATCAGCTTTGCCTTCTTGTTCGGGAATAACCTTATTTAATAATGCTTCTAATGCTCCAACATCTCCAGTTTGAATTTGATTAAGCTGTTTAACAAAATCTATACCACCAGCTTTTTGTAAAGCATCAATAGCATCCTGTCCAGTTCTTCCTTGTGTAACCGCTTGTCCAAAAACAGACATATTTGTTCTACTAGCTTGTGTTCCAACACCAGTCTCGCTTGGTAAATAATAATCTATATAATCTTGCAATGATGGGCCATTTAGAGCCTTTGAAAATTCACTAATTGCTCCAATACCAGTATAGTTTAATACACCAGCTGCATTTCTAAGAAAGTTTCTAGATTCTACATCTCCAGTTACTTGCCCTAAATCTGCAGCTGCTTCTCTTGATTGTAATTCAGCAGTTTTTTCTGCAAGAACTTTTGCATACTCTGTTTCTAATTGTCCTGTTTTTGCTGCCGCAGATAAACGTTTTTGATCTTCGGCAGAAAGACCAGACAATATTTTAGCATATTCTTCTGAAGCTTTATTTATTACTTCTTGAGAAGTGCTTGGATCTTCAAGTCCTTGTTGTAATGTTTCAAAAGACGCTAATAATTTTGCCCCAGAATCACTAAATTTTGTTAATTCTTCTCCAGCTTTTTTTGCTGATTGTGATAATTCTGGAAAATCTGAAGCAAATGAAGATACAATTTTTGGTATTGTTAATAATGACCCAACTACAGTACCCACTGCAGCTCCAACTGGTCCAAATACAGCACCTGTTCCAGCAAAACCAGCTATCTCACCAGCAGCACTAACAACTTCTCCACCTCTTCTTGCTCCAGCTGTTTCTTGGCCAATTATATTTTTAAGTGTTTCAGCGATAATGGGACCGCCAAGAGCAAGGGCGAAGCCTCCTGCTTGACCAGCAGCCCCTAATCTTTGCCCAGCTGTTCCTGCTTGAGCTTTTTTGACTTGATTTCTAGCGGCTCGAATTTCATCTGCACTTTGTTTTCTAGAAGCTCTAAAAGCTGCTGGAGAATCGTAATTAATATTGGCTTTTGCTTGTTCTCTAGCATTTGCTAAATTAACTTTCGCACTATTAACATTAGATCTTGTTAGTTCGGCTAAAGATTGTTTATACTGTTGACCAGCCCCTTGCAAACCAAAAGCTAGAAATCCTAATTGTGTTACTACTGCTGTTACAGCCGTAGCTAAATCTGAACCTTGAACGTCTTGATCTGCAAGTGCGAAATTAGGAATATAACCACTAGCAAAACCTTTACTACGCATTGCGCTTTTTCTTGCGCTTTTTGTTGGCTCATCACGTTTATTAAATACTCCAATACCCATTGGATTTACGCTTGTTAAGGCTTTTTCTTGTGCAAGATAAATTTGGTTTTTCGGAATACCAGCTGCTCGCTCTCGACTAACTGCGTCTTGAAGAGCCGCAAAATTTGGTATATAGCCAGAAGCTTTTCCACGAAAGCCTCTTGTTAAACCACGCTCACGTAATTCTCTTCCAGTTAAACCTCTTTTTACTTTTGCTCCCCCAAACCCAAATTCTTCTCTTAATATTTTTTTTCTAAAACTTGTTACAGAATCTCCGCCAGTTGTTGCTTTAAAATCCGCTTTTACAATACCACCAATTCCAAATAAGCTTTGAATTTTTTCTATTCCTTTTCCAGCGCGAACATCAAAATCACCAGCTCCAGTATTAGATCTAGCAGCTTCATAACCTAGAGCTGTAGTTATTCCAACTTCAAAGGCCGCGCCAATTGCACTTAAAATAGCACCTTTAGCGCCTTTAGCAGATTGAAATCCTTTTTCTAAATCAGATGGAGAAATTGGTTTTCCTGGGGGCGCTAATTTTTTAGTATAACTTGCGGTTCTATTTAAAACACTTTGATATATTTGATTTTCTAATTTATTACTAGCTTCAGCTTCTCCAATTAATTTTGGCCCATAAGCTGTTTGTGGTGGAAATATATATTTAATGTTATTTGCTGTATCAGTAACTACGCCACCAGGAATTGGCTTATCAGGTGTTGATAATCTACCAGGAGCAGTAGAAGGAATTAGATATCCATATTTTTTAGCTCCCGATACTATTACTTCTTTAGCAGTTTGAGTACCTTTTTGAAAATTAGGAATAAATCCTTTGCCGTAAGTTGGAATTACTGCCGAATCTCCGTTTTTACCAAAATTAGTAATCTCAATCTCACGATTGTTTTTTATAAACTTTTTACCATCAATCGTTCCTTTGCTCATTTGAGCTTTAGGATTTTTTGCTCCTAAAGTTCTAGCTAATAGTTCTTCACGAGCAAAATCATCTTTGGCAAAATTTGGAATATAACCAGTAGCTCTTCCTGGTCTTCCAGTAGGTACAACTGGGACACCACCAGAAACACGAACGCCAGCTCCAGCAAAAGCTTTTGAAATTTGTGTTGCGATAACAGCTTGTTTTTGTAGTTCAACAGTTTGTTGTTGCAAATTAGCTAATAATTGATTAGCGGCAGCATTTAGACCTTTTTCACCTTGTAAAGCAAGCTGTAATAATTTGGGATTATTCGATAAAATTTGGTTAATACTTGCTTGTAAATCTCTTTGCTGTGTTGCCGCAGTGTTTAAACCTAAAAGTTGTTTAACACTTCCAGTAGCAAAACTTGCTAAATCTTTAAATAATTTTAATAAAACGCCACCAATTAATACCAAACCTGGACCAGCAATAAATTGGCCTAATCCGTCTAGAATTCCTCTACCTAGTACAGTACCGAATCCTTGAGCATCACTTTCGTTAAATCCTGCAAGTAATTGATTTGTCCCCCCAACCAATCTTTCAATAGATGGCCCAAATAATCTTTCACCGCCAACGGCAGCCAATTGTCTTGCATTTTCTTGAAGAGCATTTAATTGAGCCGCATAAGTTTTATTTAATTCTTCATTTCTTCTAACAGCTTGGTCTGTAGCATTCGCAGAAACATTTAAGGCATTATTATAAATCGAATATTCTTTTCCTAAATCAGCTAAAGCAGCTTTTAAAATGTTAATTTGGAATACGCCACCGACCTGTTCTGCAACATATGCTTGTTGTTGTGATCCAAGAGTATCATAGACTCTACCCAAATCTTGAAGAAGTTGAATTGTTGATTTTATTTGTCCTCCAGCACCAACAGTCTCAACACCCAAACTTTCTAATAAGCTTACAACCTTAGTTCTTTGCAATCTAGTAAAAATTGTTTTAAAAGAGTTACCAATAACAGCACCGCCACGAGCAGTTGTTTGTTGTGCAGCTGTAACAATAGCTATTAATTCATTTAATGAGACTCCTGATTGAGCAGCGCTACTACCAACACGGGCAACTGCGTCCGCAAGATCTGCAGAACTAACAGCGAAAGCTGCATCTACAGTTGCAAATTTATTGACAACCTCAGTCGCACTAACAGCTTGGCTAGCAAATGAATTTACTGCCGCAGTAAGAGCTTCAACACTCTTAACCGTATCCAAACCACTCAAACGTGATAAAATAAGCGCTTCACTTGTTCTCTTAAGAGTTTCTTCTACACCAAGACCTTGACGAGAGAATTCTGTTGCAGCTTCTGCTACAGCTTGAAAAGTTTGTCCTGTATTTCTAGCAATATTAAAAAGTTCTCCACCAAATTTTTGCAACTCTTTTGTTGAAACATTAAGAATAACATTGATATCTTGTAAAGACTTTTGGACTTCAACGACTGAAGTTAAAAGTGCTGTAAAAGCTCTTTCTACTCCAAATATAATACCAGCACTTGCTCCGAAGGCAATAACACGAGCATTTGAAGCATCTAATGATTTATTAAATTCATTAACCTGTCCTGTAATCCGACCAAGAGGTTGATCGCCCTTAGTTTTTAAATTAATATTATATACCTTATTGACAGTCTTTTGTATATCCCTGTCTAAACGCCTAGTATCTCCACCAATATCTAAATTAATAGCAGCCATTATATTCCTTAATCCTTTATGTACAATTAATTACACATTTTAATTATTTTCGCGCGCTTTGAAATATTCTGATTTTTCAAGAACTCCACCTTTTTCTTTAGCTAGTTCTAATAGACTTTTACCATGTAATTTTTCGACTTTTACTCCAATTTTATCTAAATCATCTTTTGTTGCCCCGACAGGGCTTGTAACTAAATTGGAGCTACTAGTTTTAGACCTTTTATTTTTTGATTTAATACTTGTATCTTTTGATTGGTTATCAATCCACATTACAAGCTTTTCAGGATCATTTAATATATCATCGGGAACTGATTTTCCAGACTCATTGTAATTTTTTACAATATTCTTATACATTTTCCCATACAATAAAATATCTATTTGATATTTAGTACAACCAGTGGTTGCTTTGCCCCAAAAACTATAAGCGTCATCATTTAAATAAACTAAATTCTGAAAAAACCCTGTTGCAGCTACTTTCTTTATATTATCATGATTAAATATTTCTGAATACGTTTCAAAGGCATTTTTAATATTTTTTAAAGACTCCTCATTTAAATCATAATATTCATCCCTAGTAACGAAAAGCTTTTCAGTAAAAGTGGGATTTTTATAAGTAAAAAATCTCAATAATTCTTCGGTCAATTTACTATTAGCATAATCTTCTAAAGAATAACCAACAATTTCTCGACGTTCTTTTGTATAAGTAATTAAAATAGATTCATTTTGTTTTATTTGTTTATCTATTTCTATTCTTTGAGATGGGTATAATAATTTATCTCTTGTTTTAAATAAATTTTGAATGGTCTTTTTAAGAAAATTTATTTTAGACTCGTTTTCTGATGACCACCAACCATTTTTAATGGCTTCATTTAATTTATCAGATTCTGATTCCAGACCTTTTTTACGTCCTTCTGATAAAAAAATATCGTAACTTGAATAAGTAGAAAAATGCTCTGCTAACGTTGGGTGTTTAAAATAAATTATAGAATTATTAACTATAGATTGTGAAAATCCTTTACATATTTCACTATATATTCTTCCATATTCAGATTGTTTGTCCACATTATTCGGATTTGATTTCTTCTATAATAGAAATTTTTTCTTCAACTTTAATTTCTTCTACTTCAGTTTTTTGTTCTTTTTTATCTTGTTCTTGCGGTTCAATTTTATTCTCTTTTATAAAATTTTCATCAAAGATTTTAAAATCATCTACAGAATCAGCGCGCCCCAAAAACCAAAGAGTAATAAGATACATGAATCTACGAACAACACCTAGTAAAAACTCATATTTATTTTCTTCTTCTTCAAAACTATCATATTGAATTAATTTTTCTTCAAATGATTCACCTTTAAAAATAGGACTATATTCTTCAGCATTTTTTTCATAAGCTAAGTTCATTACCCACCATAAAATGGCTCTATTACGAGCTTTTGCTTCTGCGGTATTTTCAAAAATAGCAATTTGAGATGCTTCGAAATTTTGAATATCTTTTCTAATTTCATCTAATTGGTCAATTAATTCTTTTGAACGTAATTTTTCAGCTTCAGTCCTATCTCCATCTCCTTTAATCAAAATAGATTGTAATTCAAATGATGAATCCCTAAATTTCAAAAGTAATTTACCATATTCTTCACGCTCTTGATCGCTAATACTACCACCGCCATTAGATAAAATGGTTCCCCATGCTGCTTTTGGTAAAACACCAGCTTTAGCAAATCTTGAAGTTTCAGCCGCATAGAAAAGTTCGCCATCTTCACGTAAGCGACGATTTGGTTTTAATATTGCAAATTTTTTTGTGAGAGTATCTTGTGATCCGTCATCTTTTTTTATAACATTTTTAGCATCAAATTCGTATAACCATTTATTCATATATTTATATTATTTATCCTTTAATTTAAAATCAAAATTATCTAGTTCTTGTTCTATATTTCTATAACAATTATTGCCATAATCAAGAACACGCTTTCTTAATCTTTGGAATTCATCTTCTGTAATTTTGTCTTCGCTTTTAAGGTCTTCAAGAGTATATAAAAAACTTAAATAGAGTTTTTTAACGTCTCTATAAACGAATCCTTTAACAAGATCATTTAAATCAATATTCATCCTTTACAAACCTTTTGCCTATTTTAAATTACACTTCATAAAAAAAATGGGCACCCGAAGGTGCCCATTAAGTTTTATTTTTAATAAAATAATTAAGCGGTAATGCTACCAGAGATAAAGATACCTTTTTCGATATCTTGAGGTCCAGAAAGCTGAACTTCATATGTTGCTGTCATTGTAGCATTATCACCAATTGCGCTTGAGAAGCTTTGTGAAACTAATTTAGCGCCTTTGAAAACATAAGCAATTGCTGTTGGTTTATTTACAGAACAACCTGGCTCTTTCATAAGAATTGTGAAATTCTTTAATGTTTCACTACAAAGGATATCGGCTAAGTTACCATTTTTAAGGTCTCCTACTTCGGCATTAACTTCTAAAGTTGCTGTAACTGGGAAGTCAATTTCACGAGAAAACGCAAAACGGTTTCCAAGTTTTTGAAGCGGGGTACGAGCGAGATCGAAAGAAAGTGTAAAATCTTGAACTTTCAAATCTGTTTCTTGGAAACCAATTGTACTATCAGCTGGAAGATTAAATACAATATCTCCAGGTTGTAATGCCGTTGGGATTCCAGCCCCAGTAATTGCCGTAGCCTGTGGCAATTTGAAAAAGCTTCCTGTAATATTTAAGCCATCAACTGGGTTTACTGCTGGAATTACTTCGTTACCAGTAGCATTACCATATATACGGATATTTAAACCTTCAATTTCGATATCTGCTGTAGCAATTTCACCAACAGCAGCATTGACACTATATGAAGTTAAGAATCCGTTTCCGACACCAATAACACCAGTATTTGCGCCAGCATATAGAGCTGCATCATTACCTTCATCAGCAATTAAAAGATAATAATTTTTTTCGTCAGTGGCTTTTGTAAGTAAACCAGAAATACAAGAACGAAGATTTGCTTCGGCAGTACCACTTGGATATACGTTTAATCCTAAAAATTTTTCATTTTGACCATTAGTTACATAATAAGAAAAACTAGCTGTTACATCTGGATTTTCTGTTTCAATACGGTCAATAGCAGCTAAGTTACCAAACTGGTTAACGTCCGTGAAATTACGTGTAAAATCTTCGTCAAAATTTTGAACACGAGAAAGTTGTTTTACATCGTTTACACCAGTTTGCATTCCAGTCGCAGAAACTTGGCTTGCATAAAGAGCTAATACTTGATAAATTGTTCTATTTCTTGCCATACTTATAATTACAGCTCATTTTTATTAAAGACACTAGTTATTTATTATTAATTAAATTATCTGATTAACTTTTGGAACAGGTAAATATTGACTATTAATAGTATACCAATTATTTACCATCCAAGGATATAATACATCCTCTGGACTCCAATAAATTGCATCTAATCCATTTTCCGCAAAATCAAAAATATTCCATTGATTTTCAAACCATGCTATAAACCAGTTTCCATTTCCATCTTTATTATAATAAGGTTTTCCTTGGAATTCTGTAGTGTATACAAATGTTCCATTTAGATTTGGCCATCCACCATTTTGAACATCAACGCTTGATAATAACCCAGGAACAATTTGTGCTGGTTCTTGATCATAAACTCTAGGATATCTTAAATCAGATAATTCAAAATCAACGAGAGCCGCAACACATTTTTTATTAATTTTTGCATTATCGATTTCATCTAATTTTGAAACAGTAACTTTATCAATATAAACAAGACTATTTGATGGTTGATTTTTACATAAATTAATATAATTAAAATTATTACTTAATTTAAAATCACCAAAATAATTAAATGGAAAATCATCAGGATTCAAGACAGGAAAAACTTTTCTTGCGCTATCACTTAAAATAGAAATAAGACCATCTAATGAAAAACTATTTGAGGCTAATACAATACAACGTACCATTGTTTCTGTAGAATCTTCCCCACCGAAAGCAAAAGGAACATTTTCTCCCATCCTATGCTTAATAAAAATACATGGATATGGTGTATCTAAATAACCTAAAGCACCTGTTACTTGTGTTACTTTTGGAGTGACATTATAAGCTTTTTCAAAAAGTAATTTTTCCTCACGTTCATCAGTATAATAAATATTATATTCTTTAAAACTATAAGTTGCAGTGACATTATTAGAATTTAATCCACTATTTAAAATTGCACGTCCTTTATTAAAATCAATTTTTAGCCCACTTACCCCACGATCTATAAAATTACCATTAACAAAAATCCCAGAAGAAATATTCGCATTAGGAACACTACTATCGTATACCCATTGACGGAATGGAGATCCATATATAGAATTATTTGGAAAATTTGGATCAGGAGAATTATAAAGTTTACCGCTATAATTTATAAAAGCCTCTCCCCTCGTTAGAATTTCATGATCTAACCATAAATAAAAACTGGACATTAGATTTGTAATATAACTAGCTTTCATTATATAACCCCCAATCTTTTAAGAAATTTTGTATACATAGGACTAAAATATTTTACAGGACGAAATATACGATTTGAATAATTATATTTTATTTGAATACCACCGCCAGAACGAGACCCACTAAAACGTCCATATAAAAAAGAACCTAAACCAGAAATTCCGCGTTCAACATCTAATAGCCAACTACGACCACCTTCCCATGGTAATCTTGTGACAGCACCAAATTCTTCTTTAGAGGGGATATTAACTTTTATTTCGAAACCATTTTGCGTATCTTTAACTTTACGATCTAATAAAATTTTTTGTATTAAACGTTTTACTGGTAATGTTGGATTCGATCCTTTATTAAAACCTAAAAATGAAAATAAATTACCATAACCGCCAAGTGTTCCAGATATATTAGATGCATTTTCTCCACCATCTAATTCTTGCGTAACAGGGTGTGATTCAAATTCTGCGCGAAATAAAGCCTTTTCTTTTTCTAGTTCTTGTTTAACTAAATTACGAACTAAAGTCTTTACGCTTTTACTTTGGAAGACCTCCTTTTTAATAAGTTTTTTATTAATTTTTCCAGCCATTATTCGCTCTCCCTAAAATATAAAGTATAAAAATCTATATTGAAAAGTCCGTGTGGACGATTAGTTCCCAATGATTGGACCGGACGACCATCAATTTCAATTTTTTCAGCATCACTAATAAAATCTACAAAATCTTTTTTTGCTTTTATTCTGCAAATATTTCCACGTACTTCTTCACGAATTTCTGGCCAACCCATCATTTTAGATGGATCTTGCCATTGAATTCGACAATCAAAAGTACCACTAATCGGAATATAAGTTACTTCTATAGACTCCTGATCGTTATATAAAAAATTATAATTTGGATCACTAGATACGACTACACGTTCAGGTGTTTTCCATGCAGTAACAGGCCTTGCAAATGTATCATGTAAATTATTGAATTCATTTGCCCATGCTAATTTTTCTGCATCTGAAACAAAACTTGGCATATTAATTTAATGTTCTTTGATATTCTTGAGTTATATAAATTGCAACACCTTCAGTATCATCTCCAACAACTTGATCAGGTATAGAATTATATTTAAGATACATTTTTACAGATTTATCTAATTCCGCTTTGCAGTCTTGAGCAAGACCTCTAAAATTTTTAGAAATTTCATTTTTATTAATTTTAGTGATTGTACTGTCCCCTTCTCTTAAAGTTGTCCAATCATTACCAACAGTCATTGCACTAGATGCTGCGTTTCTGGCTTCATTTTTAAAATACTCACAATCAAATATCATTTTATAAATCGAATATTGATCAGAAGACGGCTCTGGTAATAAACCATAACCAGTAACGATTCCAGAAGAGTTTTGAAAACAAACCCCAGAAATATGCGTGCCTATTAAATTATTTAATTTTCCAGCATTTGAATTATCCAAAAACCATCCAGATAAACGACTTGGAGGATAAGATGCAGGATTTCCTAAATCATTATATACACTATCTATAAATTGAGAAAAAGAATATGTACAGTTCACATACTATTTTACACAAAAAATTAAGCACCTTCTCTTAAGATCTTTCGCGCTTTAGCGTCTAAATCATTAATTGATTTAACTTGACCTTCTGCAACATTACTACCATATCTAGAATTCCATTTTATAAATTCCTGAACTAAACGGTCTGTAAGAACTTTTCTATCTGGAGTTGGAACAAGACCAATTTTATATGCATGTGCTTGTAGATCCGTCATATTCATTTCAGCTAATTGTCCACGATATTGTTCAGAACTTGTTGCTGTGTATATTGAAAGAGTTTCGCCTAAAATTTCATCTAAAGAAGATGGCTGTTTAACAGTTTTTTCCTCTTTCCCGTGAATTTGTAACATATCTTTTTTTGATGGGCGACCTCTTTTCTTTTTAGTTTGAGTATTCATCTTAAATATTATTACATTTAATGTAAAAATAATCTAATTTTTTTATAAAAAAAGGGCCACCCTTTCGGATGGCCCTAATTTTTTAAACTATTTGTTTAATTATACAATTAAACCAACAGCTGCGCGAGCGTCAACAGCTACGCGACCTTCTTCTACGAAGCTGTAGAAGCCAACTTTTTGGCTACGAGCCAAGAATTGGTCGTCAGGAAGAACTCTGACTTGGCCACGGCTTTCGCTTTGGATTGCGACTGGGCGCAAGAAAGCGTTACGTGTAGCATCAACACCGATGATTAATTCATCAGTTGCGCTTGTGAATGTTGTTCCACCAGCTTGTCCGTATGTATTGAATTGTGTCGAACCAGCAAAGGTGTCGAACAAGTCATTGTATTTACGGCCTTCGCCAAGTTCAAGCAATTCATGAATTGTTACTCCGAAGATTTCATTAGTACCAGCAGCACGATAGATTTCTTCACGAACACTGTCAGGAAGAGGTACTGCAGTAGCACCACTTGTAGCAACAGCGCCAGAGCGTGTGTTCATTGGTTGATAAGCAAATGCACGGATTTGTTCTTTGACTTCTGGGCTTACGAAGATGTCGGTTAAGCCACGGCTCTGAAGAGCTTGTGGTGTACCGCCAGTGTAAGCAGCGTTGAGTCTACGAACTAAAGTCCAGAGCTTGTTCATGTCGTCAAGTTGGAAAGTTCCAGCAGTACCAACACGGAAAACGTGTTTAGTGCTATTTGTGGAAGCTTCAGCTAAGAGTTTAAGGATAACAGCCCAAGCATTACGTTCTTGTTTTACAAGAATTTCATTGGCCATACGTTCCAAACCAGCAGCAACAACGTCGAGACGAGCCCTACGTACATAGCGTTTGTCCATGGAAATCGCACTATCAAGACGATAGGTATTGATTTTCATTTCTTGCATACCTTGTACGAAATTGGTTGGCAATCCGCCACCAACAGTTTGGCTCCATACGCTGATGTGCCCCTCATTAAGACCGTAGTAAAGATCAAGCGGAATCGAAGGAGAATCATCTTCATCAAATTCTACGTCTCTGTAAATCATAGGAGCAGTACCAGCTTGTAAGAGAACTTGCTGAACAACTTCACTGATGAAAGCTGCGAAAGCTTCTTGAGCTTCCATTGCTACAGTTTTATTGTCCGAAGCAAGAGCCTTGATAAGCTCGACTTGCTCTGGGTTTTTATCAAATTGAATTTTCATATTTTTCTTTCTTTATTTATTTTATTAGAGTTCTACCTTTAAGAGGGCATATCCTTCGTCATTTTTAGGACCGAGGAATTTGCCAACTGTTGCGCTAGCATAAGGTACAACTTTAAGATCTCCGTTACCAGCGTCGGAAACAGCTGCGCCGCTACCAACTCCTGGGGTTCCAACGATACCGCTAACAAGAACAAGCCCTTTTGTAAGAATTGGGCATGCTTGACCACTGATGATGACATCCATCTCAGCTGCCTTGCGTGGGTTGTAAATTAATTGTTCGCCGTTCTCATCTACTTTACGAACATCTTTAAGCAATAATCCAACGATTTGGCCTTTAGCGGCACCAGAAGGAGCGGCGCTAACAGTCCAAGGAACATTGAATTGTGCGGAAAGAGTGTTTCCGTATTGAGAAAGGTTGTCTAAACTAAGATTAGATTTGAGATCAACACCGTTTCCGTCTGCGACAACAACAGTTCCCTTATTTAAGGATTCTGCGTTAACAGCAAAAAGATTTACGACATCATGCTCATCATAATCTCTGAATGGTTTTAAATTTGCCATAATTTTATTTTCTTTCTATTTATTTAATTTTTACGCTGTTTTTATTGAAAGCAGCACTGATTTTTTCAACCAATGATACCTCTTGAGGAGAGGAAGCGTTCGGAAGGACTTCTTCCTTTACCTCTGCACTCGAAATTACTTCTTCTACAGTTTTTTCTTCGCTAGCTACGACTTCAGAAGGTTCAGAAGCTTTTTCTTCTTTCATTTCTTCTTTTTTCATTTCAGCTTCTTTCTTCATCATTTCAGCTTTAGCCATTTTTTTCTTAGCTGCGGCAAATGTAGAAAACTTTTTATACCATTTTTCGAATTGTTCATCATTCTCGATGGCATTTAAATCTTCTGCGATGATACTACGATCTTCATCAGTAAGATCAAATTCTTCATCAAGCAAGGCCATACGGCGTTGGAAATTGGCTTCAATTTCTTTGGCTTTAAGATCTTCTTGAATTTTCGTGAATTCTTCTTTTACTTTTTCACTATCGGCTTTGATTGATTCAAGGCTGGTTTTTAATTCAGCGATTTGATCTTCAGCAGCTTTAAGTGCGGTTTCTTTTTCTTCAACTTTTGATTGCCATTCTTTAGCTAGATCTGCGATACGGTTCGAAATAAAATCACGAACTTCACTTGCAGCAACTTCCTTAATGGAATCATCCGTAATATCATCAATATTTTTTAGTTGCATAATATTTTTTACATTTTTATTTTCTTCTTGGACACTTTTTTTATTCATTTTAATTTCAGAAGATTCTACCTCACTATATTTTTTATAATTTGATGAAGAGCATTGTGGACAAATTTCAGCATACATACCTTTATAACCACAACCAGTACAAACATATTGATTATCTTTCATTTCGTCAGATTTTTTTTCATATTTGTCTGCATCTTCGTTCTCAACAATAGATAAAGTTTCTTCGGCGGCTGTTGACTCTTGATTTTCTTTTGGTTTATCATAAGAAATAACAACACCACTAACTTCAGCAGCTGGGGTATTAGTAAAACCAATTCCTAGTGGAAGAACATTTCCCTGAAGATTTAAAAGAACTAATTCTCCATCTTCTGTAAACCCATTGCCTCCAAAAACTTTAAGACGATCTTTTAATTCTATAATTTCTTCTTCTTTTTCTATAATAGTTGCTTCAGCTAAATTTTTGCTTCCTTTCGCAACATTAAATTCATTAAACCCAAGTTCCCAACTTGCACTAACTGACAAGTATCTATCAGAAGACGGATCACTGCTAGTAACCAATTCAGCTGCAAATTCTGGATTTACAATTTTCCATACGTAACCAGAAAGAACAACATTAAATGGGCCTTTCATTCCCTTTACTTCTTCTAAAGTCAAAGGTTTACTACTACCAAACTCACTAAATCCATAACCAGTACAAACACCAACAACCACTTTACGATTATGTTCAATATTAAATGGTTTATTAATAAAATTCTCAACCATTGCTAAAGCAACATCTGTGCTGATTATATGTCCATTTTTATTTCCACGATTAACAACGAAAGCATCAAAAGCAACTCCCATTAAATCACGATTAACATCAAGATCAACATTTTGTGGAAGATATTGTTTTAACTGGTCAATTGAAGCTACTGCTAAATATTTATCATCATCAAAAGGAACCATCGCTTGAACGATAATTCCATCAAATTTAATTGAGTATTTAAAATCTTTCATTGTATCCATTTGTAAATTTACACTTTCTTCTTTTAATAGGGCAACATTTTTGAGTTTACTACCTACAATAATTTTATCTTGATTTGTTTTTGTTAATTCTAACGCGCACAATGATATTGGACGGGTAAATGAAATTGATAAATCTGATAAATCAAATCCTGTTTTTGGATCGATATTATTAATAACAGCTTCTTCGTATGTAGGCATTTTATTATTATAGATTACTTACACTTATTTTTATAATTTATTATTATAATCTTGCAAATTGCCAATGTTGATAATCCATATTTCTATAACGACCTAAACTAATCCCGCCCTCTTCTTCGACAAATTTCCAATAGTTATTATAATCTGGATGGGCCATTTTTGCACGATCTTTTCCCCATTTTAATTGATTTCGATCAGGATCGATATCTACAGCACATCCCCAGGAATGAGTGCTAAAAGCATTGCCGCCACGCATTTTTCTAACATTCAAAATACCACCAAATAAATTTAAACCGAGCCTATCAATTTCTTTTTCTCCATATGTTTTTAATACTTTTTCAAAAACATTATAAAAACTTTTTGCGCATTTTTCATGACATGTAAATTTTTTAATAGTTATATTTTTAGCCCAAGCAAGTTTCATGGGATATGGTATTTCTAAACTAGTTTGATTTTCTCCAACTGGGCCATAAAAATTAACCATACTATTATAGTCTTGTTTTGGCCAGCGTTGAGAAATCGGTGTATTTTCACTAACAGTAGTAATAAATTTCCAAGTTTTTGGACCAACAATTCCATCAGGTTTAAGACCATTTTTAGTTTGAAATTTTAAAGTTTCTCTTTCTGTCATTGGGCCGAATGCTCCATCAACATATGGTATTTTATAACCAGCGCTTTGTAAAAACAACTGCCATTGTTTTACATCTTGTCCAAAATCACCTTTTTTTAAAACTTTATTCATATTTCATTACCCATTCAAGTGGGGCATAAGATGGATCATTTTTATATTTTTCAGCATATACAATCGTTTCTTCATATATAATATTTTCTTCTCTTTGTTCTGATGTTAAAGTAGAATTTAAATTTGTATTAGAAGAGCTACCATATTTAAGATCAATAGCCGCTTGTACACCAATATAAGAGGCAACAATAATTGCTACAATTTCAATTGTCTTTGTAAAAATAGTAACATAACCAGAAATCAATTCATTTTTACTTGGTAATAAAAATAATATTGCTACTGACAATAAATAAAAAAATAGCAAACCAATAAAAGAAGAAAATGCTAGAAAAAATTTTTTTGATTTAAAGTGGTTTTCTTTTCTTAATGAATTTTGTAGCTCAATTGGCGTTCCAGGTGGTACGCGATTAGAACTTAAAAAAGAAGCGGCACTGCTTACAATATTTTTTAAATTAGTCCACATATTATAAAAAGATCCAAACTAATGATGCAAATAATCCAGCCCCACCAATTGGAGCTAATAAATTATAAGGCGGTGGCACAAAACCCATAATTTGTAAACCTAGTAATACCCCACCAGCAGCTGCAATAATTGCAGCAATCCATTTTAAACGATGATAACGTTTAATTGCATTAGTATATTTTTCAAGCCATTTTTGAGCTTCTGCTTGTTGTACTATACCCCACTCTTTTAGAGTCTCAATATCTTTTTTAAGTTTATCTATTTGAGTGAAACTGTCTTTCAAATTCATGTTTGCTTTGCTCAAATTATCTTTAAGTTTCACATTTTCAGATTTAGCAATTTTTAATTCTGATTGTAACTCTTTAACAATTTGTTTTGCATCTTGTATTGGGGCTTTTGGTGTTACAACTACAGCTGGCGTTGTATCTACTTTTGATTTTGATTTAAACCAGTTAAATTGACTATACCCAGTATTTATAAAAATTAATAATAAAATAAATGGAATAAATTTTTTCATATAATTGGTTCTTTAATTAATTTAGAATTAGATTCTTCTTCTATTTGTTCAAGAAGCCTCTCTAATCTATCTGCTAATGTTAAAGCTTTCTCAACTTTTTCTCCAACAATAGTATTTGATTCTCCAGCTTTATCTAATTCACTTTTTGTTTTTTCAAGTGACTGAATAACTTCTTCGGTATTTGCAATTGGTGGTCCAGATTTTTTATGCGCTGGATCTAAGCATACACATCCAGTAAAAAATAGAATAAATATTAACGATAAATACTTCATATTATATATGTACACACAAAATAAATTATAAAATTAATTTATCCACAATTGAGAAGGATAAGATTTTGTTTTTATTGCGCCTTGGGCGCTTGCGCAACTATTAACACAAAGTATTACATAATATGTATGTAAGCCCTGTCCAATTCCACATTGTGCAAACGTTAAGCCTGGAATAATTTGTCTTTCGCCTCCGCCAGCTAATAATGCTTTATAATAAGGTTTGCCAATATTAGCTAAACTTCCACACCTACTTGGATCAGCTAAATAAGAACCTTCAATTGCTGCACCACATAAAGAAGTTGGGTAAATCATATAACTACTTGGTGTATAGTTACAGTCGAAATTCGCAGGCACAATGTCACTACTATTAAAAGATAAATCTGGAACTCCAATACAAACCGTCCCACCGCCGTCGTTTATTAAAGTAGCAGTCCCACCACATTCAGGACATATAGCTAAGGTAGATTGAGTTAATGTTGGTGAACTCCGACTAGGGCTACTAGTAACATTTGCGGATCTTACGCGTATATAATAAGTAGTGTTGGCAGATAACCCAGTTACAATTTCACTATTTGTATAGATAGCTTTATCATTATAGCCAACTACAAAATTTGTAAAGCTAGAATTCGTAGCAATATCAAGACGATATTGATTCGCATTTGGGACAACATTCCAACTTAATGTAAATCCATTAGAAGTGACATTAGAACTTGTTGGCTGATTAGGCATTGCAGTCGCAGTCACTCTACCAATATATTGTGAATTATTACTTATACCATCTTCATTCGCCGCACGAACTCTTATCCAGTATGTTGTAAAAGCTGATAAATTATTTACAATTTGACTTGTTCCATTTACTGTAAGATTATTATAACCAATCACATAATTTGTAAAATTATTATCCGTAGCTACATCAAGACGATAATTTATTGCTGTTGGAACGCTATTCCAATTTGCCGTAAAACTTATATCATTTACATTAGTTGTTGTGGGTTGACTTGGGGCAGCTGGAATTGCAATACTTTTTCGACTAATCGCTATATCCATCCAATCTCTTAATGAATCTCTTTGTGACCAAGTGTTTCCATAATCATTAGATCCGTATAATTCTGATACACCATTAGCGATTTGGTATTTTCCATCTCCATTCATAGCTATATTGTACCATTTTTTTGGAAAATCTAATATTGGACCTTTTGGAGCCCAAGAGTTTTGGAGACCATAATTATTTGAAACCCATATTCTTCCATTATCTGCTACATCAACAATACTTTGATATTTACCATCATTACTTACGGATACATCATGCATAGCTGAATTTGGTGAAATTGATAAAATATTAAAAGAAATACCTGAATTATTAGAAATAACAACTCCTCCTTCGGTAAAGAAAGCGGATAAAGTTATGTATTTACCATCCGCGCTCATACCAACACTAGTATATGTGCCAGGTCCGATATTCGCGCCAGACCATGTTTCCCCATAATCTTTTGAAATATATAATCCGGAAAATAACCCTTCAGAACCTGGGCCTCCAACATATGTATTTGTAACCTGAAATTTACCATCAGAAGAAACACAAAGATTTACTAAATTACCATTATTTGGTACTGAAAATTTTGGATTCCATGTTTCTCCATAATCATTAGAAACATAAATATTATTAGGAAGAAGATCTTCATATGTAAAATTATTCCTAGATACTATGGCTGTTTGGTATTTACCATTACTACTCATCGCTACACGATACCATGCTCTCGGAGTGCTTATTTTTTCAATAAAATTTTGACCAGAATTGTTAGATACAAATATACCACCACTATTAACAACAGCCGTTTGATATTTAGCATCATGACTAATAGCTACCCCACGCCACCCTGATACTTCTCCAGTCGCTACCCATGTCTGTCCATAATCTTTTGATAAATAAATTCTACTTTCAGCTTGTTTACTTGCTGCTATTTGGTATTTTCCATCATTCAATATATAATCATCATCTAATGGTCTCTCACCCCATGTGTAATTATAATTTGTATTAGAAACTATATTTGTACTTGAATTTGGCTCCCAATTAGCAATTACATTTCCACTTGTGTAAATAACTTTAAAATTTGATAAAGTTTTGCCAAAAGGATTATCAAAAAATTGCCAAAAATCCCCCCCAGGGAAAGGCCAAAGTAAGGTATTCCCCAAATATAAGCGGCTAACAATTCCAGTACCTAGATAAAAATTATCAGCTTCTTGCAACATATCAATCGACTATTACATAAAAAGTAGCTGGATCTTTTACTGATAGCGCATTATATTCAGCCTGTGTTAGCTTAATCATATTATTAATAGTACCGTTACTTCTAACTGCTTCACCGCTTAAAAGAACGCCAGTACCCTGAACATTTGGCCTATTTTCAAAAGAAACGGTTCCGAGTAGCGATACAAGCACGTTTGATGGTCCGAACTGGCTAAAATATACTATTGGTTGATTATTACTAGCCTTTATCACCAAAGAATCTGTACCATCCTGGTTATCTTCTGAAGTAAAATATGGAACTGTATTAATCTCAAGCGATGGTATTATCTGAATTCTTTCAAATGATTTAATACCACTAATATTTTGATCACCAGTCGTATAAACTACATTATTTAAAGATACATCCGCAGCTTCTCCCTGTAATAAAACACCAGTCCCATTAACAGTTGGACGAGAAATAAAATTTTTAGTACCACTAATAGTTTGTTCTCCAGTATTATATACTAAATTATTACCATAAAATTCTTCTGCAATAATATTACCTTCACTTTCAACATTACTTTGAGTGGTTAAAGATGCTTTTGATATATATATACCGAAATCGTTAACTCCTATGCATTGAACTCTACCATCACTAGACATGCCAACGCTATATGAAAGGCCTGCTGCTGGTAATGGTGAATTAATAATCGTGTCACCATAATTGTTGGAAGTATAAAGGCTAGAAAGGGCAGCAAATAATAAAATTTTACCATTAGATGAGTTTGCCATATCAAATGCGGAAGTAGTATTATTTATTATTTGCCAATTTTGCCCATAATCGATAGATTTGGCAAATATACCTCCCACGGTTGTTACAGCTACTTGAATTCTACCATCATTAGACATTTTAATGGATCGCCAAGCTCTACTCGTGTCTTTATTAGTCCAAAAATTACCGTAATCATATGAAACAGCAAGTGACTGACTATCTCTACAAGCAGCTTGAATCCTTCCATCGCTAGACATGCTGATACCATTCCATTTAATAGATCCAATAGAGTCGAATGTTTTTTGAACCCATGTGTTTCCATAATCTGTGGATACATAAATATTGCCATTATATTGAACGGCGGTTTGAATTCTGCCATCACTAGACATAGATACGTAGGGAGCCCCAACTGAGAACGTGTTAAGACGATTTACCCATGTATTTCCATAATCTGTCGATACAAAAAGTCTACTTTCCGTAGGACTACTTAATACAGCTCCAATTGTTATAAATTTTCCATCAACTGACATTGCTATTGATAAAATATTTGGAGATCTAGTAGAACTTAAGCCTAGTTCGAATTTTGTAGACCATGTTTTCCCATAGTCTTCAGATATATTTATAATTGAGTTTTTAGAGATGCTGTTTTGAGTATATTGAATTGAAGTCGCTATAAGATTACCTTTGCTAGATATTGCTATGGCATTATATATTTTATTTGTACCAGATGTATTTGCTGCAGGTAATGCTAGTTCCCATCCCGTTCCAATTGTTGATGTTTTTAAATCCCACGGATTTTCTTCAATTCGAGTTCTTCCTAAATATAAGCTATTATTATTTTGGCCTATTAAAATATTTCCAGCTGAAAATGAGCCACCACCTGAAGGCTCATTCGTTATATTTTTAATCCCACTAATTAATTGATTTCCAGTTGTATAAACAACATTACTTGGAGCAACAGAATTAAATTCAACCCATTGATTACCAGTATTATAATAATAATGTTTATTTTCTCCAGTTACATATACAATTATTCCAGCATAAGCTTTATTACTTGTGACTAATGCATTTCGTTCAGTTTGATTAGAAACGACAATTCTTGAATCTAATGGTACTGATGATGCTAAATCAAAATTTGTAGATACTTGTATTCCCATAAATTAAAAATTAAATCTAATTTGAAAATTAGAGTTTGTTGAATTGACTAAAGATTTATATACTAAATATGGATGTGTAGACCCATTTACTAAATTTAATAACATTCCCGAACCAGTAAAACTAGATGTTATATTAAAATTATTTTGATCTATTATTGAAGTTAAAGGTCCCCATCCCGAAGGATACGCTAACCAAAAACGGCTATTAACTGTATTATATGTTAATGTAATAGGGTTTGGTTTACTTGAAACAACTTTAGTTCTTGGTGCGCCAGTAATTTGAGAAGCTGTTAAATTATCTTGTCCAGAGCCCCAGTAATAAGGAGCTTCAAAAATAATACTTCGCGTGTTACTTTGTATTTCAATTGGGCTGTTATTTTGATTTACGCCGCTAGCTTTTATATAAACATTATTAGATGTATTACTTAAATTTATACCAACTGACCAATTAAAATTTTGAACTACTGGAATAAGCAGCGGTAAACGTCCAACATTATTTACATAGCCCTCTACATTTGTAAATGTATTTAAATTTAAACTACCAGTATTAATTGTACCTACAAAATTTATATTAGTAACCGTTCTTCCCAATTCTTGTACAGCAAAACTATTTAGAGAAATAGATCCAGAAACAAATGGATAAAAAACATTGTTAAGGAAAGAAACAACATCATTGCCACCAGGCGTTATTCCTTGAAAACCCTGAACATCAGCAGTGATTTCCCTATTTCCATCGAATAATGTTGAACCACCTAATTCGCCAGTTGTGGCCAGGCCAGACCCATTAAAAAATGGTCTATTATCAAATGTTTTTATTCCACTAATTGTCTGATTACCAGTTGTGTAAACAACATTTTGTCCAGTTAATTCAACTTCTGGATTGAATTCACTTAATATAAAATCTAACTCACCAAATGTAACAAAATATCCAGAACCGTAGCCGCTAACTAAATCGCCTACGTCTGGATGTAATTGATTTTTTCTGATTAAACTTTTCGCCATATTAATCTAATTTGCTGTGATATAATAAAATTGCTGTTTTATAATCTAAACCATACTCAGCCGCAATTTCATTAATCTTTTCCATATTGACATTTAATTGAACTGGCGCATTAAGATAATCATTAATTTTGTTAACCCAGTCTTTCGGATTTTCATTTGTAGCAATTGTTTCTGCAATTGTTTGAATTATTTCTTTTTGTTCTTTTGTTAATCTTTTACGATTATATTTTTCTTTTAAAGTGGTTTCTACGGCTTCAACTAAATTATCAAATTTAACTAAATTTTTTGCAACTAGATCAGCATTAATTTTAGGTTTAATTTCTGAAGCTTGAACAGTTGGAGCCGTTCTTGGTGCTTTTGTTGTTTGTGGCGTTCCAGTTCCAGTTGGACGACCAGATTGTTGCTGTTGAGGTTTATTTAAAAGTGGTTGATATAAACCTTCTTCCTGTAATTGTTTAAAATCTTTTTGAGATTCTACACTTTCATCTGGAAGTGGTAAACGTCCGGTTTCAATTGCTGTAATACCTTCTTCTGGAGTTAATACGCCAAGCTCAATTAAACGAGAATAAATTCTTGTTAAATTCATATCATTTTTAAAGTCTGCATCTTTAAAACGAGCTACTGGTAAATTTTTAAATCCAAGATTTTTACCAATTTTTTTCATTTCTGGTAAAAGAAAATCATTCATAAAAGTTTCTCTGGCATGTTTTAAACGAGAAAGAAATACTTCTATTTTAGTATTTGTATTTGCATATTTTTCTTCACCAAAGAGTACATTATTTAAACCATAACGAATATCACGATCTACAACTTCATATTTCTTAGGATCTAGAATATTACTAATTTCCGGAATGATAAATTTAATATTAGTTGTATAGTCAGTAACAAGAATACGTCCAACACTTTCATTTTCAAAAATTTTTCTTAATGTACTGATTTGTTCTTTGGTTGGCATACCAACTTCATCATTTCCCATTGTAACCAAAAGGACTGCTTGCTGTATGGTACGACTAATTGCCATATCCATATTTTTAAGTTCTTGCTTCCAGTTAATATCTTCGAGAACTGGGAAGCCCATTGGGACGCTAAATGGTTCATAATCTTGTTTTTTATAAAATACAGGAACAAATCTTTCAGGATCTAATTCAAATATCATATATTGATTAGATTGGGTAATATTACTTGATGTTTTTAAATCTTTTACATTCTTAACCCTTTCTGCAAGTTGCTGGTCTTGTTCATTAGTAGGATTAGTTAAAACTTGCATTTCAAAATCATTTAAAACTTTAACATATTGAGGGGTAATAAATGATGCAGAGCCAATAGCTTGAACATCTGCTGGATTTAAAATAATATATCTAACTGGAATTTCACCAGTACGAGCCTCTGTGGTAATTAAATCCGTAAGCACTCGCATATCTTGTTTTGTAAATTGCGCATTTAATTTGTAAAGAAATACATTACCGCTACGGAAAAACTCACGGAAAAACATATCTTGTAATTTCCATAAATTAACACGATCCCCCCAAGCTTGGAAGAATTTGCGAGATTGCTCATTGCCACCAGTAAAATATATAGGAGAGCAACTAAATTCGGTCATTAAATCAATGGTATTTCTAAAAATAGAAAAATTGTAATAAGCTTTTTGACACAAGATAATAGTATCTTTTATACTTATATTAGAAGTATATTTACCATAACCGCCACCATAAATAAAAGGAATAACGCCACCTTCAATATTTTTATATTTATCAGTTCTAGAAATTGTAGAAGCTCTATTCCTTCTTACGGAAGTATTGACTTCGCCGCGACTGGCCTTGACTTCTATATTATCTTTTGATTTTATAGATCCTTCAATTACCTGTGGCTCTGGGAATTTAATATTTTTATTATTATTTCGTGCCATAATTTATTATAACAGTTTATTACACTAAAATCTGATATTTATTAGATTAATTCTGCTACAAAGGTTGTATTCTTTTTTACAAAATTTTCTGGAGCCATTATATCAAAATAAGCTTTAACACCCCAATTCCCTAACATAAGAGTAGTATAATTATCTTTTCTTGCCCTGTTTACACTTGTAGATTTTCTTAAATGTGATGGTAGGTCAAAACTTTGGGTACCCCTAGATGTTGTAGTTACTTCTACATTCGCACATTGGTCTTTAGTATCTTGAATAATAAAATCTTGTTCTTCTATAAATTCTCTAACAGTTAATTTTTTAGTTTCAAATTCATTATCAGCTTTGTCACCAATGCCTCTAGGATAAATATACTCCATAGGAAGATTCATTGTAAAAATATTTTCTAAAATATCAGGATGGTTGCTAGCGCGCGATGCAAACCATATCTTTTTATGATCAATACAAGTTTGTAAATAAGAATTGGCGCGACCCAAGAAGAAACTAGTAAAATATTGTTTAATACATATATTCCCGAAATCTTTATTATACTGACGAGCACAATCTTTTAACATCTTACTATAATCTTCATTTTCTTTATCAGATTCAAAATCGACAAATCCAATTTTGCGATTCATGTCTTTAAAAAATTGAGAATTATTAACCGCATCAATAAATGTATCTGCACCCGCATGGTCAATTATAATTAAAGCAATATTAAAATTTTTATACAAATAATAAAAATACTTAATATGGTCTTGTAATGAAGACCCCGCAGCTTGATAACCATGAACAAGAACCCCTTGTTTTTTTTCTTCATCTAGTTCAATAAGACTCATAGCAAAATAGTCAGCAACCTTAGATGATGAAAAGTTCGGGTCAATTGCTAAAATATATTTTTTATCGCTATCGCCAATGACTTTAGTAGTAGGATATTCTCCATCTGGAATAGTACATTCATGCATTTTTTTGGGTGAGAAATAACTATCTCCACCATCAATAAAACGCGCGCAATATTCTCGTAAAAACGAATGATGTGAACTTCCGCCACTTTTAGCTACTTGAATTGCGGCTTGATCCACCATATGAGAAGGCAATGCTTCATAACCTAATTGCGAAACAAAATAAGTTCCAGGCAATTCTCCTTCTTTAGTTTCTTGTTCTTCTGGATGTTCGATTAAATGCGACCATTGTTGGTAAACACGAAATAAATGTTCAAATGTATAACTTGCAGAACTAAGAGCTAACATCTGAGAAGTATTCTCAAATATTTGTTTATTATCAGGATGTAACAATCCTTTTTTTATTAATTCATCTTCTAATTTTCTAATACGAATTCTTTCTCCTACGTCACGAGGAGAGCTTAAGAACGGAATGAGAACATTATCAATAATATCAGGAGGTAATAATAAAAACTCATCAAGAATTAGTACGTTAGCACGAATACCACGAATCTTTTCTCCAGTTAATGGAATAGCTGTAATACTTCCACCATTAACTTCCCATTCGTATTGGTCATTACGCTTACTTTTTAAACCAAAACATTGACGTGCTAAAGCTGCTTGTGGAGAGCTTAAAAATTTTTCAATTTCATTAAAAACACGGCGACTCGTACGAAAGTTAATAGAAGCGATAAGAATTTTAGTTCCAGGTTCGAATATACATTTTAAAATACAATAAATTGCAGCACAAAAACTTTTTGCACATCCACGACCCCAAACAAGCATACAATAATTTCTATTGAAAAAAGAATTTATTGTTAATTCTTGATATGATTCTAAATTTAAACCTAGAGCTAAGTCTGTTGTAAATCCAAGATTATAACGAAGAAATTTCGCAAGGGAAATCCTTGCCTCTTGATCCGTTAAATCTCCTTTTAATTTTAAAAGTTCTTGATTAACAGGAACAATAGATTTTTTATTTTGACTACCAACTATAAGGGCCATTTTGTATCAAAGTAATATTGTAAATCTATTTTACAGGCTTCATTGTCCATTTTTAAAATATATAAAGTTTTGTCTCTAGCTTCTTCACGCCCATCACAAAAAACAAATTGTAAATTATCATATTTTCTTAATAGTTGTCTCATATTATGGGCTATAAATTCACCAGATGCTTTACCAAATTTTTGTTTTTGATACATCATATTATTTAAGGTAGACTCAACTACAACCACAATATAACCTTCTAATTTTTTAGCTTTTTGGATCTCACGTTCGAATCTTTCACGACCACCACTTAAAGTTCCATATAAATCAGATAAACTTTTTCTTTCTATAGCTAATTTGTTATTAGGGTGAAGTGAGTAATCTCCATACTCTAATTTTGATTCAATTAAAGTAAGCTCTTCAAAATGAAATGGCTTTTGTTCACGACTATCTACAATAATTTGCGGAGTAGGGGTGAATTGAATTTCTTCAGGAATTTGATAATTAAATCTGGAATGCAATCCAATTTTTTTACATAAATTATTGTAATCCATTCCAGAAAAAACTTCTATTGTGCTTACTGGTAATAAACAATTTATACTTTGAGCTTCTACTTGACCAGGAGCACTTTCTAAGTTTTTTAAATCGCAATATTGTTTTAATTTACTTTTAAAGTAATCAGCGCACTCTTCTTTAGAAAGCGTCTTCAACCAATTTTTATAGTTTTTCTTATCAACAAAATCACAAGTAATATATTGATCAAAGGACTTATATTCTAGTTTTTTACCATCAAAACGATCAATACGTTTCCAATAAGTTTCAAAATAAGTCTTACAAGAAAGTTTATGATAACTTCTTAAATGCTTTTGTAACTCAGCGAAATAATTAAATTCTTCGCCACAAACTTTACATTTTAAGTATATTTTGTTATTATTCATAATATATTATATTAGCCTTGCACCATTTCATCAATATCAATTCCACGAATTACTGCTTTTAATTCATCCATAGAAGATAAACGTTTAGCCTCTTCTTCGAGATTCTGCTTCTGAGCTTCAGCCAAATTGATAATACTTTTTCGACGTTCTTCGTCTTTCCATGCTTGCACTAAATTAAGAATACTTGCGTTTTCTTGTTTTCTTTCTTGTAATTTTTTAGAACGATCATCTACGAGAGATTTATATAATTTATTTTGTCTTGTGCGACATTGATTATATTCTGTTTGCAAACTACTAATAGCTTCATTCAAGCTCATTTTAATATTGCGGCCCTCATCCTCTTCAGATGCTTGTCTTAATAATTGACGCAAGTCTTCTACTTGCTGTAAAATAGTGGAAGCCGTTACAACTTCTGTACAAAGGGTAATAAATTGGTCTAATTCTTCTTGTGTCAAATCATCTTTATCATAAGTATAACGAATAAAAGCATCTTCAAAGAGTTTTCTATCATCTTCACGACGATACGTATTAATTTGGTAACAAAAACTAAAAGTATTTAAATATCTTTGAAGCATTTCCACTTGTTTGAGTTGCATTGCTTTGAGTTTCTTTTCCTCCCAACCCAAATTAAGATATTTATTAATTCTATATAAAGTTTGATCCATACGACGCGGCGGGAAATATTCCCCAAGAGGACTTGGGGTGGTATTCTCTGTTTCTTTTGGGGTGTAAACTGTCATGTCCAAATATGTAGGATCTGCTTTTTGTAGTTTATTAACATATTTGTTGACTTCACGAGATTCGAGACTTAAATGCGTTAAATTATTATTTTTAAATAAAATTTTTGCCATATCAAGATAGTGCTGATTTTTATAATTATTTTTTATAAATTCTTCTTGATCTTTTGTAAGTGAAACGCGATCTCTTTGAAAAACAGAACGATTTTTATATTCAATATTATTGTCTAATAAATATTTTTTTAAAATTCGCCCTTCTTTGCTACGACTATCTATATTTTCATTATTATACGTATAAGCTGTAATTTCTGTAAGAGTTGCTTCTGGATTTTTTTGTAAAATTTCTGTTAATCGATTTTTTTGTTCTAATGTTAAAATATCATCCATTATAATACCTCCCTTACTACTTCACGCGCCTTTTGTAAAATTTTTGATTTAATTTTACTAATTTGTCTGTATGCTGGACGACCTTCTTTTAAACTTAATTTATAACCCATTTTTTTAGCAACCTCTGCTTCTTCAAGGTGCTGTAAGAACATATAATCATATACTTTCCATTCTATTATACTTAAATGTTTTTTCATAATTTCATGAAAAAGTGGCATTAAATTTTCTATATCTAATGAATTTTCTGTATCATGTAAAACATTTTCTAATGTTGTTTCTGGGTTATCATGATTAGGACTATGAATACTCAACGGAAATTTTACATCATAAGCAGATTTTTTACCCTTTTCCCATTTGGCGTAATCTTTACATGAATTATTTTGCGTTCCATATATCGAGCAACCATAATCACCAGTATTAAATGGGCATTTTAAACACGGTCTAGAAAAATTAGAATAATGATTTCTGAGCATGTTAGTCATTTGGTGATTGATTACTTGATTAAGCCATGGGCGCATAGGTCTTTCTGGATCCCATTTCTCCCATTTTTTATAAATATGTATTCTTAATCTTTGAGCAACATCTTCAAAATCCATCCAAGCTATGGCCGTCAAATGCCAACGATGTTTACGCTTCTGAATTTCAGAATTGATAATTTCTATCGATTCTTCAAATGAAGGTCTATTAACGCCTTTTTTCTTTCGTGGCATATTACTTAGATCTTAATGAGCCAGCTTCCTTTTGAAATTCTGCTAAAATTTCTTCTTTAGTTTTTGTTTGTATATTATCTTGAGTATTTTCTTTAATAGGGCTGGAAGGGTTTTCAATTAAACTTCCAAAAGATTCGCCTTTCGACTGGTAAACATCTACTTTAAAAGATGGTTTAATTTTTTTAAAATTAATATTACTTTCTACTTCAACTGTATCGTCACTGTCATCATTAATTACTATAGGGTTTATATTTTTCTTTAATTTTAATTCATTTAAAAATTTATTCCTATTATCTTCAGTTTGTACTGAAGATGATTTACTAGCAAACGATTGGCCGCAAAAAGCACAAAACTTTGGTAGCTCAAAATTATATTGAGTGGTTTTACCACATTTAGAACAAAAATATTTCATACACTAGTATTTTATAGGTTTACACAAAAAAATTCTAAAATCTCTTCTATAAACTTTATATAAAAATATAAGTGTAAATAACTATTGATGTCGTCTTTAATTAATTCACGAGTGTTCGATATCATCAAGGAAGATATCGAATTGCTTGATGGTCGTATTATATTATTAAAAGGAAATTACTGCGGAGGTAAGAGTAAATGCTCTGGTCTTTTTTATTTAGATTCAAATGATAATCCACTTATTAAAGTAGCCAAAGGTAATCTAATAGAGGAAGAATGGTTTGGCGTTCTTTTGCATGAATACTGTCATTTCTTACAATGGCGTGATGATTCTCGATTATGGAATAATTTTTGTGATTATGATATTACCTATTCAGAAATTATATTAAAACCACAAAAATATAAAAAAGAATTACAAGCCCTAATGGAGTTAGAAATTGACTGTGAAAAATGCGCAGCTAATATAATCAAAAATAATCAACTTTTTGATCACAAAAAATATATCCAAAGTGCAAATGCTATTTTATATAAATATGCGATGCTTTATAAATATAATAAATGGCCAGAAAATAATAGAAAATATAAAAATGTGCAAGATTTTTGCCCAACGAAAGTTTTAAAATCTTATAAAGACTATCTAAAAATACCAGAAAAAATTATTAAATATTATCAATAGAATCGGAACCATTAAATGGAAGAATTAGATTGTTATCAATAATGTATTGATTTAGTTCTTCTTCTGTGTCCGCAATGACCATTGTATATGGACTAGATGTTCCACCAGCACATTGAAGAGGTGGGATAATTACCTTATTAGTTTCGGCGTCATAAATCATCCACCACTCTGTTTCGTTAGTCATGATACTCTCCACGCTAGAAACTACATCTGGCTTTTCTTGGTTTGAATATATTTTAATCATGGCGTATTTGTTCCTGTAGTTACAGACCAACCGCGACTTCGAAGAGTCGCTACATCAGTAATACCTTGTCCGGTTGGTTGAGAATTTGTTGCACCTCCTAGATTTAATACACATGTCCCGCTAGCTGTAGTTCGACCAGCTGCAACAAAAGATGAAAGAATACTATTAACTGCTGTTGCGACAAGATTATTATTATCAGCTCTAAAAAATCCAAGAGTGCTAGGAAGAGAACCTCCAGCAAAACTTGTTAATTGATTGTTTTGACAGAAGAAAAACTGAAGCCCAGTAATAGTACTAAAACTAGGAATAGATCCTGTTAATTGGTTGCTATTGCAATAAAAATCTCTAAGTGGTATATTATTATTTAAACTTGGAATCGGTCCTGTTAATTGGTTGTTATTACAATAAAAAAACTGAAGCCCCGTATTAGCACTGAGATTTGGAATCTGTCCTGTTAATTGATTTAATTCACAATGAAAATCTTGAAGTAGTGTATTATTACTTAAATTAGGAATAGGTCCTGTAAGCTTGGTTGTTCCTGATTGATTTTCACAACGAAAAGCTTCAAGTTTTGTGTGTGTTGCAAGACTTGGAATAGGCCCTGTTAACCTGTTTGATCCACAACGAAAATCCACAAGTTCTAAATTATTCGTAAAATTTGGAATTTGACCTGTTAGAAAATTACTATAACAATAAAAAGTTTTAAGATCTGTATTAAAGGACAAATTTGGAATACTCCCCGTTAGTTGATTTGTATAGCACCGAAAATCTAAAAGATTCACATTATTATCCAAATTTGGAATTGTTCCTGATAACAAATTTCTATCACAATAAAAATCCTCAAGCTGTGTGTTAGCACTTAGACTTGGGATAGATCCAGTCAGCAGATTGAAAAAACAAAAGAATTCAACTAATCCAGTATTTGAATTAATATTAGGAATACTTCCAGTAATACTATTTCTTGAATAATTCATGCTCACTAAATTTGGATTATTTTCAAATCCACTAATTGCAGTAATAGCATTATTAATACATGTAAAAGTTTTTAAATTAGGAAATGCAGATAAATTAACAGTTCCTCCTAATTTTGGAGAACTTGCACCACAATTAATTTCTGTAATTATTGGGTTATTTTGTAATATTAAACTAATTCCAGCCATATATTAAGAAAATGTTTTGTTATAGCTTACACCTGAAGTTAAAATTTGAGAACTTCCATCATTCCAATCGGCGGTAACTTGACCACCTATAAAACCAACGCTAAAAGCAGTTAATGTTTTACCAGATGGATTGTTAAAATCCCAAAAAAGACCCGAAAGCGGAATTTCAATTTGTGGCCAAATTAATTTATTATTATAATAAACCTGTTTGGCTGATAAACCATTATATTTAACATCAACTGCATCGTTGAATTTCATTATATTAAAATATATACTACTCCACTGATAGGAGTAATAGCATTATATTGCCCCGTGGTCATTACTTGCATTCCGCTAACACCACCAAGATTTTTAACGATACCGCTCGTTACAACATTTCCAGTTTCAATAGATAATTTGCTTGCACCAACAATTGAAATATTTGCACCAGAAAATATATAACTATCAGCTTCAAATGTTTTATCTCCGCTTATAGTTTGGCTACCAGTTGTAAATAGAACATTTTCACTAGTAATAAATCCACTTGGATTACTTGCTTGATAATAATTACTAATGCCAGAAACATCACCAGTAGTAAGCTGTTTATTTTCCCAATATCCACTAGCTAAATTATATTTGATAAAATCATTATTTTTTAAAGCAGAAAATTTAACATTATTGTCTGTGCCTCCAAGTTCGCTACCAGCTGTGACACGAGCGAAAACAATACCATTGTTGCCCGATGTAGTGTTAAGACCTACTATAACTTTAGCATTAGGAGCCTGCGGTGGAATATTTGTAAAACCACCAGTTGTCGCAGGATCATAATAAAGTATAGAATCTACAGGGAAATTATTTGTGTCAATTCCGCGTATAGCACCAAAAGCAACAACATCACCATAATCATTAGCGGCAATTTCTTCTGCGGAAATACCCATAATCAATTGACCACTATTTCCAATATTTTGCGCTTCTCTTGCGAGCAGATATTCACTGTTTCCAATGCCACCTAAGGCCATAACTACTTTGCCTTTTCTTATGGTTTGTGCGGCTTTGACGCGATAAAATGATTTAAAGCCAATTGGATTAATAACGTCGCCATTATTCATTCCAATTTGCAAAGTCCCATAGTCAGCATTCCAATTCATCTGACCGTCTAAAACTTCTCCAGTGTTTGCGGTGTTAAAATTTAATATTCCACTAAAATTAGTGTTATTTATAAACGTTTTATTACCACTAATAGTTTGATTTCCAGTAATAGAAACTCCTGAAAGATTTAAAAGCGCCTGTCCAGCATTAGACGCATTCGTACCGCCGCCAGCAATAGTTCTAACGCCACTAGTTTCTACAATATTGGTACGAAATAATCTATTCATAATTAAAATCTAATTTGTTTATGTTCTCCATTTACACGGCAATTGATGATGCCGCTTCCTGCTGGCAAAATAACGTCCACGCTAATCAATTGAGAGCCTTCAATTTTGTTGGCATCATAGATTGCTTGTGCGGAAGCAACGTCTTCAGAGGATGGTGTTTCAAACATCCTCTCTTTTACAGCGTCCAGCACGGCTTTGCGCTCTTCTGCGGGAGCTTCCCTGTTTTCAATAACAGCCTTTTCAGCCTCTGTTATGTTGGGATTAACTCTTTGTTTCCACTCGTTATTAATTAAGGTTAAATTTTTCATGGGATAATTTATTGATCTATAATGTCATTGTTTCCGTCGATGCAGTTACGCATCAATCCCCCGCCACTGACGGGTTCAAATGTTCCAGAAGTCAGGCGACATTCAAAAAATTTACCAGTAAGGAAACCGCTAAGACCTCCGAAGCCATATAGGCCAGCTATACAATTTGTAAATGTTCCGCTAGCCGTGCCGCCATTACCGCCGAAGTTTCCATCACCACCGATGCAATCTATAAATGTTCCGCTTGCATTTCCAATAGTATCACCAAAGCTGTTAGTGCCAGCAATACAGCGTATAAATATTCCGCTAGCAGCTCCAAGACTTCCGAAGCTAATATCACCAGCCCTGCAATCTGTAAATGTTCCGCTAGCTATACCACCATCACCACCAAACGAAGCAAGACCACCTATGCAATTAGTAAATATGCCATTAGCAATACCAGCATTGCCACCAAAGCTGTAATTACCTGCAATGCAATCTGTAAATGTTCCACTTGCTACTCCGGAAGAACCACTAAACGAGTTAGAAGATCCAATACAACCCGTAAATGTACCACTAGATGTAATCCCAAAACACTCATCCCCACCTAGGCAATTAATGAATGTCCCACTAGCTAATCCGTACCCACCAAATGAACTATATTGTGCAATACAATTCGTAAATATACCGCTAGCTATTCCCGTAAATCCCCCACCAAAACTGTAATTACCTCCAATGCAATTTGTAAAAGTTCCACTTGATTGCCCTCCGTTACCGCCAAAACTTTCATCGCCCCCAACGCAATCTTCAAATCTTTGAAGTGGCAAATCGTTACCTATCTTAAAAGCCTGAGAACCAACACTAATACCCTGAACGCGTACATCATTTGCGGTTACATTGAAGGTGTTGCCCGTAATGGTGACGGCAGGAATTGCCCCTTTTTCTAGCTTTTGCGCTCCGAGGCCAATGATATCCACATACTGCGCGTCAATTGCAAGTTCAGATGATAAAGAATAATTACCTGGCATTATAATTAAACATGCCCTATTTGTAGAACTTTTAGCCTGACCATTTGGAGTTAAAGCCTTTGCTTCATTATATTTTGTTGCTAAATTATCTTCAGGTTCTGCTACTATATAAGTATCAGTACTTTTAATTACAGCCTGTTGAGATATCAATTCTTCAATTGTAGATAAATCTATATCTCCAGGTGTTGTTGTAGAAGGATACTCCTGTTCTGCCTTTCTAATTATATTTCTAATAGCCATTAATTATTAATTACACTTATTTTTTTATATTTTCAAATCTTTCTATGATATAAGACAATATTTCAGATCTTACAATATCTTCCTTGCCAAATTCAAAAGTATAAATACCATGTTTTCTAGATTCTTCTGTATCAAACATATCAAATACTTTACTAAATCCACTTTGTTTAATATCTGATTGTTGAGCATCTCCACATATAAATAATGTTGAAAATTTCGCCATTCTTGTCATTACTAATAGAAAGTCTTCTACACGACAATTTTGAGCTTCATCCATAATAAAAGCAGCGTTAGAAATATTTAAACCACGCAAGAAACCCAACGGAATCCCAACAATTCTTTCATCGGCCATCAGTGCTTTAACATGTGGTTCTATTAATAATTCATTTAATTTATCTACCATTGGATGAGTATAAGGAGACATTTTTTCTTCCGATGTCCCTTTAATATATCCAATACCATGCACAGAAGCCTCGACTGGAACGCGGCTGTAATATATTTCACTAATTTTTTTATCTTTAATTTTTTGTAGTGAGCAGTATACGGCAAGAAGAGTTTTACTAGTACCAGCCACACCTTTAGTAATAATTACTTTTGTATGTTTATCACTGGCTAATTTAATAAACTCTTTTTGTTTATCTGTCCATGGTAATTCTCTTATATTGAGTTCAATGTTTGATTTAGTTTTTTTCTTCTCCGTATACGGAGAAACGTCACGAGATTTTTCTTTTTTTGACTTCATGAAAGAACATATATATTTACACACTATACAATTGAGACACTTTTTATTTTATTTTTCTTTATTTTTTTTTGAACATTTTAATATACAATGAGTCTAATATCACACTATGAATATTAACGCAAGCCTCGTACCTAAAACTTATAGTGGTTCTAACACATGGGAAATTGTAGATCTGATTGATCAAAGTTGGCCCAAATGGGCATCAATGTTTGATGTTGTGACAAGTCCGTCATATAGTTTTTCAAATAGGGTTGGATTTAAAGAAAGCGATAAAGATTCTTTCAATTTAGAGATAGAACTCCCACGTTTTCGCAAAGAAAATATTAAACTCTCTGCTGAAAATAATGTTTTACATATTAGTGCAGAACAAGATAATCTTAAATTCTATCATTCGGTTAGTATCCCCACAACTTTAGATACAAATACAATTGAAGCTAAACTTGATCATGGTGTACTCACGATCTCCGCCCAAAAAGCCGAGCAAGCTAAAACAAAATTAATTGAAATTAAATAAAACTTTACATAAGAATAAATTATCGTTATAATTAACGATAATGGAAAATATTTATTTTTTTCACTGGCCATCTGATTTAGGTGGCGCGGATACCAGACTAAAAGATCTTATACAACTTTTTTCAGAATCGAATAAATATAATTTATTCTGCATCCCAAATGATGATTTTAGATTAAAAGAAAAAAATAATATCGATTTCCTAACAAAGAATAACGTAAAAATTCTAACTTGGGATACTTTACCAATTCATACAAAAGGTTATGCCATAGCTTTTTGTAATTTTAGATTATTTCAAGAATCTTGGCGACTAGAAAAAATAAAAAATATTGGCCTAAAATTTATTTGGTCAAATGATATGATGTGGTCTTCACAAGAAGAAGCCAGTGCTTTTGAAAAAAATTTAGTTTCGGCCGCTATATTCACAAGCGATTTTCATCAAAACCGTTTAATTAAAGTTAACCCCTCATTTAATAAAGTTAAAAATTATATTGTTCCTAATTATTTTAATTCTGATAAATACAAAAAAAATAATAAAAAATCATATTTAGATGATAAATTTGTTATTGGGAAATTATCAAGAGCAGAATGGACTAAATATGGTGAAAATTTTCCACTGTTTTATAGTAAAATAAAAATACCAAATGCTCATTTTAGATTTATGGGCTGGAATGAAAAGTTGGAGCAAAAATACAGTTGGTTTAAATTTGGAAATAATTTTGAGCTTTTAAAAGAAAACCAAGAAAGTATTGTTGAATTTTTATCACAACTTGATTTATATGTTTTTACTTGTCATCATAATTATACAGAAAATCAATCTAGATCTATTATTGAAGCACAATTATTGGGAATTCCATGTATCGTACCTAATGAAGGAAATTTTCCTAATATGATTTGGCATGAAAGAACTGGATTTGTATATAACAATATTGAAGAATGTTATAGTTATATTAATAAATTATATAATGATAAAATGTTATTAAATACTATGAGTTATAATTCAAAAGAAATTATAAAATTTATTTGGGGTAATAAACATTCCCAATTACAAACTTGGGAAAAAATCTTTGCGTCGATATGAGTAAAAAATTCTGTTATTGGACAATCAGTTGGGGCGATTATGATTATATATCACAATCCATGGTTAACTCAGCTAGAGAAGTTGGTATCGATGAAGATTTTTATGCTTTTACAGAAAAACCAATTAAAAATTGCTACAATACAAGTTTAAATAAAAATATAAAATTAGACTCTTTACAATTTTTTAAATTTGAATATTTGAAACACGAAATTCAAAAATTAGATTATGATTATTTTGTATTTATTGATGCTGATCATTATTTTGTCAGAAAACCAGACATTACACCTTTAGATATAATTAAAGATAGTCCATGGCATTCGTTTTTAGAAAGCCCGATTAATACTGAAAAGACAAAAAGACCAGATTGGTGGCAAGTACCTAATATTGTAATGACAACATTTATGAAAAAAAATGGTGTGATGTCTCATGAAATCAGAAATAGTAACGGAGGTTTTTGGATATGTAAAAAACAATTTATTGAACAGGCTTGTAATTTAGCTTATGAGTTTCATAATAAATTAAGAAATTATAATATAACAGTTCCAGAGGAAGTCTCTATCGCCTATCTTTCTCATTTAATGTCTCCCATCATTCAAGATAGGTATTTAGAAAATTTTACAAATTATTGGGCTTCTGATTGGACTGAAAATTTTAAAGATCAAGTACCTGAAAATCGACAATGGGAGTATACTTCTTACATGACTTATGAAAAAATACAGGTTAGCCCTGCGATTGTTCATGCCATGAGAAGTAAGAAAGCTTTAATTGAATTAGGTAAAAAATATGTTAATTATTAATAAATAATGTAAATTTATAGGTGGCAAGACTATTTTACTTATTATTAATTTTAATAATCATATTGGGCATTTTGCCTAATTATTCGACTAAGCCGCCACAAGAAGATATTATTCTTAATAATGGGTGTTTAATTTATGCCATTCAGTATCAACATGCAATAGAGGCTAAAAATATTCTAAATGAGTCCGATGTTTGGGCAAAAATATTATTATATAGATTAGTAGGGAATAAATCTGGACATGCTGTTACCTTATATGTTTATAAAAATAAAACATATGTGTATGATCCAGCTTTCGCCAGTTATCAATTAACAGAATTCCCAGTTTATAATCCTTATAAAATAGTAAGTCTTATGCACCCAATGAGCAAAATTGCTTGGGCTGAATATGCTGAAAATGTTTTGTTGTATAACCCCTAGTTTAGCCTGTTCAAAATTATTGCCTAGCCCCATTCATTAACGAGTGCGGCTGGGAAAAAATTCTGCAAGCATTGCTATATATCCAACACATGTAACGCCTAAATTGACCATAGTCATTATAGTAGCAAATAATATCATTCGAAACACCTCCTTTCATATACTATATATTACAGCAATTTAAATGCCAGAAAAGTTACAATATTGTTTCATTATGAATTAACAACATATCTATTTAATTCTATATTCTTTGCAAATTTTTTTATATAGTGCATACGTATTTTTACGAATTTCTTTTACCTTTTTTCCATCCCACAAATGGAGTACGCCTACTTTTAAACCATAAGAATAACTAAATTGTGAATATTTAATTGGTATTAAGGTAGTATATGTTTTTAATTTCTTTTTCATCATTATCAGAAATAAAACTTGCTCAATTATGACTGGGATTGTTGCATAGGCAAGTTCATCGAATGTGGTTTTAAATTTTGTTATTAATTCATCGCCATCTAAAAAATCTTTATGTTCTATAATACAATCAATCATTTTTTGCGCGGTTTCATTTATTATTGGAATATTATTTTCTATACAGGATCCAAATATAGCAAAATTGACAGACATGAATTTTTGGTCTAAATCTAAATTTAATGATTTATTTAGAACATCTAAGATGACCGCGACCCCATTTTTATAAAAATCGCATCCCTTTCCAAAGTTTGAACTCCAAGGTTCATCATGGTAGGTAAAAAATGGTGCATTCTTAATTTTTTCTAAAAAAGAGTTATTTAATATAAAGAAATCAAAATCAATATGTATAAATGGACGTTTTTCCATGCTCATTGTCAAAATTTTACCAGCACTCCATACACTTCTAGGTAATTTATTAGTTATTTTATCATCCAATAAAATTATTTCATCGTAAGGAATATTTTTTAAAAGTTCGGCTCCTATTTTATCTGTATATAATACTGTTTTCAATCCCGTATTCTTTTTGGCGTAATACTGCGAGCAAGTAGCAAATATTTTTGTATCTTCATCAGTAGCATTACTTCCAATTCTATTCCCCAAAAAACTAAATATAATAACTGGTTCCATTATTTATCCTATATATTACATAAATATTCTTAAATTGTTACGGTTAAATTAAATTAATTAAAACAAAATACCCCGACCAAATTTCCAGATTGATTTGTTTCTTGATTAGTACAATTAGTCTATTTTTTTAAAAAAAGGTAGGGGGTACATATATATAGAAATACCCACTCTTCTATACATAAGAATAAGGATATGTATAGGAATATAAGAGAGATGGATTAAATTAAATTAATTAAAATAAAATGTCTAGAGATTGAAATTTCACCCCCCCGCCACCTAAAATTAAAACGAACGTTCGAATTTTTTCAAAAATGGGGAGGGGTTATCAACAAAAATAATTTGCAGAATCTTAAAAAAATCGCTTGCTTTTCTGCCGTCCTGTGGTAGAGTGTAGACATGAAGAAGAAATACTACACCAGCACAGAGATCATCGAATACGCCGAACAGACTGGCGCGGTCTGCACGTTCGCCAGCCTCAACCTCCGCATCTTCAAGGGATGGACTGCGAAGGGTAGCTATGAGGTCAAGTTCCACAGGATCGAGCCTTGCGTGTGGCAGAAAAAAATCGTCAAAAAATAACTTGACTTTTTAAGGATCTCTGATAGATTAAAGACATGAACACATACGATAACGAAATCATCCACAAAGGCAAAGAATACTACCTTTCGACGGAGTATGACTTTGATCACACTGATACCCTGCAACTCTCTGGCTTTGTCTTGACTGATGAAGACGGCGAAGAAATCTCGCAAGAGGCCTTCGAAGCAAACGAAGATCTTTATGATCACGTTTGCACTATCCTTGCAAACGAAAGCGCCGTCTGCTATGGCGGCGCACCTTGCTAACACTATGACACACATCATTATGACATACATCGCAGAAGCACTCGCCGTGGTGCTCATCCTCCTGCTTGGCGTTGCGATCCTGTCGATCTAAGTTGTTGTAAATCAACAGCTTACACAGGCGCGCCCCGCCGCGCGCCGTAAGTCCTTGATAATGAAGCACTTACAAATGTCAAGCAAAAAAGATAAAAAAAATTTTACACAATCGCAAAAAAATCCCTTGCTTTTTTCGTGCGCTGTGCTATTCTATAAACATGAAAGATAAAAAACTATTCAACGTCAACGGAACCCTCTGCAAGCTCGTCATCTCGGAGGATCACGAGGATGACTGCATCAAGCTCTGGCACGAACTCGTCAGCGTAGAGACTGGCAAAACCATCCACACCCTCTCGTGGTCGCCTTACTCCATCCCTTCAGATGAAGAAGTGCAACAGATCATCGACCTCGGTTTGCCAGATGGATTGCGTTGGCACAACTCTCATCCCATGTCTGGGATGAACTTCTGCTCTGACATTCTCGCCATGTTCCTCGCTGGTGAGGAGCATCCCCAAGGCGGCAAGCTGGAGCTTGTGTTCCGTGTGCGTCATGCGAATGCCGCATAAAAAATCTCTTGCAATAAACCTCAACATCCCATATCCTAACAATATGAACATCACCAACGACCACTTCAACACGCAACCGCAATCCGACGAATATGCCAGCGAGCACGAGGAAGTGCGCGGCACGTTTGCGGCTGAACCAGCCGCAGAGCAGGAGCCGCAACCCTACGATGGGTGGGAAGGCTGCTGGCCTGGGGATGGATCGGGCATGGACGACCTCGCGGACATGCACGCGAACGAAGCCAATGACTACTACGACGAGTAGTGTCATAGTCGTGTCATAATTTTCCGAACGTTTCGATGCGTGTCTCCATGGCGCGGGAATAAACGAAGAGGAAACGAAGCGCCCGTGTTCAAACGGGCGTTTCAATTTGCTGAAATTCAATGTTGCGTAAACCATTGATATTCAACCACTTACATGGGCGCGCGGGGCGTGCGCGCGTAAGTCCTTGATATTCAACGACTTAAGTAGTGCCTTACGAACCCGCATGAATACTGGCTTCGCGGGTGTCAAGCTTTTTTTTGCAAAAAAATTTTCATCGAATCGAAAAAAACTGGTTGCTTTCTGCGCGTTCTGTGGTATTCTGTATACATTGATAGGACAAGAGGTTTTCCACCGAGAAGGGTTGATCGCCGGAAAAAAGGTGGAAACGTAAGCGTCCGACCGTAATGGCAAGGCCTACTCCTATCAAAACTTTTTCTTGACTCTCACCCTTAACCTGCTAAAATAATCACTATGAATAGAAACTACAGAAGCTGGCGCGACGAAGAACGCGAAGCAACCCTCGACTACCCGCTGGCCGTGGATCGTGAAGATCCCGCCTACCAGCACAACCCGAACGCCTACGAGCGTGAACTTGAGCGGTTGAACCGCTTGGAGGGTTGGGAGCGTAGCCGTGGCGGTTACTACCGCCGCAGCTACCGCTGAAAAAAGTCGCTTGACTTTCAGCCCCATTTCAACGATACTTTTAACATGACAGAAAACACCACAACTGGCTGGCCCGAAGTCTGGAACTTCGACGAACCCCAAGACGATAACCTCACGCCCGAACAAGCGTTCGACATCCTTTTCGGCTATGCCGAAGAACGTCACCGCAACGATCCGTGCGCTCATCCCGAACCCAAACACTAACACTATGACACAACAAGACGGCATCATCAAGTCGCTTGAAACCCTCATCAAGCACGAAAAAACAATCCAAGCTCAAGAGGCTTGCATCGTAGAACTGCGCGACATTCTCGCAAAAGCTCTCCACACCATCACCATGCACGAACACAAGCTAAACCTCTTGTGTGGCGTGTCCACCACTCTCGCCGTCGAACTGACTGCGGTGAAAAACAAACAGGTTTCTTTCGGAGTCAACTAACATGAGCAAAATCATTATGACAATCGACACGCGCCCTCTTGCGAGGGCGATTGAACGTAGCGTTCGCAAGACCACTTGCAAGCCGTCCTTCGCCATGCGTGTCAAGAAAAAATTCGCGCGCAGGGCTAAGTTTTTTCGCGGTTGGTCTGAAGAGTAAAGCGTTGTAAATCAATGACTTACGGCGGCGCGCCCCGCCGCGCGGCGTAACCCATTGTAAATCAACGACTTACAGAATCATCTACGCAAGTGCCGTGCCAAGTGTGACTGTGTCATAAAAATAAAAAATAAAAAAATCTCTTGCTTTTCTGTGGCTCTGTGCTATTCTTTAAGCATGAAAGATAAAGCACCACAAAAAGGCCAACTCTTCGCGGTTGGAACAAAAGTCTATCGCGTGATCCGCAACGAAGGGGACAAGACCCACGTTCACCATCACGGGCAAATGGCCCTGTTCTACACGCGTCATCTCAAACCTGTCAGCCGTGACCGAGTCGCGGAATACTTGGGAAAATAGTTTGACAATCACCACAAAACCTAACAGAATCATAACATGACTAAAAAACACTTCACCGCCATCGCTGAAATCGTAGGGAAACGCTTGCGCGAAAAAATCACCGCGCCAATCGGAGAATACGAGGCAATCGAGTTTGTAGCTAATGACTTGGCCGCATACTTCAAAACTCAAAACTCCAGCTTTGACAAAAATCGCTTTTTGGAAGCTGTCTATACCCAGAAATAATCACATGAAAAAATACATCACATTCGACCGCATTGCCTATGCAATGTCTCTCGCAACCTTCATCTTCATCGCTTGCACACTCTGTGCCGCTTGCGTGAACCTCCACAACAGAACAACCCAAAACCAAAAACAAATGCACGAAGAAGTTCGCGCCATGTTTGCTCACGTTGAAAAACCTCTATGATCACGCCCAACATACAAAAAGCCCTCGAATCAAACGGAGTCCGCTTCTATGCAAAAGACTTTCTCATGGAAGGCTTGCGGAAAGACTGCGTTGACGCCGTGCATGATGCTCAACTTGTTTATGAGTTGCTGAAAGAACGCATGGAAATAATCCTTGACCTTAAACCCAAATTCCCCGAAAATCAAAACAATGAGTAAAGAACAAGTCAAAGCCGTGTGCGACTTCTCGCACGATGTCATAATGAAAGTCAAGAAGCTCGTCGGCATCAAGCCGCGCCAAGAGTCGCTTCTGTGTCATAGTCTGTGGCACCTCAACACCTCCAACTGGGTTGAGCGCATCACGGCAAATGGCATCATTGATCGCTACATCGTAAAGCACTAATAATTAAGCACTTAGGGCGGCGCGCCCCCCGTGCGAATGTAAGTCGTTGTAAATCAAACACTTATGAATAGGTGCAAATACTATCATACCAGTGAGAGAATGTCAAGAATAAAAATGCAAAAAATAAAAATAATTTTCTAAAAAATCTCTTGCGTTTTTTCATATGTGTGCTATCTTGTATTCATGTTAAGTAAAACACCACAAGTGGGAGATAAGATCATGTATCGGTTCTCCCAAGGCAAAAAGAAATACCCCGCAACAATCATCGCCATCGAGGGCGAACACTGCGTGTTCACGCTGGATGGTGACTCTTACGATCCTACGCCCACCAAGTGGCCTATGTGGCATGGCCTCCTCTACGACTACGACGAGACCCTTGTCAAGAAAAAAAGAAAGTGGTGCTAAACCACTAATAATCAAACACTTACGCTAGCGCGCCCCGCCGCGCGGCGTAACTCGTTGAAAATCAACAACTTAGGCATTATGACATTCAGAAAGCGTGCCAAGTGTGACTACCAAGCACAAAAAAATATTTTTTAAATCGCAAAAAATTCCTTGCATTTTTGGGAACCTGTGGTATTCTTACAACATGAACATCACCAAAGAAGAACTCCGTGACTCTCTCGTTAACGCTCGCGCCGCCTTGGCTCTGCAAGTCCGCGACCATTACAAACACCGCAACGGCTTTTGCGGAAAATCTTTTCGCGGTATGATCCGCGAAAATCTCCGCGCTTTGCGCTTGTTGGGTAATCTCGAAACCATCGACGCGAAAGTCTACACGTTCGACGCTCGCATCTTGGGTCGTGTCAAAAAAGCTCTTGCCAAGTAAAGCAAACTCTGACAAAATCACCACATGAAACTACTAAGCACCAATAACACCAAAATCAAAAAAGGCGAAAAACTCGGCTGGCGCACCTACGGCTTGTCGCTTTCTCCCGCTGGCAAGTCTGGAAAACAATTCTGTCCGCATCGTTCGGCTGGCTGTGAGTTTGCCTGTCTCGACACTTCGGGCATGGGCATTTTCTCAAACGTGCAAGACGCTCGCCTTGCAAAGTCGCGTTTCTTCATTGATAGCCGCAACGATTTTCTCGCACAGTTGCATAAAGAATTGCACAACGCTGAAAAGTGGAGCGCAAAAAATCAAATGCCCGTTGCTTGCCGTCCGAATGTCCTTTCTGACCTTCCTTTCCATAAGCTCATCGACATGGCACGCTTTCCATCAATCCAGTTTTACGATTACACGCCGAACCTTCAACGCATGATGCAGTTTCTGAATGGCGAACTACCGAAAAATTACCATCTGACTTTTTCGCGCAAAGAGGATAATCAGCATCGTGTTCATGCGGTTGTTGCCGCTGGTGGCAACGTGGCGGTTGTCTTTAATGAGTTGCCCGAAACCTATCTCGGCAAGCCTGTCATAAACGGAGACGAAAGCGACTTGCGTTTTCTCGACCCGCAAGGCGTCATCGTCGGACTCAAAGCAAAGGGCAAAGCTCTAAAAGATCAGTCTGGATTCGTGGTGCAAGTTGGTGTATAATGAGCAACTATGACAATCCTAACCTTGCTCGCTGTGTGTGGCTTGTGTGCTTTTGCAATTTATAACAACGAAAAAAAATGACCTTCAATCTAATCGCACGAAAAAATCTGTTTCGCTTGTCTGAATACTTTTTCCACTTGGCTCTGTGGTGGGAACGCGCTGGCGTTATGACACTCTCTAACGGGTTTGTCATAGCGTGGGAGTATTGCCTCGACGCACGCGATAAGTTGAGATAACGTAAAGCGTTGATAATCAACGACTTACGGCGGCGCGCCCCGCCGCGCTGCGCAAGTGCTTGATATTCAATGACTTACGCAATATGCTACGCAGGAAGCGTGCCAACATAGGCTTAAACGAGCGTTTGAAAATTCGTCAACAAAAATAGTTTCTAAAAATGCAAAAAAAATCGTTGCACTCTCATGCCCTGCTGCTATTCTTTACCCATGCAAGCGAACTCCATCATCAACGACGACTTCAACACGCAAATCCAAAGCGACGAATTCGCTTCGGAATATAATGCTTGGCTCGACGAGCAGGAACTGCAATACTGGCGCGAAATCGAAGCGAAAGGAAACTAGTTTTATGACAAACACAAACCCACTGGAAGGCTTCGTCTCCGTTTGCTGCGGAGCCGAACACGACATCAACGCCGAATACCATATGCTCAACGAAAGCATCGTGGGCGGCTGCTCGGTCTGCGGACGTTACTCGGAGTTTGACATCTTTGAGAACTTCGTAGAAAATTCTCTTGACCTCGAAACCTCTAACCTCTAATCTCTCAACTCTATGAACCAAGCAAACATCGTAATCAGCGCATACGGCAACGGCATCGCTGTCGGACTCAACGGAACCAAAGAAGAAATCGAACGCACGTTCAATCGCTTCTTTAACTGGGGCGCAACTGGCATCGGTGAACTCGGCAGTTACTTGCACGAACTCTCTGACAACTTCGCTTACTTCCTCTCGACGGAAGCGGATATGCTTCGCGCTATGACATACGAAACTATGACACGCTGGCAAGACTCACCTGTGAGCGAACAATACAAAGCGCGTCCGCGCTTCCACAAGAAACCGAACGGCAAAAAGTTTCGCGCTGACGCAGAGCAAGCTGCGCGTGACGAATACGACTCGTTCCCACGCGAGAGCTTCATGCTGTTCGCTAAAACTCCCACTCATATCTATCAGCAACTCGATGGAGGCGCGCCCGATTGGGTGAGCGAGACAGAGGACTAATCTCTGTCATAGTCGTGTCATAGTAAACGCTCGTGCAAACGGGCGTTTTACTTTTGCCCAAAATGAATGTGTTGTAAAGCGTTGAAGATCAAGCACTTACGGGCGCGCGCCCCGCCGCCC